GTATCTGGTACACCAACCGCACCTAGTACAGCTGTTCCGATTTACTTTGATAGTGTTGGAGTTAGCAATTCTTCTATAGCCGTAACAAACGCGGCAGGAACTGCTTTAACTACAGCTACGTGGCCAGGAGATGGAATTTATATATTCTTCTATGATAGGACCACAAATATTTTGAGATTATTAACAGGTAATATAAGTTAGTAAAATATGTTTCAATCATTAAGGAATAGTAATCCCGTTTATATATTTCATAAAGGAGATAAACCATATTTAGAAATTGGATATGTTTCTACAGTCTCTACACCAAGACCTAAATATCCAGTTCCAGCTAATTTTAATCAGCCCCAAGAAATGTTGGTTGATATAACAGTTAAAATTGGAGATCAGACGGTTAATTATAATGGATTATCAGCACAATCAAGTGTTGCAGATGCTACTTTAAATGGTGATAGTATTGTCATTTCTGATAGCAAAGAATCTATGAATGCTGAAATACTTAGTCTTAAGCATAAAAGCGAAGAGATTATAAATAGTATTGAATATCATAAAGATTTTATTACTAAATGTGAAAAAATACTAGCTGATTTAAATCCAGAGTTTGCTGAAAAACAAGCTCAAAGAGTTGAGATTGGAGAACTTAAACAACAAGTTTCCGATATGTCTAAAAGTATTTTAGACCTTATGGAATCTAATAAACGTTTGATTGAGCAATTAAATAATAAATAACGCTATGAAAATGTGAGAAATTAGAGAAGGTTACGATGATCGTAGAAGGCGTAGTAGAGACTACGACGACGATAGAGACTATAGATATGGAATGCGCTCAACATCTAAAGACTACGAATGTGGTTATGAAGATGGGTATGAAGACGCAATGAAAGAAGCTGAAAAAAGATATAGGTAATGAGACTGGATTCAAGGGAGAAGTTCCCTTCAGGAATGGAGGACTATTTATCTCAGTACGGTTGGCATTTTAGTAAAAAGATGTGTGAATATGCAGCGTCTAGAATGTATAAGAAAGATTCGAATGGGAAGAAATCATATATATCTCCATGATCTAAAGAGAGTGTAGATAATTTACTATATAAATATAATATTAAAGTAGAGAATAAAACCGCTTACGATTACGTTTATATAGCAAATATGGCTTTAGCTGATTTTATGAATTCTTCTATTATGGATGAGCAACATTTAGCTTTATTTATTAAAGACTATATTGACGATCCAGACGCATATGAGGGAATGGTTTTTACAAGATATTATGCTGATTGTATAGGATCTGGTAATCCTATAAACTGAGAAGATATGTTATAATGATACTTCAGAATATTTATTTGGATAAGTGAAGATGGTACATTAGAGTATTTTATGACATAAGTTCTGATGAAATAGAAGATATTTTAGATGAACTAACTGGGGATGGTTGTCCAGAACGGTTAGTTTATGAATTACGTAGAGTAATTAGGAGCAAAAATACTGGATTCACTTATACGGATATGAAACACAGATTTTCTGATTTAATTATACGTAAAACAACTTCTTCTAAAGAATTTAGAAATACTCTAGATCACGAAAAATTACATTTAATATTACATATTGCCGAAGCTAATGGCATAAGTTTACATAGTGAAGACTTTACATATTTATGTGGAGAGTTAGGTGAACAAATGCATCCTATTAGTAAAAAGTTTATATGTGATAAATAATAGATTAGACTCGTCATATTATATGGCGGGTCTTTTTTGTTTTTATAGAAATTTTTTAATATCTTTGCAAGAAAGATTATAATTTATAATACATATAGAATATGAGTTTAATAATAGGATTAACAGGCGATGTATCTGGCTCCAGTGAATACAATATGGTATATGGCGTAAAACATTATTACGAACAAGCTAGTTCAGCACTTGAAAGAACTGGAAACATGTCATTACATAAATCTCTTCCAGTACAGTCTAAAATGAGAAGATGTGTATTAAAACCTGATGGAACAGTCGCTTACTATCTTAACGCTAATGATAGCACTAAAAAAGAAGATGGAACTGCTGCAAATTTAACAGGAGCTGATGGAAATGTAATGGTAGAAATCCCAGAGCATTATGAATCATTTTCTGATAATACACAAAATAAGTATTATCAAGTAAATATATCTTTATATCCATTTCCAAATTGTATTCATAAAGAAAAAAGATATGTATCAGCTTATTTGTGTACAATAGATAGAACTAATAATAAAGCCGCTTCAGTAGTTAATACTACTGCGCAATACCGAGGAGGAAATAACAATTCATCGTATGATGGTACGTATAGATCGTTTTTAGGTTTACATGCTTCTAATATAAATATAAGTCAGTGTAGAACGTATGCTGAAAATATAGGATCTGGTTGAACTTGTTTGGATTGAGATACGTATATGGTAATATATTGATTATATGTAGTGGAGTATGCAAACTTAAATTGTCAGTTAAATTTCAATTCTACTCCAACATCTGAAGGATATAAACAAGGAGGATTGGGTTCTGGATTTACAAATATAGATTGAGCAAAATGAACTACATACAATGGAAATAGTCCAATACTTCCTTGTGGATACACAAATTCTTTAGGTAACAACTCGGGAACTAAAACGTTCTCGTTATCTACAGAACAAGCAAATGCTTATGGTGCAAGTTTTACAACTTATCCTAATTCTTATAGAGGTATAGAATTCCCTTGAGGCTATTGAGTATGGGTAGATGGATTTTTTGGCGTTGGAGATGGAACTAATCAAAAAGTTTATATTTGTAGAGACAAAACAAAATATAGTAATACACTAAATTCTGGATACGAATTAAAGGTTACTGCGCCAAAATTTAACTGAACTTATGGAAAAGAGATAATTAGAAATGACCAGGGAGATTTAATTTATACAAATGCTACAGGAGCTAGTTCAGCAACATATTTTTGTGATTGTGTGAAAAATAATGTAGAAAACAATACTAATTATGGTCTGCTTGTTGGCGGCAACTGGAATTACGGTTCTTTTGCTGGTTTTGGCTATTTGTATTCTGATGTCAGCTTCGGCTGGGATCATGCGGATGGCTCTTTTCGGGTGAGTTATAGAAAATAAAAGATTATTAATAAAAATATAAGTGTATGGAAACAAATGAAAATGCTTTAAAGCCATTGAGAAATTCCCTAATGGCAATTGTGCAGAATATTGATTCTGGTAATTCAACAATGACTAATGAACAAATAGAAGACATTTTAACTGAAATAAATTTTATGTCTCAGTCTAATGTAAAATATAGCAAATATCAGGCTATAAATTATTTGGGAATGAAACGTTCAACATTTGATCTTTATGTTAGTCAAGGATTAATTCCAAAAGGAAGACAGCAAGCTGGATTTAAAGAGATATTTTGATTAAAATCTGATTTAGATAAATATAAAAATGAAAGCAGAATACAGGGATAAGCCAGAGCGATTTGAAATATATAATTCATATCAAACTCTAATAAATTATAATATCGAAGAATCTGAAGATGAAAATGGGACAAAATATATTTGTGACCAAATAATAGTTAACAATCCCATTTCATATAAAGAAATTGTTGTCGCATTAATCAGAACAAAGTATTCTCTTTCCGATGAACTTGGTATTATACGTCAAGCAAGTAAAAAGAAAGATGAATTTGAGGAATACAATTCTTTTGTTGAAAAATGTAAAACTCTAGCAAAAGAAATAAGTTCAAAATAAAATAAAAGATAAGTTTTTATAATATGAAAATAGTTATTATTTTTATGGTAGTCTGATTGTTAGCAGCAACTCGAATAACAGTTCTAATGCTAGTTTTAGCTATTTGAATTCTAATGTCAGCTTCAGCTAGGCTAATGCGAATAACTCTTTTCAGGTAAGAATTTTTCTTATATGTTAAGATATTAATTATAAAAACTTTGCCGAAGTTGTGGCAGAAGACAAAGTATTTTAATTGAGGCTAGTAAGTAATGAACGTCTTAATATTAAAAATTCTCATCATGAAGAGAGCTACAGGTTTTTACGATAGGCTATGTACGATAGAAAACATAGATTTAGCAGATAAGAATGCAAGAAAAGGAAAGATTCATAGTAAGGTATTTATAGAAAAACATGATAAAAATAGAAAAGAAGATAATTTAAAGTTATTACAACCTTTTAAAGATTTAACATACAAAACATCTAAATATGATGTATTTAAGATATATGAACCTAAAGAAAGAGAAATATATCGACTTCCTTATTATCCGGATAGAATTGCACATCACGCTATAATGAATGTTGTAAAAGAATATTGAACATCATTATTTATAACAAATACATATAGCTGTATAGAAGGGCGAGGAATTAGCAAATGTGCTAAAGATGTTAAATACACTTTAAATAAATACAAAGAAGAAACTAAATATTGCTTAAAAATTGATATTAAGAAATTTTATCCTTCTATAAAACATAATATATTGAAAAAGATTCTACGCTGAAAAATTAAAGATGAAAAATTTTTGACTATTTTAGATGAAATAATAGACTCTGTTAATCCGTATGTTCCAAATCGTGGCATAGGAGTTCCAATCGGAAATTATTTATCTCAATTTTTCGCTAATTTATATTTAACGCAATTTGATCATTATATTAAAGAGGTATTAAGAGTTAAATTTTATTTTAGATATGCGGATGATTGCGTGTTTTTAGCTAGTTCTAAACAAGAGCTTTGAGATGTATTTAATAAAATTAATAAATATTTAAACGATAATCTAGAGCTAGAAATAAAACCTAATTACGCTGTATTTGAAGTGGATAAACGGGGTATAGATTTTGTTGGTTATGTATTTTATCACAATTATACATTATTACGAAAATCAATTAAAATTAAAGTAACTAAACTTATAAATGCTTATAAAAATAATAAAATATCTATATATAAGTTTAAAAAGGTATTTAGTAGTTATTACGGATGATTTAAATTATGTAATTCTAAACATTATCTTCAAAAAGTATTTGAAAGAATTGGTATTTGATATTCTAATTTTAACGGTAAACGCATAACACAAACGGAATTAAAACATAAGTTTTATAAAGCGGTGTCAATAGAACTTAGAAATTCTAGTATTGTAATAAATTTAATTTATGACCATCATCCAAGAATATTAAAAAAGAAATTAACAAAATGAAACAAACAATATATTTTGCAGGAATTTCAGCAATTCTTATAGCTATTATTTGTTTTCAATTTAATAGAATAAATATAATAAAATCAGATAGAGATTTATATAAACAAAATATGAATTCTGCTTTAACTGAATGCGTAGTATGAAAAACTAAAGACAGTCTTTCAGTTGCTAAAAATAATACATTAACATTGAGAATAGCAGAGCTAGAAAAATATAGAAAATCTGATTTAAAAACTATAGAAAGCTTAAAAAAGAAAAATGAAGATTTAGATAACCTTATAAAGAATGCCTCTAATACAGAAATAAAGATTATTACAGAAGTACGGGACAGTATTATTTATGTAGATTCTTTATATAATACTATTAGAGTATTTAATTGATCCGATAATTGAGCTAAAGTAAATGGAGAAATATATAAAAATGAGGTTGCAATAAACATTTCAAATAAAGATTCTCTGTTTATAAGCGCTGTTACTATTCATAAAAGATTTTTAGGTTTTTTATGAAAGACCAAGAAGATTAAAGAACAAAATGTGTATGCAATATCTAAAAATCCTCATACTACTATTGAAAATATAGAATACTATGTCATTAATAAATAATGGTGAAATAATAGGAAATTCAAATAAAGATTTAATACTTGAAACTTCTGGAAATCTATATATAAAAGTTAAAGGACAATTATATGAAATAGATTTTAGAAAACTTAATAATATCGGTAAATTAGTTGGAACTAAAGTTGATGAATTTAAGGATAGCATTAAATTACCAGAAGTCCCAGTTCAAAAAGAAATTGATCTTGATGATTATATAACTTCTTACGACTTAAAACAAGCTCTTAAAAATTATGTAACTAATAGAACATTTAAAGACGTTCAAGAAACTCAAGAGGCTTTAATAAATTCAAAGTTAGACGGTTTTACAGAATCTATAAATCCTATTACAGTACAAACCATGCAAGTAAGTGTTGGTTCTGAGCAGCTACAATTTCAATGGATAGAGAATTTTACAAGCGAAAAAACTGTAGAAGATCCATTAAAAGTTGTAGGCGATGATTTAATGTTTACTCCAGGATATATTCAGCATATGACTTTAGATGGTCCAGAAAAAGTGGCACCTAGTAATGATAATTATAATAATATTCGTCATTATTGGAGATGATATATTCTAAATGGTAATTTAAAAGATAATTCAGTTAAAATAGATATACAATCAGATACAACATATTATGTATATTTAAAAGTTCCTAATAGAATTGATGCTGTAGTTGAGAAAAATGAAGTAATAACTGGAGTTAATGATAATAAACAAACTGGACGATATGGGGCTAATGTTGATATCGGTTGCAGTTATGATTCAGACGGAGATATTGATAGTGAAATCACTATAAGTGACGTAACCTTAAAATATAATAAAGTAGACGCTACCGCAGATACATCTAGAGATCCAGGATTGTATTGTAAAACTGGTGTTGGATATCTATATGTAACTACAGAATCTAAAAAGTTTGATGAGGAATTTGATTGGTACTATCTTTTATATGCTATTGTAACAACAAAATCTGGAACCCCAAGTATTTCTACAATGAACGGATTTACAGAGATTACTCCAGGCCAAATAAAAGCATCGTTATTTTCTTCCCCAGACGGTAGTAGCTATATTGATTTTAAAAATAATAAATTCAAACTTGGGAATTCATTAACTTATGAAGAAATCGATGAAAGCGGAAGTTTAAAAATAGTCGGAGAAATTACAGCAAATATGTTTAGATGCCCATTTAAAACAATCAGTGGTGTAGTAAATAAAAATACTTTTGATAATTCAACAAATTTAATATTTAGTGCGATAGAGCAAACACATTTACTTCTTGATAAAGACTCAAAATGAGATGGAGTTACAATAAATGTATATTACCCTGGATATTATGAGAATAAACTTAAAGGAACAAATAATGCATCTATTATAGAAGGAATTATAATGTGGCCAGATAAAAGTGTTAATCAAAACAATGAATGAACAACATATAATCAAATTTATTTGCGAAAAGGTCCTGTTTTTATTACTTTTATATATATAAATAATTTTTGAATCATAACAAAAGCGATAGGAGATATTTCAACAACTTTAAATGATATTTAAAAGAACTAATATGAAAAATTTTATTTTAAATGCAATTAACAACACAAATCTACTTACTGTAGACACAAACTCAATTGAAGATGCTAAGGATGCTTATAAAGTTCTTAGGTGGAAAAAACTTATTCCAGAAGCATTTAAGACAATGAGAGAACAATGGGATTCTCTTATAAAGGAGTGCTTTACTGAGGAGGAACTTAAAGATGTAAACACAGATGCTGAAAAATCGGATGAACTTCAGGAAAAGATTAATAAGTTTAATGGGCTATTTAATGAACTTATGGCCGATGACACAGCGTGTGATATAAAGCCTATTTCATTTAACTCTTGGCATAAAATGCTTAAAGCATCTGATATTAAACTTGGAATGGTAGAACCAGAATTGGAGGGTATTTTGTTTACTGCTCCAGAAGACTAATTTATAAGCTCTCTATATTATAGGGAGCTTAAATTATTTTATAATAATTTGCAAATTAAATTTTTATTTTTTATATTTGCACGAAATAAGAGATTTTATGAACTAATATGTAATTTTTTATGGAAGACGTACATGTTGATACGTTTGATGACATGCTTGATGATGTAAATCTGACTCAAGAGTCAGATCAAAATCAAGAATCAACAGAGGAGCCTAGTTCAGAACCAGATAATAAATCTGATGCTGATCCAGATGTTGTGGATTATTCAAACAATCCTTTGTATTCATTTCTTCAAACTAGAGGAATTAAAGATCCATCTAAAATCTCATTTGAGAATGAGGACGGAACAACACAAGAACAAGATTTTAATAGCCTAACTCCAGAGGAACAACTTGAAATTCTTCAAGAAGTTACTGATCCTGGACTTAGTGAAGACGAGATTAACACTGTTAATTTCCTAAGAAAGAACAGAATGTCTATGCAGCAAGTTTTGGATACGTATGCTAAACAGAAACTTGATGCTTATCTTAAAGACAATCCAGATAAAGTACATCAGAAATCATATACTGTAGATGATTATACTGACGACGATTTGTATTTGGTTAATCTTAAAAGACAGTATCCGGATTTTACGGATGACGAACTGTTGTCTAAACTAGAAGAGGCTAAAAAGAACGAAGAGCTTTATAAGAAAGAATCAAAGACTCTTCGCGATACATATAAAGCACAAGAAGATCAGGAAGCTGCTGATAGAGAACAACAGCAGAAACAACAGCTACAAGATTTACAAAATACTCTTATAAATGCTGCTAACGAATTTAATGAAATTCAGCTAGATTACACAGATGATAATAGTGATTCACTTGTAGTTGAGGACTCAGATAAGCAGCAAATGATGTCTTATTTGCTTGATCAAGATGAAAACGGCAAGTCGCAGTTGGTTAAAGATTTGGAAAATCCAGATGCTTTAATTGAATTGGCTTGGTTGCGTACTCAAGGAGCCGAAGTTCTTTCTAATGTAACTAAATATTGGAAAGGTATTCTTGCTGATGAACGTGCAAAATACAAGAAACTTGAAGCTCAGGTTGAGAAGATGAACAAAAAAGGTGGAGATACCGTAGTAATCCCACCAACAAATCCTAAACCATCTGCCAATGGAAATGTTGGAATTACATCTGCCTGGGATAACACGGATCTATTGTAATAATATGTTAATTTAATTTTTTTTTAATTTTATGATTAGAATATCAGGTTTTTCTACCGTACGTCCTAATATGCCTTGATAATCTACTGGGCATGTAAAATCCTGTGAATTGCTGGAAATCCTTACCTGAATGGACAATCAGCAGCCGAGCTTAGGCTTAACAACCTTTGAAGGTTCAACGACTATTCTCTGAAACTAGAAATAGAATATATGAGGACAAGAGCGCAGGACACGTGAGTGATGATATAGTCTGAACATATAGGATAATAAACTATATGATGTATAGGATAAAGAGCCTATACGGTAACAATATGAGTACTAGGACATACGAGGATTAATTTATAAAGTCCAATAATAGAGTGATCTATTATGCAAAATCCTTTTAATTGCTGGAACGTCTCAAATGAGAAAATCAGCAGCGAAGCATTGGATAAAGCAAGCGAAATCGAAGCTCCAATGAACGTTCAACGACTATCCCGGGAGGGAGTAGATTAAATATATAATCGAAATAGAGGAAATCTTATGAAATATATAGTATATATGACAATTTGTACAGCGAATAATAAAATTTATGTTGGAGTACATAAAATAGAAAATCTAGAAGAGTTCGATGGATATATTGGGAATGGTGTAAATATAAATGTTCCATCGTCTTATAAAAAAAGTAAAACTCCATTTCAGTACGCTGTTAATAAATATGGAGTTAATAAATTTAAAAGAATTATAATTAAATCTTTTGATAATAAAGAAGCAGCATTTTTGTTAGAAGCGTCTATTGTTGATGAAGAATTTATTCGTAGAAAAGATACATATAATATTAAAATTGGTGGAAGCGGGGGTTGTGCTACTCAGAGACTAAAACATATTTATATGTATAATTTAGAAGGTGATTTTGTAAAAGAATTTAAATCCGCATACGAATGTTCAAAATATCTAAATCCAGATTCAAAAAATGGAAGCGCTGTACTTAAAGCAATGAGAACAGGGCAAATACTGCATAATATGCAATTCAGTTTAGAAAAATTACCATATATGAAAAAATATACGCCTAAATTTGGATCAACTAAATATAAAATTAGAGTAGGCATGTATAATGATGGTGGAATTTTAATAAAAGAATATGATAGTATTTTAGCTTGTAGAAAAGACGGATATAATAATGTTGCAAAAGCTATTAAAAATAATATAAAATGTCATGGATACTATTTTAAGAAAATATAAGATTATGATATAGTCTGATCTGCATGGTGACATGCAGTTAACAAAATGTTTATGAAATTTCTTGGCGCAAAGCCAGAGAGACTCGGAATTGTTTCAACTCTTTACGATCAATATACTGCTTCATATCTAACTGAAGCATTGATGAATTCATTCTCAGGTTCAAATAAACCATCTGGTTTTACTTCAATTCCTTCATTCGTAGTTGAATGGGGTATTAAGGTACAGAAGATCAAGAGGTTGCCACTGTTGGCTACTCCTGTAGGTGATGGTAAATGTGCAACTGATGTTAAGTTCTATTTTGGCGAGAACTACTATCAGAAGAATGATACATTCGTAATTGAGAAAACAAGACAGCAGTTTATTGTTATGAATAGACCGCAGAGATTGCGTGATAACTGCTGGTTGGTTATTGCTCAGATACTTGACAATGATTACGATTCTACAGTAATTGGTAGTCCAGCAGCTGGTGATCAGACACACTGGATTTCTAATTATGTACCAGAACTTTCTCAGGAAGGGTACACAAAATATCAGAGTAATACCGAGTCATTTAGAACGTACATAGCAACACATAGGTGTGATGTAGATATGTCTGCTATGTACAAGCCAATGGAAGATGTATTCATTCAGATTGGTAAGGGTGATACCTCTCAGGGTATGGATCCTGTATATAAGATGAATACAGCTGAAAAAGACTGTTTGGATAGCTTCATGCAAGCTAGAAATAACGCTCTTGTATGAGGTAAATCCAATATGGATGCTACATCAAAACCTTGACTATCAATTAGTTACAGGGCTATATAGTGGTGACATTATATAGAATTCAATCAAATTGCTGGGAACCCTTTAAGCAAATAATACCACAATATTATATGAAGGTTTGACAAATTATTTGATTAGGCAATCAGCAGCAAAGGCGGCTTTAAGCCGAATGTTCAACGACTAAATGTTTGAAATCTTTATATGTATAAATACATAGTTTATAAAACGACAAATAAAATAAATGGTAAAATCTATATAGGAGTTCACAGAACAGATATAGATACAAATGATGGATATATAGGTTGTGGATTACATAATATACCAAGTGCGGCTAATAGAAAAAGTCGTTATGCCTTTCATAAAGCTGTAAGAAAATATGGTCCACAAAATTTTGTAAGAGAAACTTTATTTGAATATCCAGATACAGAAGAAGGAAAAATTCAAGCGTATAAAAAAGAAGCTGAATTAGTAAACAGAGAGTTCTTAAAAAGAAAAGATGTTTATAATATGTGTACTGGAGGTAAAGTCCCTTCTTCTGCAACTGAACGTGAAATAGCACAATATTCAATTGATGGTAAATTTATCAGAACGTTTCATTCTATTACGGAAGCCTCGCAAATAACCGGAATTTCTAATAGTGGAATTCACGCCGCATGCTGCGGAGAAATAACGAGATGCAGAGACTATCAATGAAAATATTATACAGGGAATACAGATGATATTGAAGGTATTGGCCCAATATATAAACCTATATATCAATTCGACCTGCAGGGAAATTACATTAGATATTATAAAAGTATAGCAGAAGCTTCTAGAGAAACTAAAATAACAAAATCTTCAATTGGTGCTGCTTGTAATAAAGAAATTAGATCATCGCATGGATATTATTGAAGCTATGAAAAACACTTTAATTATATACCAGTAGATCGTGGTGGTACGGCAGTTGCATGCTATAACGATAATGGAGAATTTATTAAATCCTATAAATCGTTAAAACAGGCATCTGAAGAGCTACGTGTTGGCGTGCCAGGAATAAGTAAAGCGTTATCAGGATATAGAAAACATTGTGCAAATCTTCGTTGAAGATATTTTTATGGTAATACATCTAATATAGAGTCGTTAAAAGATTAAGATATAGTCTGCCCTTTACAGAAATGTAAAGTTTAACACAGGGAAACATTATGACGAGCAAGGACGCCCGATTATTACTTCAGATGGCCTTATAAGCCAGATCGAGCGTTTTGCAACGAAGTTTGTGTTTAGCAAACTTAATATGGGATTCTTTGAAAAAGCAATGCAGGCAATGGCTGCAAAGGCTAAGAAACCACAGGGGAACTCGTGAATTTACCCACGCGAGGGTTATGCGTGAGCATAACAAAAATTAACAATTCAAATTGCTGGAAACTCCTTAGAGCTCTTTAACTACAACGTAATTAGCAATAATAGGCGTGATAGTTTAAAAATAAAGAGATTGGACAATCAGCAGCAAAGGCCGCCTATACGGTGGAATGTTCAACGACTAAATGTTTTGCTCTTATGAATATAAGTTATATAGTTTATAAAACAACAAATATTATAAATGGAAAAGTATATGTAGGTGTACATAAAATGGATTTAGATAAGCCTGATTCATATATAGGATGCGGTATAAATAAAAAAGATAGAAAAAAATCAACAAATGTTGGTTTTCCTGCTGCAGTTCATAAATACGGATACGAAAATTTTAAAAGAGAAATATTATTTACATTTCCGTATACCGACGAAGGGATGATTGCTGCTTATGCTAAAGAAGCAGAAATAGTTAATGACGAATGAGTAAAATCTGATAAAAACTACAATTTAACTATTGGAGGAAAATTTACACCAGCTTATATACAATCGAAAGAAATTAATCAATATGCTGAAGATGGAAAGTTTATTAAAACTTGGCCATCTGCTTTAATTGCAGCAAATGAATTAGGTTTTAATGCTGCTGCAATTAGAAAAAACTGTAGAAATAAAAGAGGAATTTATATGGGTTTTCAATGAAGAGACTATGAAGGAAATATAGATAACATTGCTGCTTATAAATATAAGACAATATATCAATATGATCTTTCTGGAAATCTAATAAAAGTTTGAAAGTCTATAACAGAAGCCAGTAAGATATTTCCTAAACCTAGCTCTGCAGCAGTTCAAATACAGCATGTAATAAGTCCAAAGCATAAAGATACTCAAGCTTTTGGATTTTATTGAAACAATAAACGAAAATTTGAGTATACTCCACCAAAAGATCGTAGGACAGCGGTTGCATGTTATACAAAAACTGGAAAGTTTGTACAATCGTTTTCCTCTTTGGCAGATGCAGCTAAATATTATAATATTTCTGCCGGTAATATTTGTGGGGTTTTAAAAGGGGTACACAAAACTTGTAATAACTTACGGTGAAGATATTTCTACGGTAATAAATCAAATATTACACCGTTAACATAAGATGAAGATATAGTCTGATCTTACATGAAAGTGTAAGCTAACTTAAATGGGGTAATGGTCTGCAACACTCCGTTCTATTCAGAGTGGCAGAGATGCGCTTCTCAGTGGATTATTGGTCATAAGACTGATGGAGCATTCCTTTATTCAATGGGTCAGAACAAGATGGTAAATCTTGGTGCTACCTATGAATCCTATACTTATGCAGGAAATACACTTATCGTGAAGGTAGATAGGACATTTGATGTTGAATACCCTACACGTAAGTTTGCAATTATGGTAGATCTTACTAAGGATGAGGATACTGGAAAGCCAGCTATGGCACAGTATACCTTCAAAGGTGGGCAGTTTATTCACAACGTTATTACTGGCGTAAAATACCACTTGCGCCACTATATAGTAATATATAGTTAAAAATTCCGTAAAAACGGTAAAAGCTAAAACTTATGTCATGCTAATACCGTGATCTCACATAACCAATGGAGATTGTAACGCATAGGAGATGAAGATTATGGTACTAATAATTCTCCCACGAGTACGGAACATCTTTTTATGAGATGAAAATATATGCTGAACTTTAAGGAAACTTAAAGAAGTAGAGGATAAAAAGCTTCTACGATAACATTTAAATGAGGTGGTCTGTCCGGTCTGTCGTCTGGCGAAGTAAGTTCTCCAGTTGCAGGAACAAAGCTTGTAAACTTCGGCTATTCTGGAATAGCTTTGTTCAATCCATATAAGTCAGTAATTCTTATTGGCGAAGAGGAAAGAGCTGGACTTTGGTCCTAAAATATAATTACCAGCCTCCCTTCAGGTGGGAGGTTGGTTTATATTAATTTTTATTAGATTTAGAATGAATTTAGATTAGTTATGAGTAATATTATTACGTTAAGAAACGTATTTGGAAAAGTTAAGGAAGTACACTTTCAGCCTTGTAAACAATCGAATGGTTCTCCATTCCCTTTTGTAAAACCTGTTAGATATGACGCTTTTGGTAATGCAGAAATGCTTATGTCAGATGCAGAAAGAAACAGTCCAGAAAGTGCTTATTTCATTGCAGAAGATGCAGATATTGTAGTTACAGATGGTACTACATTCGATCTTGATGATCCACTTCAGAGAAATATTTGGGAAAGTATTAAAAATTCAGATTTGATTGTTCCTACTAGAGATGCTAGAGATGCTAATGGGGATCTTTACATTGATGGTAATAAAGAAAGGTATGGAATTGCTGAGTTTTATGTGGATATTCCTGGCGTTGAATCAAGTAAGAATGTAAGCAAGAAACAGAAGATTACTAAGGCTTGGACTTATATTGGAAATGATAGCCAGTCTGGAAGGCTTACAAAGTGTAAGATTCTTGGTAAATATATGGAAAATGCGGTTCCTTCTGATGTTGAAGATTACTTGTATCAGATGGCAGAGCGTAATCCAGACCAAATTATTGAACTATATACCAGTGGTGATATGGCGCTTAAACTTCTTCTTATTGATGCTAAACAAAAAGCAATTATATTGAAGAAGGATGGTATGTATATGTATGGAGATGCAGTTCTAGGAGCAACTGACGATGCAGTGCTTCTTTTCTTTAAGATGCCAACTAATAAGAGAGTTCTCGATCAGATTAAGTTCCAGACTTATCCAGAATATGCTCCTGTATCAGAACTAGAAAATAAAATTAATTTTACTGAGCCAATTCCAGAGGAGGTAGACGAAACTCCTACGGAACTAACAAAAAAGACTCCTGTAAAACCAATTAAGAAAAAGTAATTTATAGCTAATGACTGCAAGAGATTTCTATGACGCAGCTTTAATTGAATTAAATAAACTTGAAGCTCCTAGTTTGCTCTTGGAGGATTTTAATTATATTATCAATAAAGCTATACAACAATATATAAATCTTGTGTATTCAAAATACGAGATTGATCAACAAAGTACAGATGATATTAGAGTTTTAAAAGCTAGTTATACATTTGAAAACCCTATTAATAATTGTATTGAAATGCCTTTAGATTATCTACACTTACTTAACTGCATTCTTGAATTTGAGACTACAGAAAACAAAGGCTGTATTAAACAGGGACAAACATATAAATATCCAGCAAGAAGACTCACTTCAGATATGTATACTCAAATTATGAATAATGCATATATGAAACCTTCTTTTAAAAGGCCATATTATTATATAAATAATGTAAATACTAGCATAGCAACTCCAACAGATTCTGATCTAGATACTGAAATATCTAGTTCTACAAATAAAATATCTACTAAAGAAAATAGAATTTCCAATTCATCTAAAGTGAGGATTGAATTTAGATTCGGAAGTAATCCTTTATATGAATTGAAGTCTGTATATGTTGATTATATTAAATCTCCTATTTATATATATCTTACACAAGATCAAATAAAATCCGATAGTGATACATCACAAGTATTGGAATTTCCAGATTATGTTTGTTATGAAATAATAAATGTGTTTGTTAGACTTTATATGGAAAATATTGTTGATCCAAGACTACAGACAAATATTCCTTTAAATTCTACAATTGTTAATCCATTATATCAGCAACAACAAACAGAAAATAAAAATAACTAAATTAGAAAATAACTATGTTTAATTATATACACGAAACTATTGTAAACGATGCCAACGGTATTCACGCAATAACAAATGGAATAAGTATTACGGGAGTGGTTCTCGAAAGAGGTGGTAAGTATCTTCTTAGTAATATTGTAGATAAAGTATATGTTTCTAAGGGAACTAAAGGCAAAGAGGCGACCGCGACATTTGACTATGCCGCACCAAAGGCTGGAAATTTTATGAGGGTTACCATTTTCCTTTCTACTCCATCTACAGAATTTGCCGAATTTGCTATGCCAAACTGGCATGAGTTTGGTAAGCCTTTTGTAGTTGAAACTAAGGCAGATACTATTGATACTGTTGTAAACGCTCTAGAGCTTTCTCAAGATTCTGGCAATAGGCTCTTTACTGTTAAAAAGAGTACTAGAGAAGAGGGCGAAGATGAAGAAAAGAAAACAATTAATACTATCGTTTTAACTACTACTTCTAGTATTTTTGACTTTGCAGAGGTTGTTGTTACTGAGTTTACGCCTTATGCTGATGGACAGGATGAAGTAACCGTAAGTAGTGCTTCTGCTAAGCTAGTTCATGCAGTTCAAGAATTTGGTACCGCTAAGTGGATTAGAGAGAATCTGCGTTTTCCTTCAGGTCCAAATATGCGTTATACTCCACTTTATGCTGATGAGGCTCCTGTAGTAGGTGCTATGTACAATCAGTATTCGTTCCAATATAAAGTCGATAGAGCTGCTCCTGGCGGACTTTCTGGTGTAAATCAGCTTGTTACCGGAATTTCAACTCAGGTAATTTACGTACAAGCTGGCAGCGCTGCTGAAACAAAACTCAATAAGATATTTAACAGCTTAACTGAAGAGGTAGCTACATCAATGGCAAACGAGGAAAGTAAGAAAGAAGTTATTGATGACACTAAACTTTAAGTAATATAAGATAAATAAACATATAGAGCGAGTGAGAGTTAATCTCGCCCGCTCTTTTTCTTTATAATATATGACAGTTGAACAAATAGCTTCAGCTATAGTCAATGACTTATATGCTGGAAACGTTATAAAATTAGACGATAGAGAGCATATTTCTATTGAACAACTTGAAGATGAAATAATTGATTGCAGAAGTTCTATTATAAAGGAATGGTATATTAAAAACATTCTTGTCATAAAAGATATGTATAATGCAATTAATTGTATTGAAGTAGATTGTAAAGATCAAAATAAGTGTCCTTGTAGTTCTGCCGTATCAAATCCTCAAATGGCTAAACATTTTGAAATTCCACAATTGATATCTGGTTTAGGAACTGATTCATTAGCTTATATAGGAAGCACAGATAGATCCAACTCATTTAAAGTATATTATAATCTTGAATCGGTTAAATACGAAAAATATAGAAAAAGAGCTACAAGAAAACCTTATGTTTATATAGAGAAAACTCCAAATGAAAATGGAATGTATGACGGGTGGATTTTTAATGCCCCATTTATTAAATATATTTCTGTAATTGGAATATTTAAAGATCCAAGGGAACTTCAGCAATATAATTGTTGCCAGGAAACAGATTATTCAGAGTTGGGAGCTATAAGTGATGAAATTAAAAATAGGCTTCTTTATAAGAAGGTTAATATATATAGAGCTCCAGCTCCATTTTCAGCTAAATCAGTATAATTATGCTATATAATTTTAAGTCAATATATAATATGGTGGATACATTATATGGTATTTCACCTGATCCAAATACATTTGAAGATGTTGCTTTAGCTGGTTGAGATAAAATTGGAAATAAGCATACCAAACTATATAAATATATCGGTAATACAGAAAATTGCGAATTAAAACTTCCTTGTAATGCAGATATAATTGAATCTGTAAGCATTCCAATAGCAGATGCTAATCTTACTAGCAGTAAAGATGATTTTGTTGATTTTAATTCTGTGTATGTAGAAAGCTATATAGATATGTGGCCTACATTAAACAACCCTTTCAACGTACGAGGAAAACTAATTAAGTATAAAGAAGGAGATGGGGTTCTTTATTTTGATAGAGATTTTGATAATGTGTGTGTTTTATATCACGGAATTCTTTGTGACGACGAAGACGGACTTCCACTAGTTAATGATCGTGAAATGAAAGCAATTGCATCATTTGTTGCTTGAAGGGAAACATTTAAAGAATGTTTAAAGCGAGGGACAACATCTAAATACGGATATGCGTTAGTACAGCAAATAGAGGCAGAATGATATAGAAATTGTAATGCAGCTAGATTAAAAGACCATTTAACACAGAATGATATGAACGATATTCTTGATGTTAAATTTAGATCAGACAGAAAATGTTATGGTAAATCATTAAAACCAATTATATAATGGGTAAATTTAATCCTTATTCGTATTGTTTTAGAACCATAGACTTATTTAAGAAGTTTAATACTAAAAAATTAAAAATAAAGAAAGAGATATGTCTTAACACATATAACTGTCATCTTCGTAAAGATTTTTGCGTACTCGTATTCCTACTTTTAATGTGTTTAATTATATTGGATATAATTGAAAATAATATTACTTTTGTATTGCCGCTAAAAAATAATAAAGATGCTTTTATTTGTGTTAAACCAATAGTTGGACAAGAACTTCAACGTATTAAACAGGTGGGAGGAATGAAAGGAATTGATTTATTAAAATCTAATTTTGTAGGTTATCAATTATGTTTTCAATATAGACTTAGAAGTGGCGTTTTAAAAGAAAAACCAATATACATAAGTAAAAATTTAAAAGAAATGTTTTATAACAATATTAATAACGGAAAAGTTTATTACTAATGAAACTAAAGTATATAGAGGACTATTATGATGAAGTTCATAAATATATTCCTGATTTAACTAAAGACGACTATACAACAATAGCAACAAGAGGATTTATGTTGTTGCATATATTTTGTAAATTGGGAGCTGATGTATATATGAGATCTAAAAAATGAGGGTTTAGTATATTATTTGGAAAAATGTTTATGGATCCCAAATTATATTGGAGATACCAAAATATAAAATGGAGAATAAAATGCAGATTAACATATTACTCAGAGCGAAAACCTTGAGATGGAAAATATTATTTTGCATTAGACGAAGAAGAATATAAAAAATATATACCTAAAAAATCCGGAAGATATAAAAATAAGATAGAGATACCAAAAGTACTTATATCTAAAATAAGGGAAGAGTTTAATTTTTATTATTATAAAAAATATGTATTCTGTATAACCGGATTAGAAGATATGGGAACTGGTAAATACATAGATATATCTTCAAGAAATATTACTTTAGTTAGTAAAAGAGATTCAAACAATATAATGCAACCTATAGATGGCTAGAAAAGAAGCAATAAATACGTGATCTGACGGGTTAATAATGGATTTGAATCCAATAAATACCCCAAATACAGCCTTAACAGATTGTTTAAATGGCACTATAATAACATATAATGGTAACGAGCATAGTTTACAAAATGATATGGGAAACTATGCTTTAGAAAATTGCGCTTTAAGTAAAGGATATATCCCTATTGGCATGAAGGAATATGGAGGAATTCTTTATATTGTTTCTTGTGATGAAAAAGGTAATACAGAAATAGGGTCATATCCATCTCCGGTTAAGTTAGATATAAGTAAAGAAACTTTTTCTAGTAGTCAAGATCTCGAAAAAGCAACTCTTATTGGCGAATACGAAAACCTAGTAAATCAATATAATAAAGACGTTATATTTAATTCAACAATTAACCCAGGAGATGAATATAAGATTGATAATACACAATCCATTCTTGGAGAAAATCCATGGTTTTATGCAGTATGAGGAATTGTAGATGAGAATAAAAACTTTCACAAAGAAGATATTGAAATAGATGCTAATAATTTTAATAAAGCAAATTGAACCATTCCTGGTAATATAGCTTTTAAACAAGAGTTAATTAATATTGAAAATGTTTCCGTTATTCCTACTTCAATTCCTTATATAAAAAAATATAAAGAGAAGGTTAATGTTGAGGAAAATGAAGTAATTGTTGAAAAAGAAGTAGAAAAAGAAGAATTAAATATAGGACTTAGAGTATCGTTTACGATAAACAAAAAGTATATTGGAGGCAATATAGGTAAAGTAGTTGCAAAATGTATCGTAAACAACCAAGATTTTACTTTTGGCAAACCTATTGATTTAAATAATGGTTACTATAAATTTATACATAATATCTCTGGAAACTTTAAAATTGCAGATAGACAACTTATAACTTCAATATTTATATCGAATTCTGATAAAACAGTTAATATACAATACCCAGATGTTATTTATACTGTTGATACAGATGTTGCTGTAGATCCAAATACTATTATTATTGGAAATAAACTTTGAACATATTCGGTAACAGATGAGGAGTTTACGTTAAATTTTGATACAGAAGGACTTAATAATACTATATCAAATCTTGAGTATTCGCTTGAGTTTACTGGATATGACTGTAATGGAAACAAATGTAAATTAACCTTAATTGATTCGGAATGGAATAAGCTTGGAAATAGTACATATCATTTTAAATTTAATAACGATTTTAAAAAGGAAAGTATATATAAGCTCGTATCGAAAGTAAGTTTTGGAAATAAAAGCAATGAGACTAGCCACGTCGTAATAACTTCAGAACTATTTAACAACATTAATTCATTAAGATATGATAATGTATTTCTTAACGATTGGTTTGGAAGGTATTTTGTAAAAACTCCAACAATAAAATTAAATAATTGAACTATTACTACAGACCCACAATCTTTATATGTAACAAAGAATAATTATTTGCAGTCTTGAGAGAAAAATTCAGATTATGATAATTATCCAAGATTTATAGAAAAACAAAGGTTTAATTCTATTAAAGATAATGATTTATACTGTAATTTCTCAATTCCTGTAAATGTAGACTATTCTGTTAAATCGAATTTAAAATTTCTTGAAGGAGATTTATGGGATTCTACAAACGAATCTGCTAAATTGATAATAGGAGAAACCGAAACTAATTATGATGTTGAAATTATAGATAACTTACAAACAGAAGTTGATTATAATGATACGATTACATATAATGTGGACGCTGTTTCAAAAGAACTTCAGACTATAATTAGTTATATAAGCAAAAATCATATTGAATATAATACAGATAGCGGAATTAGTAACTGTCATTTAGATTTAACTGCGGCGAGCCCTAAAGATGGTACTGCTACTGTTGTTGTAAACAATCCAGACGCAAAGTTTACATATAATATAAGTTCTTGGCAAAAACGCTATGAAGTAACTCCTTTAAACACAATTAATTTCTTTAAAGAGAAACTAAAAAAATACGATGCTCTATTCGTTCCTATTTGGGTTGTTGCTAATGTCTCTACAGGAAACAATAAGTATATTGCACTGAATTTAATTCAAGATAAAAGTAGTACTACGACTAGTGAAATTATTGCAAAAAATAATAAAACAACAGGATGAGATGGGCCAGCATATTTCGCTCTGTTTAAATGAGGGGATAAATTACAGTTTGTTCCAATTCTAGGAGTTGATGGGAATATAATCACTGGAGAAGATGGATTAAACGAAGCATTTGATAAATTTACAACATTATGTAATAATATAAAATATATTAAAACTGATGCAGATTCAGCAGAAGGAGGATTTATTACTTTAAAAGAAATAAATAAAATTGAAAATCAATCAATCAATTTAAAAGTTAATGCAGAGCTTAAATTAAATAAGTTTGAATTTAATGGCTATAATTTATTTAAAGAGCAAGATAGGAATGATTTAAATAAAGTGTTTGGATCAAGCCTCAATTTTACAATAAGTCCAGAAACTGAATTAGCTTTTCCTAATGTAGGCATTACTGGAATTGATTCAAATATAATTATTGAGTTTGACGATGAAACCAAATCTCTGTTAAATGCAGAAAAATTAAAAGTTAAAACCAATATATCTAATATAAATACAGAATCAATAAAAGAAAATGGTAAATTTATTTCTGATAAAAATTTACAACTTGGTGAGAATGTAAGTATATATCAAAGTAATGGAGATACAACAATTGAACGTAATAAAATTATAGATATATTAAACAATAAAGAAAATAATCTTAAGCCATACCATCTATATTTTCAAGTAAAAAATAATCCTAGCACTACATCAGGCGACGAATACACAATGATTACAATGACTTTAGGATATTGTAATGACGAAATAACAATTAATGCAAATACGTAATGAAAGTAACAGTTAAAACATATCCTACAAGCGGGGATTTTCAACACGCATACAGTCCATTACAAAATATGATGGATAAAAATGGAGATATTAAAGGGTTTAATTCAAATCTTAATTTAGATTTAAATCACCCAGTTAATATAGAGTGTGAACCCTCATATGATGGTACGGTAAATCTCATTTTGAACGATGATAAAAATCCTCCGCGTATAGTAAATTCTAGATTTACAAAGATTGAAAATAATCAATTTAAAGTCATTAATAGAAACCAAAACAAGAAAACTAATATTTATTCTTCAGATAGAATTAATGACGATATAAAATTGTTTAAGCCTATTTTAACATTTCCTAAAATAGATTTAATTGATGTTCCAAGGTCAGGTCAGTTAAAAGGAGGCACGTATATATTTTATGCCAGATATGGAGATGAAGACTATAATAAGTCTTCCGTAATATCAGAATCTGGTCCGATAGCGGTATTTAAAGGTTCTTCTATAGATTCTATATCAGGTGCTCTTCAAGATGAAATTACAGATAAATCTATAATAATTAATATAAATAATCTTGATTCTAATTATAATAAACTTTATCTAAGTTATGTTAGATACACAAGTGACGATAATGGAATTAAGCTTATTAAGGCATACAACATAACCAAACCATACGATATTACATCGGATTCAGAAACTATAATTATATCTGGAGTCGAAGAAGAAGCAGAAACTACTGTTGAAGAATTTAATATAAACTATAACGTTGTTGATTCTGTTAAAACTTCTGCACAAGTTCAAAATATGCTATTTTTTGGTAATGTGACTAAGCAGACTCCTAATAATAAGGAATTACAAAATATATCATATTATATTAAAGTAACACTTAAACAAAAAGAAAATAGTATTGGATGAACTAAATTAGAAGATTACAAATCTAATGGATTAGATGAATATTACGATCCTATCAATATATATTATAATGTAGGGTATTGACCGGATGAAATATATAGACTTGGAATCGTCTACATTCTAAATAATGGGACGCTATCTCCAGTATATAGTTTACGAGGGTGCAAATTTAATGGCCTTGATGAAAATAATCTTGGAGATGGTAAATACGATGAAAACAAGTATTTAGAGAACAATGCTTTTTTAAATGGAACGCTTACAAATACTTTTGGGGTATTTAAAAATCCGGATATAAGTGTTATAGATTATGCAGCGTCTACAGTAAAACCTTTATATTATAATATAGATATAACAGATGTAAAAGCACATTTAAAGAAACTAGGAGTTAAAGGGTATTTCATAGTTAGGCAAAAAAGAACAGCATACACACTTGGGCAGGGATTATCTGTAGGTATAGACCAACAAAGTCATATACCTATGTTATACGATGGTAAATATTTCTCAGAAAGTTTTATAGATAAAAATAAAAAGCTTGTATATGATTTTTCTGCAAGAAAAGTAGAGTCTACCAATATTTATGGTTACGGAATTATATGCCCAGAAGTAGATATGATTCCAGATAGTAAAAGCTGTTTAGACGGTTCTGAGGTTATATTAAAGTCTCAATCAGTATTTAAACTTAAACAAGCCGAAAGGTCAAGGTATTTCTATACAGATGAATCAGAATCTCCAATTAAAAAGAGTTATAGTACAAAAGCCATATATATTCCTGAAGATACACCGTTAAAATATGTTGGAGGGTATTCTTTTTCATCTAAGTGTGGTTCTTCTGAAGATGTGGGACAATTTTCATTCCTAGAAAGTAGAAATGACGATAAAGATTACACTAAACTCATAAGAGGAAATTTTTGTTCTTATATAGGTATTTGCGGAGAAGTGCAGCCAAGCACGATATATTCTATTAAATATCCTGGATATAACGAAAGAAATACAGAACAATATTTTTTAAATACAAAAGCAAATAAATCAGAATTTTTTGCTTGCTCTAATAGAATTAGTATTGACGAGGATTCTACTTTAGATATATTTAGAGGGGATTGTTATACAGCCACTGTAACTGTAAGAATAAATAGAAATTTTGTTGATTCAGAAACCCCTGTTGCAGAATTAATTATAGACCAATCTACATGAGCAGATAATTATAAGGGTTATAATAATATGGTTAAAAATTATGATTATTCTGTAAAAGGTGAAAAATTAGACTCAAACAAAGGAGATTTTGCAGATATTAATAGAGCTGATATTAATACAGTTCCTTTGGGAATGTGAGTTACGTTTAAATGTTTATCTAATTACAATTTAGGTCTTAGGTCTATAGATTCGTTCCATGTGGATGAATATAATTTAATGGGAAATCCTAGACAATTTTATCCAATATCGGATATAACTGTAAATGCATCTCATAAAATTCCTGAATCTAAATTACTTAATCAAGGATATTCAACAACGCTAGGACAACAGCGAAATTACTTATATGAAACTGTGCCGTATACTAAAGATTTATTTGATAATAGAATAATGTTTAGTGATGTACAAACTTATGGTAATTTTCAGAACTCTTATGCTGTATTCAAATCTCTTGATTATCAAGATATTGATAGGCAATATGGAGCTATAGTTAAATTACTTCCTTGAAACAATAATTTACTTTGTGTCTTTGAGCATGGAATTGGAATTATTCCTGTAAATGAAAAAGCTTTATTATCAACAACTACTGGGCAATCTGTACATATGTACGGAGCTGGAGTATTGCAAAATCAAATAACTGTAGTAAGTCCTGATTTTGGTAGTATTTGACAAGATTCTATTATTAGAACCCCAATTGGAGTATATGGAATTGATACTACAGCTAAGAAAATATGAAGAGTTACTCAGCAGGGTATTGAGATGATTTCGGATATGAAAATACAACAATATTTAAATATTCATATTAAGTTAGACGAAATGAATAAATACACTACTTTAACTGAATTGAATGTTAAAACACATTACAATGCATTTAAGGGAGATGTTATGTTTACGTTCTACAACTCATCTAAAAAAGAATGCTGAAATATTTGTTTTAATGAGCGTTTAAATATGTGAGTTTCTAGATATGATTGGACTCCACTATTAAGCGAAAATATTGATAATATATTCTATTCATTTGGATTAAAGCCTGAGAATAAAGACGTAAATAAAGATAAATATTGTTTATACGTTCACGGAAAGGCCGGCACATTTGATGAAATGGATTATAATGATGATAATCCAAATAATCAAATATTACCGTGTAAATGATATGGCGAACAAAAGAAATTTGAATTAGAATTTGTTGTAAATGCAGAAACAGGATTACACAAAATATTTGATAATCTAGTAATTATATCTAACAAAGTTAAACCAGAAGAATTACAATTTACTATTACGGGCGATGTATATCATCTTAATAAAGCTGAATTATATAAAGAAAAAGGCTTAAAAGATAACTCGTACACAGAAGATAGTGAAATTGGAAGATATTCCCATACTGGTATTCAAAATGCTAATATAGAATGAGATACAACCTTGAATACTTACTATCTCAAAGTAGATCAAAAATGTAAAGATATAGAAACCGCAGGTCGTAGAATTGGGAATATTCAATATAAAGAAGACTCTTGATACACAAATATTGAACCAATTATACTTAAAGATACCACAAAATCAGCCCGTATAAGAGATAAGTGATGTAAAGTTAGAGTGATATACAGTGGTAATGATTTGGTTATAATTACGGCTTTAAAAACATTATACACACAAAGTTATGCCTAGTTGAATAGATAATATAGGATATAATTCAGCATTACTTGATCCGAATTTGCAATATGATTCATCCGGAAAAGTAATAGGGTTGAAGAAAAAACAAACTGGATTAGCAGAGGGTGATACGGGAGGAAATACGGGATCAAATTTAGCTGGTATTGCAGGGGCTGTAAATACATTTGTTAGTCCTATTACACAAGCAATACATGCAAATTCTAAGTACTCTTCAGACGAAAATGCTAATCTTCAAAACAATATTAGAACTGGAATTTCAGATGCTGCAATACAATCTGGAAACCCTATTGCAATGGCAATTGGAGTAGGAGCTAAATTGGTTGATGGAGTATTGGATTCTACCGGATTAAGATCTTCTAATATAACTAAAGATGATGCTGATAAGATTGGAATTAGTGGAGCTGGAAGAATTTGAAATAATGCAAACAATTTCTTACCTGGTAATTTTCTAGCTATAGGAGGAAGTAAATTAAATAATTCTGAGATGTCTATGGATACAGCAAATTCATCTGGTTATAGAGGAACTGTATCAGATATTAAAACAGCTCAAAAATATGGTGGGAATAGAGTTAATTTTATGATGGGTGGAGCCAAAAAGAAAATAAATAATTTTATTGACGAACAAAATCGTAGAAATAAACTTATTACAGATACCATACAAACTAATACGCTTCGTAAAGAAAGTACTTATTCACAAGACCTAACTAACCAAAACTTTAATAAATTAAATGGAATGAAACCAGGTATTCAAATTGGGAAGAAAGGTTTAAAACTCCAAAATGGAGGTTCTATTTTAATCCCAAAAGGTGCTTTACATGCTCGTAAGCATCATATGGACGAATCTAATCCGGAGTTAGCTGATGAACTTACTAAAAAAGGCATTCCAATTATTACTACTGATGATAAAGGAAATGTGGAACAAGTAGCAGAAGTTGAAAAAGAAGAAATAATCTTGGAGAAATCATTGACTGAAAAAATAGAGTCTCTTTGAAAGAAAGGAGATGAAGAGTCAATGATTAAAGCTGGAAAACTTATTGTAGATACATTATTTAATAATTGTGATGATAATGTTAATTTGATTAAAAATACTAAATAATGGATACAATAAATGTAAAAATAAATAATAAAGAATATAAACTTATATATTGCTTAACTGAAGAAGAGAAGGAGAAAGGATTGCAAAATGTTGAATCTATGGAAGATAATGAAGGTGCCTTTTTTGATTATAGAGAAGATCCGCAATCAGAAATATCTTTTTGAATGAAAGATACTGATATTCCATTAGATATAATATTTGTAGGTGAGGACGATAGAGTCATTTCATGTAAAGAAGGAATTCCTGAATCAGAGGATTTAATCACCGAATATAACGTATATTATGTAATTGAATTAAATAAAAATTCTGGAATCAAATCAGGGGATGAAGTAGACGTTGAGGATAATGGAGACTTTCTTGATCTACCTAGTAATTCAGTTCTTCTTTTAAATGATGATGGAAGTGTACAATTTACTTTGCAAGGCGGTGAACGTATATTTTCTAGAATATCTAGCCGAGTAATAGTTAGAAAAGCTAAGAAAGCTAAGAAATCTAAATCCGATACAGATTATAAAGACTTGGGGAGATATATATTTGGGGAAATGACTAGACAAGATAATAGAAAAGAAGAATATGTAGATAAACCCTAAATGCGATGTGGCTTTTCGTCCGAAAAGTCACTCGCTTTAAGTATAGTTACATTAAGTATAGTATTAAGTATAGTATAATTATAGTTAGCTCTGTAACTAATTATTATTCATAACTTTATGCAATATCCCGTAGCGAGATCATTATATTTGGTAGCGAAAACGTTATATTTGGTAGTCTTAATATTATATTTAGTAGTCCAATCGTTATATCTGGTAGCGAGATCGTTATATCTGGTAGTCTTTATCGTTTTTATAGTATTTTTAATATATTTTTATATATATTATATAATGATTATATTATGTATATACAAAAAATCCCCGACTGTAACAGCCGAGGATATGCGATCTAATAATATTTTTAACGTAGTTTGCCGTAGCAGCGTTCACGCTCTGTTCTAACTTTATCGCAATACAAATGTAAGTATAAATAATCATATACGCAATATTGTTTATTTAAATTTATTTTTGTATATTTGCCCAAAATAGAAATAATATACACACAAATAAGAAGATAGATATTATTAATAATATAAATTTATTTTTTATGGCATACGTTCGTAAATATCAAGAGGGCGGGGTTACACCAACAGCCCCTCAGCAGGCTCCACAGCAGGGTGGAGTAGAAGAGCAGCTTGCTCAAGTTGCTCAACAGATTCTAGATTCTCTTATGCAGGCTCTTGGAGATCCTCAAGCAGTAGCAATGGTTCTTCAGATGGCTATGGAAATGCTTCAGGGTGCAGCTCAAGAAGTTGGTTCTGCACCAGCAGAAGGACAGCAGTTTATGCGTAAGGGTGGTAAAATATGCAAAAAGGCTTGTGGCGGTAAAGCCAAAATGACTAAGAAGGCCTAATTAAATAGATAATTCTTTTTAAGGAGGTTGGGGTTTAACGACCTCAATCTCCTTTTTATTTTATATTATATGTCACAAGTAATAAAACTTAAAAAAGGAAATAAAACACCTAAATTGCCTAAGTTAGAAGAGCCTGTAATACAGGATGATGTTCAAATTCCAGAACAAAAACCTATGCTTGGTAATTTTTCTATGAATGGTAAAACTATTCATGGTCAAAATGCGCTCGATAGGCTTTTTAGCGTTTATAAAGATAGAGATGTTTCTGAAAGAGGTATGTTTAATGTAGCTGACAAAGCTATTAGAGATGGATATAATGTAACTTACAATGCAGGAGACAATACAATCCAGGTAGTTGATTCAAATGGTAATGACATTACCAATAATTACATGGATGGGATTAAGGCTAAAACTACAGATTCTCTTATTAAAAGAACATGAGATGCAACATTTAGAAATAGAGCAGATGCCTTTAAAAGAAGTGGAAGATATATGCAAAATATTGATATGTCTGATGATTCTGAAAAAGTTACTGCTCCTAAATTTAAATGAGAAAGAGGTAATAATGATTGGTGAACAACTAAAAAAGTTGATAATAATGATGTATATGATTCAGATGACATAATGAATCAAGATCGTTGAAATACTGTTGTGAATAACTTTACAAATATAATTGGATCTTCTAAGATTGAAGATATTATGAATGCTTCAGCATTTGATATGTCTGCATGAACTGGACACGAATCCGATTTGACGCAGCTTAGAAAACTATACAATGAAGTTGGAGGCACCAAAGAAGCTAGAGATCAATATTTAAATAATCTTAAACAAAGACTTGTTTCTGATAATTTGACAGAAGGAGATTATAATATACTTAGGCTTATGGGTTTTGTAAAGCCAAAAGTTCAAACTAGTACAGAAACATCATCAAATAATGGTAACAATAATACTTATACAATTCCAGATGGTTGGACAGGAAATACCGATGCAGCTAAAGATGCTGGAGTTACAATAAGTCATAATGATGATGGAACATGAAGTATTACAGGCCCTGACGAATATACAAAAAATACATGATATAATAAAGGGCTCAAGTTTTTGGAAAACACACCGTTTGCTGATGGATTTATCATTAATGGTATTCTTAGAAGTAAAGACGATATTTTAGCGAATCCTGATAATTATCAAGATAAAATTGGTAGCTTTATGTCTCTTGGTAATTCTAATGGATGAAATGATTGGTACGATCGCGCCAATGCTAGTGGTGTAAGATTTGTTGGAGATAGAATTTGGACAAATCAAGGAAATGATTATTATGGTATTTATAATAATTATAATTCTAATACAGACTATGTTCCTGCGCTGTGGGATTTTTTAAATAAAAATAGAATTAATTATGGTGGCGTTAGTGATGTATCAAATTTATTTGACTTATCAAATAAACCAGGAGTAAAAGTTTATTCATATCTTGATCCATCTAAAAGAAACTATGCAGGGGTTTATATTCCTCAATATGTTATTAGAACTAATAATTCATTAAACTACACATCAGATAATATTGATGATATAGCAAATAAATTAGGTGTTTCTAAATCTGCTTATCCTCAAACCCCAGCTAGTTTAACAATTAATCCGTATGAAGACGTTAGAGGTATTCAAATGGCTTTAACTAGACAATTTGGTAAGCAAGGTCAAGAAGTCTCATTAGGGAGAGATAAAAATGGAACGTATTATATATATAGAGGTAATGAAATTGATCCAATACAATTAACTGGATACGGTAGAGAAAGAGATCAAGAAGTAATGCATAAAATAATGCAATATATTAGAGGTGAACTACCTTGGACTTGAAAAGATATAGAAGCATTAAAAGTTCAGAAACCATTCGTTCCTGCTGATACTGCTAGTACAGTCGCTTTTAAAAAGGATGGAGGTAAAATAAATTGGAATCGACTTCAAAAACTTCAATTTGGAGGATCTATACAAAATACAAGTGCAAATAAAGTAAATTCTAGCAAAATATCAGAAAGTTCAAAAGATATTACAAAAGATCATAAAATGAACGGATCTGATGGAGGCCTTACCCAGTCAGAAGTAAATCAACTTATTGCCGCTGGGTTAGATTTGGGAGGCGTTGTTGCTAGTATGTTTGGCCCTGCTGGAAATGTTGCAGGAGCTGCCACAGGCGCAGCAGGATCTATTATGAGATATAAAGCTGATAAAGCACAAGGAGATGAAAACGGAGTTAAAAACGCAGGGTGAGAATTAGCTGCAAATCTTGGTCTTGATGTACTGTCAGCTGTTCCAGTTGCTGGTATTTTAGCTAAATCCGCTAAAGCTACGAAAGCTTTAAATAGTATTAGAAAAGTAGCTAAACCTCTTATGACTTTAGCAATGACTGCCGGGATGACATCAATGGTTACTCCTTTAAAAAAGATGATAAGTGGAGAAGAACTCACATCTCAGGATTTAGTAGATCTTGGCAAAGGTTTATCTTCTGGAGTTTTGTTTGGAAGAGGTGCAGCTAAATCTATCAAAAAAGGAGTTGGGGCTAGGTTACTTGCTACAGACGCCAAAAAAGCTGCACAACAAGCTAAAGCTACAGCTAAAATTGGAGATAAAACTATTACCAAAACTAGGCGGGAACTTGAAGATTTAATTGAAGATACAGGAGGCTCTAGAAAAGAAATGGTTTCCAAAATTAAATCTGAAGCCAAATCTATGGGCGTTGAACTTTCTGACGCAGGGGCTAAAAAAGCTTTAAGTGATTTAGGTATTAATTGAACTGGAAATACTAGAGAAGGATGGAGTATAAAACATCCGTTTAGTAGAGGTAAAGTAATAGATAGGATTGGATCATTACCAGCACTATCTGACGGAAGATCAACTTTAGGCTACGCTTGGAGAGATATGCTTGGTGGTTTTGGGAATGGAAAAATTGATGCAACTATAGCAAGTACAGTTCCTACGAATACACTGAGGGCTGTTATACCTGGATTTAGTGGGAATTCAAGTAAAAATTTCTACTTAAATGAATTGATGTATAATCAACCAAATTTATTTAATAACGTAAGATTTAAAAATGCTCAATTTCCTATAGGCTGACGTAGTTATCAATATAATAGAAGAGTTAAGCCACAATTCTTACCAGATAATTATTATAAAAACGAAGCAAACAAATCCATCGAATCTGGAGTTGGCTTAATATCTAATACGCAGCTATCATCACATATAAATACAGATCTTGGCAAAACTTATATTCCAGCATTAGTTAATAATTATGGTATTATGCGAAAAAGCTATTTACCACATAAGAAACAAAACAACAATATTGACGATATGTTAGAATATTTAAAGGAAACACATTCGCTTAAGAAAGGTGGCTCTATACCTAAATTTCAATCTGGAGGATTTACTGGTAATGCTTTGCAAGTAGATAAAAATAAAATTAGAGATGTTCTTTCTAATATAGCTGGAGACATTGCTAGTAATAAAGCTTGAAGAGAAGAAAAAGCATCTATTGGAGCTTTAGCAAATAGAACATTTCAAGCACCGGTACTAACTTCACCAAGATTTTCTACTGCCACAATAGATCAAAAGTATAATGCTGCTTCAGAACCTTATAAGACAATTCAGTTTAACTCTTCTGATAATAGAGAAAATTTAGCGGGCAAGCTACAGTCTTCGTATCAACAAGGTCAATTGCAGGCGCAAAAAGGTGCAGAAATATCTGATTATATTAATAAATTTAATCAAGCTGATACAGAAAGAATAAATAAGCAAAGAGAGTTTGATGCTAATATAGCTAATCAAAAGAGCGATTATTACGCTCAATTAAATTCTCAATTAATGGCTAGAAAGTCTCTTAAAACTCAATCTGATTTTGGTAGATGAAACGAAATGTATTATCAGTGAAGACAAGAAGCTAAAGATGCTTCTAATAAGCTTGCGCAATTAGAATACCAAAATAAATCAACTATTGCTAATCAGGATTATGCTGATAAGATAAAAGCATCTATGTATGGTTATAAAGACTGGAAAAAAGCTTATGATGCTGATACAAGTGCAAATAAACTTGATTTTGCTACCTGAGTTAGAACAAATAGGGCTAACGAATATAGCGAATGGTTAGAGTCTGATATTGTTAAAAAAATTAGACAAAAGCTTCAAGATGATTTATATAATTACGGAAAACAAAGCCTTTATGCAAGGGAACCAATCTTTAAAAGCGGTGGAAAGATTAGTAATGACAACAAATTTGCATTAGAATCAAGTAAAGCATCTAAAAAAGCTATTCGAGATGCTGCTAATCATTTAAATAAATTATTGCAACAATTACTTAAATAATATATGAAAATAAAGAAATTTGCAGGAGGAGGTATATCTTATCTTCCAACAGTAAATAGAAGAGAAGAAGAGGCTAAAACAAAAGCCTCTTCTACTTCTTCTACTAAAAATTCAGATTACATAAAGAAAATAATTGATTTGGTTACTGAAAATGGAATTGATTCAGATGTATCTCAATTTCTAAATTCAGTACAAGCAACACTAGATTTAGCTGCAAATCCAAACGGAGACGACATGTCTATGCGTGATATATTAAATATTGCAAGACAAGCATCTCTTGTAAAGACAAATTATACTGAATATCAAAAAGCACGTGAATCTCTTGACTCCCAAGACGCTTGAGGGGATGTCGCTCTAGACAATAGAGGTAATATGTATGCTTATGATACAGAAAATAATAATGTAACTACAGTTAGTTTAAATAAGTATAAAGAAAATCCAGAGAAATATCAAATTCTCACTAATGAAGACATTATTAATCTTAGAAGAAATGATAAAGGATTAGCTTATAATACAAACATTCTTGATAATTTAATGTCTGCAACAGGGATGAATACTATTATTAATTTTGCTAAAGACCTTATTAAAGGGTTTGAATCGACAGATATTACTGGTTATACTGGTAAAGCTGGAAGTAATATTCAAACTGGATTACAAAACATTATAAGCGGATTATTTAATGAAAATAGTCTTCAAGGAGTAATTGCAGCTGGCCCAGATGGAATATACAAAATATCATCTAAACAGACAGTTGCTGATACTCATATACAAGAAGCTTTAAATTACTTAAAGATTTCAATGCCAGAGACATATAAGCACAAACTTAAAGTAACAGCTGCTTTAAATGGCTATACTGATGATGCTTATTTATTAACTGCAATAGCGGCTAATACGGGTAGAACTATTTCTGCTGATTATGATGGAGCAATAGATCCAAAAACAGGTAAAAAAATAACGGGAAGTGGTTCTGAATCAAAACCTCAAACAGACGAAGATACGCTAGCAATAAGGGTTGCTAAAGGAGATTTAACACAAACTAATGCGTTTATATCGCCTGTCGCAGAAAGAGTATCAGATAAAGCAATGATGTCTATAAAAGCATGGAATGCATATGCTCCTCAAAAAGACAATAAAGATCCAGTATATCAAAATAATTTAAGTGTAGTAATCCCTCAAACAACTCAGTTTAAAGCAGCTGATACATCTCAAGTATTTTATGGTAACCAAAGGCTAAAACCTTCGGATATTTCTAAAATTGTATGAGATGGTAGTTCTATGGTTAAAAGAGTTGCATTACCTATGAGAATAGAGAATGGGTATCAAACTCCAGACTTAGATTTGCTTATAAAAGTAAACGAAGCTAATAGAATGATTTCTGATAATCCTGGTATGACGGATATGGAGAAAAATCAAATATTAAGTGAAATAAACAGTCCGTACGTTAAATATGATCCAGAAACAAAACAGTATGTATGTACAAATATAGGCTTCTTTGTATCTATAGCAGGATATGCTAATGGAGATATACTTGATATACAAGACCAATCAAAACCATTCCTTGATCACTTAACGCGTCCAGAAGGGAAAGAAATTAAAGATATGTACGAAAGATATACGCAGTATGGAAAAGACTCTATATCTAAAAATGAAAAACCTTTAAATGATTATGGTTCTGTAGGAGCGGCAAACTTCTATTATGGTAATATATATATACCAATAACCGATCCTATACAAGGATTTGGTACAACTAAAGACCAAATTAGACTTAAATCAGAATTTGAGCATCCAGCAAAAGATTGGGAAATAACGCAGCAAGTAAGGGCAGCAGGACAGAATAGTACATGAAAAACAAATTTATAATATATGGCTAATAATAACGATTGGATAGCAACTATACTATATAATAATCCGCAATCATTAGATGATATGGTTGCACATGGTATTACTCCAGAAAATACAGATATTCAGAATATAGACTATTATAAAAATAATGACGCTATAAAAGAAAATGAAGCGTTTCAAACAGATGGAAAATTTGATGAAACTAAGTTTGATAATTTTTATGATAGTGCTTTAAATATGTATAATCAGTTTTCAGAAGAAGACTGAACAAATAAACTTGTAGATTCACTAGCCGTAGATCCGTTTGACTATTCGCAACCATTTAAAACTGACATTAAAGACATAAGTGCAACAATACAAGTTAGTCCTTATAATCCAGATAGAAGAAGTAATAGTATTACGGGAATTGGCTTTCAAGGAGATCCTACATTTAGTATTAGAGAAATAGCTCAGGATAATTACGTCAGAGATCAAAATGGAAATAAACTTGATTGAACTCCAAATCAACACTCTGGAATATATAAATCAATACTTGATCCAACTATAGCCATTGCGGTTTGAGATGAAGATACTGACGAAAATATAAATGGAGCAATAGTACATCATAATAAAGGTGACTATAAAGTTGATGAAAATGGAGACTTCTATTATGAGATTCTAGGAACAAAAGAATCATATAATAGGGATGTGCTTAGGTGGACTGATACATTAACTGTAGATGGTTCAACTATGAATAAACTTGATTTCCTCGATTCCGACGGTTTAACAAAAAGTGTTGGTGGAACTATAATGAAAACGGCAGCTACTTTAGCTCCATTTTTAATTCCGGGAGTAAATACAGTTGTTGGAGCGTTAGGCGTTGTATATGGTCTTGCTAGTATAGCTCCAACTCTTGGTAAAGCGATTAACGGCATTATAACAAATGATAACACTAACGGATTTGGTTCAATTGCAACAAAAGCAGAAAATTGATTCCAAAAATTTGCACCAACACAATCTGACGAAGCAAGAAATAAAGGATTTATCTCACTTGAAAATATAGCTGAAATTTTAAGTTCTTCTGCTAGTCAATTATACTCTCAAAAAGTTTTAGGGAATATAGCATATTCATTAGCACATATGAATAACGCGCAGAGAGCTTCTCAAATAGGTAGAAATCTATCTTTAGGATTTATGGCAATTACGTCTTCAGAGCAAGCTTATTCTGATTTTAAAAATGCTGGAGCTAGCGATGCCGCTGCGGGAATAGGAATGCTTGCGTCAATAGGTGCTTTATATGGATTGATGACTTCGGATTATTTTAGGGACCAGTTATTTAAAGGGACTGTACTTGATGAGTCTGAAGCTGTAGATGTAATTAGGAATTATGTTGAAGCTGAAGGAAAACCAGTTATAGAAGCTTTATCTGGCGGTGCAGCAATGTCTAAAAAACAAGCAGTATCGCTATATAATAAATTGCATGATGGTATTAAAGCATACTGACAGAAATTTCTTACAAAATCAGTTTCTGGAGTAGCTCAACCAACATTATCTACAGATGTAAAAAGAAAGACGTTTAGTAATTTTGGTAAAGTTATAAATAGAGCATTTAATGAGGGTGTTGAGGAAACTATGGAAGAAGTTTCTACTGATCTTGTTAAATCTTTATTTGCAGGAGCAAACGCACTAGGCATTAATATTAAATCAGATAATGCAGAAGATCTTGATTTTGGATTCGATGCTAAGAGTATCGCTGTTAGGTATGGAGAGAATTTCCTAGGTGGATTCCTTGGTGGAGCTGTATTTGAAGGATTGAATCAGTATGAAAGATTTTTTGGTCCGAAAGTAGTACAGTTATCTGATTTAACTGCTAATGACCAGCTAATGTATATGATTGGATCTGGGCGTACAAAAGAGCTTCAAGATAGACTTAAAGTTTTGTATAAGAAAGGTATGCTAGGAGATGAAAATCTATCGGCAACTAAAACTAGAAAAAACGCTAAAGGTGAGACCATATACGAAAAGGGAACAGAAACAAATAATCAAAATCTTTTAATGTACCAAGTATTACGTAATAGCATAAATTACATGAGTAATACTATAAATGATTTTGGAATAAATATAATGTATGGTGACGACTTTTTGGATAAAAAAGATCTTATTAATGCAGTTTTAGGTAATAAAGAACTAAGCGAACTTTATAAAAAGAATTTGGATAAACAAAATGCCGAAATAGAAGATTTGGGAATTTCTTCAGAAGAGTATTTTGCGAATAATAAAACCAATGCATTATTAGAAACGATTAAACAATATAGGTTTCATACGTCTTATTTAGACGATATTAAAAATCTAGGTACAGAATATCTGAAAACCAAAGCAAAACTTGACGAGCTTACTCAGTCTAAACCTGGGGCAAGTACAGAAGATGAAAAGAAAACAGAGGCCGAAAACTTAAAAAAACAAAAAAATATAGAGTATCTAACCAATAAAATTAAGATGTTAGAAGAGCTCAGAGATAGCTATATAGAACATCGACATGATGACAGATATGCTGATCAGGTTATTTATATGGTCTCTAAAAAAATGCAAGATAGCTTTAGAAAGGGAATAAAATCTGATAAAGGACAAGAAGACGCTTATTGAAAAACATCTTTGGATAAATATACTCAATCAGTATATAGAAAAAATTTTGAAGACTTATCTGAATTCGAAAAGGAAGATGTTAAAAGAGAGTATAATAGAATTAAGTCAACAGATGTAGACCAACTTAAACATGAAGCAGATTTACATTATAGACTTATGGAGCAGATGTCACCTAGGCTAAAAGAATTAGATGATTTGCTTAAAGATTTAAAAGAAAGTTCTTATTATAAGCACGGAGTATTAGCTATATCTACTTCTGATTTTAAAGATTATGAAAATAATATGAATCAGAAAATTAAATTAACCAATGAACTTCAACAATTAACAAATAAGGATACAGCATTAACAAATAAAATTAATCAAGATATACTTTCTAAAGATAAATTTAAAGCACTTAAAGAATTTGGAATTCAAACTATTTTAGATCAGCAAGAAGAAGCTGCTATGAATGGTACTACACCTGAAACAGATCCAGTTATAATTAATTTGTATGCAGAATATCAAGAAGAAGTTAATAATGAGGTAAATAGTAATGAAGATCATAAAGCTTATATTAAACAAATTAATTTAGATCAAAAACTTATTAATGAATTAGATCTAGAAATATCTAAATTTAATAAAACATATAATTATAATAAAGATACAGTTACGGATTCAGTTACAGACCAAGGCAAACAAGCATATGCAGAACCTATTTACGACTCAATAACTAAAATATTAAATTTAAATGATTATAGAGTAAATTTAAGTAACAGAGGAGATTTGGCTACAAAAGAAATAGCTGCAGAATTAGGGATAGATATATCTGAGAACGACAAATTAATGTTATATATAAACGATAATATTAAAATAGAGCAAGAAAATATTATAAAGAAACTTGTAGAGTATTATTCAACCCTTAAAAACAATAAAATTATTTCTGAGAATGATAACGTTCTAAAATCTGTGCTATGAGTTGCTTTTTCAAGGTATGTAAATGCAGATGTGTTTAATTCTACATTTAACGACTTTATAAGAGAATATAATATCGAAAATCCAGAAAATTTAAATGAATTCAGAAATAAGTTTAGAAATGCTATAATTAATTTATCATCAGGTAATATTAACTTAAATGAGTTAAATGAACTTGAAGAACTTGGAAATACTTTAAGTGACAATTTATTTGACAATCTTATATATGATTTTACTGGTTGAAATAACCTAAAAGATAATTTAGATAAAATTCAAAAGTTAAAAAATGAAACACCATCATTTGGCGTTATTGAACTTTTACGTAAGTTTAATCTAGGAGTTGGTAAAGATGTTATAAGTGTAATAGATTTACTAAATAAAGAAGAGTCGGCATTAGCAGCTAAAGATGATGTAAATAAATATATTATTACAAATCCAGCTTATGACTCGGCTTTAAGAGATATTCCTAGAGTAATGGATATGTTAGAATCTCTTATAAGCCCATTAGTTAATGGCTACTCAACAGTTTTAAACCAATATAGGACTAAAGGAGAATCAGAACCATTGATTGAAAATATCGGAGATTCAACAAGAAATATTCTTGTTTCTGATATAGAATATTTAAGAAATAAAGCAATTGCTCTAATTACCATTTCAGATAAAAATAAAGGGCAACAATTGTCTTATCATAAAGATTCTGAAAAAGTAAATAAATTAGAGCTTGTAAAAGGATTATTTATAAAACCTAGTCCAGAAGTAGACTCGTTTGCAGATTCTATTAAATCTAAATCTGGAGGGAAAATTGATATTGAAGGTGTTGCAAATGATGTTTTTGAAGACGATATACCATCAGAACTGAATGATGAAAATATCGCTTTGTTTACAAGTAATTTATTTAGGTTTGCATCTGCTTTATATAAAGAGGCGAAAAATAGCGGATTTACAGATGAGCAAATTGGAGAGTTCATATCTGAAAGTTTAACATCTTCTGCAATTAATTTAGATTCTGGAGAATATTCAAACGATCCAAATAAACACATTACTAATTTATCAACAGCGTATCTCTTAGCTGGAATGATGTCTATAGATTTTAGTGAGACCTATAAGACTATAGATGAAATTTATAAAGAAGAAAAAGATGTAGCACCGTTATGAAGTCAGAAATTATCTGAACTTATGGCTGTAGCAGCTATGTCTAATTTTAATATATTTAATGCTGTAACAGAGGGAATTAAAAGTAAGGTTGATAACTACATTAAAGATTATTCCCCTGGAAATCCAGAATATTTTAAAAATTTATCAACAATAAAAAATATGATATTTTTAAAAGGAGGCCCAGGAACTGGAAAAAGCTGGGTTGTTGATAAATTTGTAGCAAAAGCTATTAAAAAGCTTGATGAAAAAGCGGAAATAATTGTATGTGCACCAGCTCAATCTCAGTTAGATAATCTTAAAAAAGCAACTGATTCAGACGATAAACACGCAATCCTTTTAGAGGATTTAATTAATAAAATTTGTCCTCAGAAGCCTAAATATCAAGAAGCTAGCAAAACTTTTCATGCTGCACATTATAATGAAACTGATATAAAAACAGTTGGAACCGACGCTGGATTGTATACTAACGGGAAAAATAAGTATATGATTATTGATGAGGCAACATTTGCATCTGAAGGAGATTTGCAAATAATATCTAAATGAGCTGAATCAAGAAATGTTAAAATTTTACTTACTGGTGATTTAAAACAAAATGGTAAAATTGTAGAGTTTACTAACGAAGACGGCAAAACCGGAAAAGTTCTTGCAAATATTGACGATTGTATTTTAGCTACATTGCCAGAACTTACAGCGGTAATTAGAAGTGAAAACATTGCTGTGCAAAGCAATACTTTAGCCGTGGGTAATTTAGCGGCAAGATTCGAAACCGAACATAGAAAAAATAAAAAATTATCTATGTTAGAAGTGTCTAATATTATTAAAGATCCTTTTGTTTCATTACAATATTATGAGGATAAAGATAGTTTTGTTGGATGTAAGATTTTAAACTCTGCTGAAGATATTAATCATTATATATCTGACTTCTCAAAATTTGCTAAAGATAATACTGTAGCTATTATAACGGATAACCCTGCTAAATATAGTAGTGTTCCTGGAACATATAAAAACGTTGTTATTCTTGACTCTAATTCAAGCCAAGGTGGAGAATTTGATTATGTCATAATTGATAAAGATTTTAGTACGAGCAACCCAACTCTATATAATAAAGTAATGGACCTTAACACCATGATTAGTAGAGCTAAAAAAGGAATTGTTGTAAATAATCAAAATAACACTTTGGATGGTATTATACTAAATAACGAGCTTAGAGATAAAACTATTCTTGAAACGCCAACTTTAATATCTAATAATATTGATGAGTTAAAGAATTGGGATTCTATGGTTAATCAATGAACATCGGAATCTGAAGAGTCGCACAAACCAGATAAGCCATCTAATCCAGATGATAGTCCAAAAAAGCCACAAGGAGAACCAGCACAATCCAGCACCTCAAGCCCTGAACCTCCAAAAGAAGAAGTTGATGGTGGGATAGGTAATAGCTTTTTTAATGATACTCTTGACGATAAAGAAGGTGATGCTCCCGGAGTTTTATCAGCACCTCAAGACTCTAAGGAAATAGAGATAAAAGTAAATCAGGAAACAGAAAATACTAAAAAAGAAAATAAACTTAATTCAGATTTAAATTCAGTAAATAAGGAAGGAAAAGTTAGTAACAATAGAGTTAATGACGCTAAAAAAATTAATTCTAATTCTAAACCTAATTTAGTATTCTATGATAGAAAAGCATTTATTGATGAGCTAAATAGCGATAATACTGCTTTTTGAAAAACTGAAAAAGAAAATAAGTATAGTATTAGATCTAAGTTTTCTGACGATTTAAGCTATAGAAACTTTGTGCGATTGTTTTCTTCTGGAGTTATGGTTGGTATGGGTTTAGAGCAAAGACATATAGAAAAACTTGCGCTAATGAGTAATATAGATGAAGACTTTGCAAGAGCTATTGCCAATGCCTGAAATATGATGTCGGATAGTGATTACTATATATATTGTAAAAAAGTAAAAGGGCAGCAACAAAGGTCTATAATATATTTGCCATTAGTTGTTAACTCTGAAAACTATTTAATACCTATAGGAACATTTTCTGGTGTAGTACAAGGAAAACACCTTGTAAAACAAGGATGTGCATTATTTGATATTGCTAAAGCGAGCGAATTAAAACTCATGCCAGATAACGGCTTTAGAAACATTACAAATCTTCCTTATGGTCAAGTAATGTCTTCTGCTAAAGTCTTTACCGCTAATACATCTGATGGACAGTTTGGTGATAGTAAAGATCCGTTGTATGCTCAGTCAAAATGTTTTAATTTTTATAAAGACAATACTGGTAAATCGTTTACAGTTTGAACTCCTGTAGATATACTTACTGACGAGGATTTACGTCAAGTATTTAAAACTAAACAAAGCAAAGAAAATAGAACTATATGATATACAGATGTTGAATTAAGACAAAATGAAGCTTTTACAAAAGAGGATTTTGAATACCAAAACAAAAAAGCTGATTTAAAAGTAAAGCTAAATAATAAAGAAATTTCAATATCTGAATATCAGAAAAGATTAAAAGAATTAAACGAAGAATATAAAGATGTTAAATCTCTAAATCCTGAGGGTACAAATTCTTTGCTTAATTTAAACGGTAATACAAGGGTATCTAAAGCAGACGGTACCAGTGGAGATAAAATATTAATTCCAGTAAATTTAGTTGAAGCGCATAGGGTTATTAAACTTGAAGATTTGGTTAACGCTGTAGCTGTTGTTAAGTTTATAACCGGAAGCATATCTTATGGTAATTTAACTACTGAACAGAAAAATTTATTTGAAGGGAATACTAGAACTGCTGCAATAAATTATATGAAAACTATATTAGGTGATTTTGAATATGATTTATCTGCTGAAGGTGTAGTAGTAGAGCAGTCAAGAGTTAATGCCGAAAATTTGAGAAAGCTTAGAACTAAATACAGACTACTAGTTGATACTGCATCTAGGAAGTTCTTGAATGCCGTATTGTGCGCATTTAATGACCCTACAATAAATATAGACAATAAACTTACTACTAAATTAGATGAAAACTTACTATCTCTTGTACAAAGGACTGTTAAAAGTAAATCTGGAGTAGGTAATGTTAATAGGGTTGGATTTAAAATAACATTTAATGGCGGTACAAATCCATCGCATACTTATTTTGTAAAATATAATCAAACTACACAAAGTTATGATATATATTCAAAATTGCGTGAAAATGGAAGAGATGTTCCTCAGGTAAATGCTTATGAAAATACTCCTATAGCTTCTATATCTGCGGCTGGATTACAAGTTGGGGAAATGATTAAATCTAGGCTTGAATCTATTATTAAAGCTATAAATAATACAGAAGCCAATAGTTCAAGTAGACACGATTTTACTCTTGATAACTTAAGAAATTCCAATATTGTTATAGAACTAGAAACGGAAGTTACTAAACCAGATAAATCTGTTGGACATTATACTTTATCTGACTATGATATAATTTATAATTGCTTTAAAAATGTTCCAGTTTCAAGTTTTACTAAATTAGAAGAAATATTTAGGAAGGGGTATTTTAAGCACGGAATTACTTTAAATGATGCGTCTTCTATAATAGATGACCGAAGAGAAACAGTATGAGCTGATCTTCGTGTTAATAATACGACAGAAACAGATAGAGTAAGTAATGTTAAAGCAATGTTACCACCTATCTTTAAAGCCGAAATATCGGCTGAAAGCCTTATTAAGGTAAACGATGAATCAGAGATATTTGAATCTACTGATGAAAATACGGAAAACACTTCTCAACAAACAAGAGGAGATATTTCTACTTTTAAGAAAAATGTTGTATCTTCGTATATGAATACGATTGGAGAAGAAATAACAGAAGATGAAATGTTTCCATTTGATTTTAGTGAAGAATGAAATTCATTAAGTGATGTCGATTTTATAAATTATATAAACGAACAACTATCTAAACATAATATTTCTTACGCAATTACTAATTATGATTTTGTAACAGGAAAAATAAGTGGAGCAGAAGTACAAGCTGCCGGAAGTATTGATTCTACTGTAGAAGAGTCACTTAAGAATATGGGATTTACTAACATACAAAATATAAATACAAGTATAAAAGACGGTAATCTAGAAAGCGTAACATTTATGAGCAAAGGAGTTGATTATAAGTATATAATGTATGATAACAAGTTTATAAATAAAGAGCTTTTTGATAATGTAAGTAATCTAAAAACATATTTAGATATAAATATAAACTCTATAATAAATTCTTTATTAGAAAATCATGATTCAGTACTTGACTCATTATGTGATATGGCGGATTCGTTATCAGAAGATGATAATATAAAGGCGCAAGATATTATAGATAATATATATATATTAATTTCAGGTAATTCCGCAGTATTAACCAGCTGTAAAATTTAATTAAAATGGGATGTATTAGTAAACAAATTTTAAATGATGAATCTGGGCTTAGACGTATTAAACGTTGGATTAATCATAGACCAGATTGGGAACAGCAAATTAGAGACAATTATGAGAATGCTGAGGATATTATTAGAATACTTAAAAGCAAGGGGGAGAACATCTCCCTTGCTGATTTAAGTATTAATAATACCCCTAAACAGCAAGAACAAGTTAAATCTGTAAATCAATTTGCGGTAAAAGATGTATCAATAGATGTGAATTATGGAGGCGATAAAGCTGCTTTAGATAGAATGATTAGAAATTTTAGAAATAAAATTCTAAATAGTTCCGTATATAATATGGCTAAAGGTTCAATGGTTAACGCTAACTTAAAATTAAGAAACTCTGAATTTAGTAATGTTTTGAATAAAAATATTTACGATTATAAAATTGAGTTAGTGAACACTATTTGAAATCTAGTTCAAAAAGGCAGAAAAACAGTATTTGAATCACCTTACGTATTTATAAATGAAATGAATGAAGCTTTAACGGCTTATGATAATTATAAAGGAGATATAAATTCAGGTGAATATCAAGCCGCTAGAGATGCATATTCTATACTTAAAAACTTTGATTCCCTATTAGAGCAACAGGCGTCATTTATTAAAGTAAATAAAAAATACACATCAATTAATGAGGCCTATGATAAATATATTTATGAAGGTGCAAATACAGATATGTTTAAAACATGGGTGACTAAAGAGGATGTTGATATAGAGGGCCAGTTAAGTGATCTTATATCTACAATAATTGAAGCTTTTCCTAAATATAATAAGCTTGGCCAACCAATGTGAGACACTGGAATTTCTATTCCTGAATATAATAGAACAATGTCTTTATTTAAATCTTGAATAACATCTGGTATGTTAGCTTCTGATGTTGGAATCAGAGGCGGAAATGCTGAATCAACATTTAAAAAATTTAAAGACTCTATTTTCAGAATAGATATAAATACATCTGAAAGAGCAAAAGTAGCTGACGAAAATCTTAAAAAAGCATTTGACGCTTTTGTTGGAAAAGCAAAATTAGGCCAAATAAGTCAAGTAAGTTTGGAGCTAATACAAGGAATTAATGCTATATTTCAATCGGGACTTGACCAACAAATTAAAAACGCAATGCTTAATTTGATGTTTAAAACCGATGAGAATAGAGGAATAATTACAAGCACATATAACAACACTATATCAAATAAGAGTATACAAGAAAACTATATTTCTAGGGCCGTATATCAAGTTCAAGACTCTATAAATAGCGCAATAGATAAATTTAAATGGAGTAGCCCACAAGCTTATAAAAATTTAAAAGCCAAATACGGGATTAGAGTTGATTCAAATAATCACGATAAAATTTATATTGACGCATATAAGTTAACGTTAATATATAGACCTACAGGAGATATAGAAGTATGCGGAAAAGTTGGTAATGATATCGCGGCACAAATGATTACCGATATTTTAAATTTGAACTTACCAACAAACTATAATGATATTTTAATCCAAATGCGAGGTTCTAATAACTATGCCGGAGCATTGTTTAATCAGTTTAAAAATGCTATAGGCATGGTCTTATTTGCATCTGATCCCGACGCCTTTAATAGTTCTATTAATGACGATAAAAATTGGAAAAACGGTAAGGACGATCCGCTTAGAAGTGTATTTAACGTTAGAATGTTTAGTACAGGATTACAATCGGCTTCAGAAATGTTGGGAATTGGATGAGGGATTAATATAGCTAGTACTCAAAGAAATAGTTTTGGAAATAATATAGCAGCATATACATTAACTTCTCTTATAAATCAAATGGGAAGAAATATTTTAAATATGGATAGAAAAGAAAATTCTATATTTAAAGACAATCCTGTTTATAAGGAATTTTTTACCCATGTTGGAAAACCATATACTAGAATCGACGTAGATATTTCTAAAAATAAGAAAGCTGCAAGAGATTTAACTTTAAATGAGTTGGCAACTACAGGTATTTTTTACGATTTCTTTAAGAATTACAAAAAATTTATATCAGGAGCAAGTAATTATATATATTTTCAAAATAGTTGTTTCTCTGATAAAAATACACACTGATTAATTCCGTATCATAAAGATTTTAAATTAGATTCTACTAATACATTAGGTGGAACCCTAGATTTAATATTTAGTCAAAATAAGCATGATGATGGTGTAAAGATATTTATGGATTCAATATTTAATACTCGTAAAAGCGAGTATTCTAAAATATTCAATAACATAGCGTCCGATTACATTATGGCTTTTGATTATTTGGCGAATATTAATAAGGTTATTCCCGAAAGTATAAAATCTGATGTACTTAATCTAAAATCTTCTAATGCAGAAACAAAACTAAACGCATTAAGAAATATATCTAATTATGTCTCTAATAACAAAGATTTTACAGAAGTAATAAAATACGCTTTTGCTGCTAATAAACTAGATTTTACAGAGGAGTTACACTATAGTAAAGTTGGATTTAATGAAACACTGGATCATGATATACAAATGTATGTTCTAGATTCAACCAAATCTAAATTTAATAATAGAATACAGCAACAAAAGGAATTATTTGTAAAAGACTTACACGATTGTGATTTTTCATTTAATGGAGATCTAGATAATGAAACTTATAATCAAGTAAAATCTACTATTGGTGATTCTTGGTTTGATGATAACCAAGAAATGTTAATTACAAAAGACGGTAAATTAAATCCTCTACTTGAAGCATATTATCTGTCTGATATTTTATTGTCTAATGGGTATAATGATTTATTGTTTGGAAAAACATTCTTTCACCCAAATAAATACAAGCCAACTAAAGAGGAACTTGATATAAAAAATAAAACTGGAAAATGACCAGAATCTTATTTTATACATTCTGAAGCATCCAGACTTAGTGCATCATATAAAAGAACTGTAATTGCTGGTGCAACTACACATACATTTTATCCTGATACATTTGGAATATCTTCTGATATTAATTTCGCTGTAATGGAAGATTATAAAGCCGATCCATATAATATGAATGGTGTAACTTCTGGTGGAATTGATGCTATGGATGGCTCCGGATGATCGTCCCCAATACAATCATTGCTCGAAAATATGTCATTGCTTGATGCTAAGGTCGGATGGGATAAGAAAACTATTTTTGGAGATATTGATCCAAAAACAGGATGTCCAACACTTCTTAAATGAGCTGTATATGCGTTAACTAATGAAAGAAGACGTAACTCTGAATGTAGTGTGATATCTGCAAATAGCATGTTTAAGAAAATGCATAATATTGCATTTAATAAACGGATTAATATTGCTGAGTATTATAACCCAAGTAAAGGAACTACCACAACTGTTAATGGAAGAAAAGTTTCTGAAAGTAACTATATTTATTACCAAGATGTAGAATCCGGTAGTATGTTTAGAATAGATAGGCTTGAACAAGATCAAAATAATATAGTTCATATATTTGAAACAAAAGTAAATAATTTTGGACAGCCTATAGGAAACACCTTTGAAAAAAGACGAGTCCAACTTAATACTATAAATGCAATTGATGAAATATTTGGTGGCGCATACGCAATGCAAAAAGATGACTCTGGACGACTTGTGTGAAGTGACGTAAATAATAGATTGTGCGCAAATATTGTATGTAACGAGGATTTAAAACAAAATATGATTGCTTATGCTGTTAATAAATCAGCAATTAAAGTTGGAGCAAGAAATGTTAATTTAAGGTCTTCTTGAACAGATAATTCAGAATTGTTATATACAAATATGTCATTAATATTTGGTGGAGTTCAGATGGACGCAGATCACGTTTTAGGGGATGATACAGATGTTACAGAAATGTCACAAATGATTTCATCGCTTATACAATCTGGGCTAGCCAAAGAACAAGCTATTGATATTTATAAAGAAATTGGTGAGGTTGTTACAGAATCTTTAAAAAATAAAAATTATCTAGTATATAACGGAGATTATTCTGCTGTACATGAACTGCTTGGTAGAGAGTTTATTAATTCTTTTTCTAAAGGTACTAGAGATACAATGGGATTAGCTCAATCATATCTTATTAAAGCGTCTCAAGAATTAGCAAAAGATCCCAACGCAAAAATTAATATTCCGTTTAGTGACCCTACAGTACTTGGAATATTTACATCTAATATAGCATCTGAGATTAATAAGAAAGGAATTAAACGTAAATATGCTGGTATTGCATCAGTACAAGTTCCATCAAGAGGAATGATTCAATACTTCAATTATAATGGAAGTCAGATGCTTTATACAACTTTAGCTAAAAAAATTAGAGAAGCAGGATATCAATTTACAGCAAAGCAATATATAACAACTCAAAGATATAATAAAGATACTGGTAATTTTGAAATATATGGATTAAATAGGAATGGGGAATTAGCTACAGAAATACATCCTTTTATAAGGCAGGTTAATCCTTGAGAATTAGATATGGGCGATACTGTAATAGTTGTAAAAAATGGAGTTGCTTCAAAACCTATAGTTCTTGATACATGAAATAATTACGATACAATAAAACATATTACTGATGGCGTATTATATAAATGAAGTATTAGGCCAGTAGATTTAAGGCAATCCGATATAACATTTGAAGTTAATGGAAAACGTTATTCTATATATGATTTAGACTCAGTAAGAGCCACACACTATATAAAAGAACTTATTAATAATAAGCAATCTTATTTTGATTTAACTCCAGAAAAGAAGCTTGTAGTAGATAATACTATAGGTGATGCCGATAAAAATAATCTTATTAAGTTATATAAGACTGCAAATTTAAAAGTTAATGAAGATTTAAAAAAGATTAATAACGGAATTAAAATAGGTAGAAATTCTGCATTTGGGGATGTAATTGGGAGAAAATATGTTAATTTAACAGGATCAGTTAATGGTATAGAAGATATTATAATAGCAAATAATAATATAAATAACAGAGAACAATTATTTGAGGATATTATAGCAAATAGTAAAAATATTAACGTTGTTAGATTCTTAAAAAGAATTGTCCAAGAGTTTAATCTAGATCCCCAAGAATTTACGGCTGCTTATACACAGTACTCGTTAGATAGAGAAAACGAACATAATTTTTCAAATGTAAATACAAGATTTGCAGAAATCATAACTGGAAAAATAAATAAAACTCAATTAGGATTACGTGATGATGATTCTATAGCGGATATTAAAGATGCAAACTTTTTTATAAATAGAATTAAAGAAAATGAGTCTTTAAGAGATAGTAATATTAATACAAATAGTTATGATGCTGTATTAAAGGGTATTAACGGAGAAAACTTATATGTAAGGATATCGCCACTGCATACTGAAATAGATGCGGTTACCGGAGAAAAAATTCCAGAGCAGCTTCCAGGATGATTTGTAAATAATACTACGTTTGATAATGTAGATGGAAATATATATTACAAAGACAAAGTATTATGCACAGCAGATGGAAAACAATTCTATACGCAGCCAGGAGTTACCAACGTAAATAATATGGTTGTTCTAAATAGTATAGAACAATTACAAGAGCTACTTGATTCCGACTTATTTAATAGAGTTGAATATAATTATAATTCTAATAATCTAAATGAAATACTGAAATACAGAGGATATATTAATGATGAGGGTTTAGTTACAAAAGAAATAAAGTTTCATCAAGCAGCAAATCGTTTATCTCCTGTAGAGACAGACAGATTCAGACTTAGATATATAGTAGGAAAGCAGATTGAAGTTGGAACAGATATAACAAAACTTGATGTAGAATCATTGATTGAAGACCTAAACCAAGAGGTAGAATATGAAAAAGATAGAGATATTAAACAAATAGCTTATAATAGGTTTAATGCTTTTAAAAAACAGCTTGAAGTCATTGGAGCACGTATTCCAACGCAAAGTATGCAATCTTATATGGGATTGAAAATTGTGGCATTGACAAATAGCATTTATAACGAAGTATATATTCCTGCTGCTATGGCCTGGCTTGAAGGATCTAATAAAAAAATTAAAGCCAAGTTTGGAAGTATAGTGTATTTTTGCTAACTTGCATTAGCAAAAATATGTATATATGAATATTGATATCGAAAAATTTAAAGCTGAAGTAAATCTTAAGAAGAATTACCAGCAATTATCAAATGAGTTTAATTGTTCTATAAAAACAATAAAAAGATATGCAAAAGAATTAGATTTAACAGTTGCAACTAAAATTTGTAAATCAAATGATCCAGAAGTTATAAACTCAGTCAAAAATCTTTTAGAGAAAAATAAAACTAATTTAGAAATTTCTAGAGAACTTGGAATCAGTCCAACGACTGCAAGAAAATATACAAAGTTACTTGGAATGGAAACAAATACAGTAAGAAATAAATCGTTAAAAAGTCCAATAACTTTAACTAAAGAACAAGAAGAAATAATTTATGGATCTATGCTTGGAGATATGTGTTTAACGACTACACAAAAATCGTATAGATTTTCCATATCTCAAGGAGGTGGGCATGAAGAATACTTTGATCATCTAGCTAATATATTTTCTAATGTTATAGGAAAAGTAAATAAAACTCCAAGATACGATAAAAGAACCAAGTTGTTCTACAATAAATTTATGGTTAAATTTTTAGCATCTACATCTTACAAAAAGTATTATGATATAATGGTTATAAATGGTAAAAAGACTGTAACGGAAAAGTGGGCAAACCATTTAACTGCTAGGGGATTAGCTTATTGATTTATGGATGATGGTTGTGTAAACGGAATTATAGCTACAAATGGATTTGCATTAGAAGAAGTTAATTTATTATCTCGTGTAATATTAAATAAATTTAATATTCACACAGATGTTCAAAAAGTTTCAAAGAAAGAACAATGAATATTACATATTCAAGTAAAAGACAGAAAGGCGTTTGAAGATATAATAAGACCTTTCATAATTCCATCAATGATGTATAAGTTAAAATATAAATAGTTGGATCCTAACCTCGTGAACTGCGGGAAACTCCTTAGAGACTTAACTACTAACTATATATAGAGATATATATAGGGTGTAACTAATCATTACAGTATAGTAAAAAGGCTAAGTATTGGACAATCCGCAACCAAGCCTCTAAAATAGAGGAAGGCTCATCGACTATCGAAAAGCGTGCAAGCGAACCAAGTAGAGTAGCGTAAAAGCGAAGTGCGAGGCGTGTTTTTTAAACACGAAGATATAGTCAGGTCAATTATTAACGTAATTGTGCGTTTAGGACTATGATATAGATAAACTATATATGATGGGTTATGAACTTAATTCAAAAGGAGGATTTGTAGGATTCTCAAGGCTGCTTAATGACGCTTTAACTCAACAAGAATTTGATGATATTCTTGATTTACCAAAACCAAATGGAATAAAATATGTAATTGGAGAAAATTCTGATTCTGGATTAAGTGAATTGGATGTTTTAAGTGTTATCGGGGACGTGGCACAAAGAGATTATACATTACTTAAAAATGTAATTAATTCTGATTCAGATCAAGTGCATTTTAAACCAGAAGTATCAAAATCTAGTAGATACCGATTCTTAAACATTCTTAATAAGCATAGTCAAACTAAATTATCTAATTATACTAAAGAGGCTGCTTTAAGAAATTCTGTTGTGTATAAAATTAATACACTGCTTAGAAATGCAAGATTATCTCCATTGGCACATAAATCCGTGGATGATAGTATGGCGCTGTTTAGAAATATAGCGAAGAAATCAATGCTTGCAGCAACAGAGCTTTCTCTATCATCTGATAATCCTCTTGTTAAATTCCTTATGCAAACTCAAAATATGGTTGGTAAGGATGTAATTGGTATTACGGCGGTTGGAATGAAAGTATTCTTTGGAGTTACTACTGCATTAAATCAAACAATAACAGATTTAGTTGAGCATATAAAAACAAAGGATTTTGTTTCAGCACAATCAGATTTTCAAAATTTATTGTTTAAAGATCCTATTACAGGACAAGATATAACATTGGCTAATTTAAATTTTGAACCATTGCTTGATTTGCTTAATAATTTATCAGAACAAGACAAATTAGATGTAAATAATGCTTTGGGGGATTATTTAAATGAATTGCCAAAAATAATAGAACAATCACAACACACCGACGCAGCGGAAGCAATCTCAGGTTTGCTATCTGCGGCCACTGATTTTTGTAGCAACAAAAAGAAACACTTGCATATTTAAATTTTTATAAGTAAATTTGCATAAACTTAAAATATATTAATTATGCAAAAAATTTCTGAAGAAAAAATTAATCAAATGTATGAACTTTATAAACAAAATTTTAATAAAGTTCAAATTTCAAAACAATTAGGAGTTAATGAAGAAACCGTTAGAAAATATTTAACAAAAAGATTTAATATTCCTCTTAAAGATTATTCTAAAAAAGTAGATCAACAAAAATTTGAAGAACTCTGAAAACAAGGAAAAACAGATAAAGAAATATCTGATTTTTTTGGAGTTTCTGAATTGACGATTAAAACTTATAGGACAAAAGGCGATAACGCTGGAAAATTTAATGTTGTTAGATATTTTTCACAAACAGAACAAAAGCTTACGTATGAACAAGATCAATTTATTAGAGGATCTCTTTTAGGGGATTTAAATTTATCTAAACCAAAGACAAATAGACATATAAACTCTCGTTTAGCAATTGTTCAATGTGAAAAACAAAAAGCGCTTTTTATAAAAAAAGTAGAAATTTTAGGAGATTTTATGGGAAATTATAAATTAGTAGTCCCGAAACCTGATACTAGAACAGGAAAAATATATACTTCTTATAGAGGAAATTCGAAATCACATAAAGTTTTTACGGATTTATATAATGAGTTATATATAAATGGAAAGAAAACAGTAACAAAAGAGTTTTTAGATAAAATAACTTCTCCTACAGCATTAGCGTTTTGATTTATGGATGATGGAACTTTTAATGGAAGTATTGCAACTAACGGATTTTCAGAAAACGAAGTTGATTTGTTAATTAAATGATTATCTGAATACTGACATATAATTTCGTATAAAGAAAAAAATTTAAACAAATTTATAATTAGAATATCCGAAAAGTCTAGAAAATATTTCGATAATTTGATTAAACCTTATATAATTCCAGAAATGGAATATAAATTAAAATACAAGTAATAAGACAATAGTTAGTGGATAAAACCTCGTGAACTCAGGGAAACTCCTTAAAGTCTTATATACCAAGCAATTATAGTAATATAATTGTGGATGAAGTAACTACTCATGTATGGTAACAAGTATAAGAATTGGACAATCCTGATCTAAGCTTCTGAAAAGAAGAAAGAGCAACGACTAATTTGTAGGGTTTAAGTAAACCCGAAGTGCGAGGAATCTAGAAATAGATTAAGATATAGTCTGATCTTTTACGAAAGTAAAAGAGATTATACGGAAACGGTATAATCGTAACACAAATGAATGCTAAAGAGCTAATATTAGCCAAAATTAACGCTACAGCCGATTTTGCTGATGCATGAACATTTTTGATTTCTACTGGAAGAACTCCAGAAGAAATATCAAAAATTATGATGTCTCCAATATTTTCTGTAGTACAAAAATATAGTCACTCAAATCTATTCTCAACAATAGGCTTAACTAACAGTAAAAAAACAGCTATTGAATTTACACTAGGGTTAAAACAGTTATCTGGTATAAATCTTAGAGATTTAAAACTTATAGTTGGGGCTTATAGAGGTAAGGGACTAACTTGAGATAATAAATGTTTCATAGATAAATTGTTATATGAAACCGAGAATGGAGAGATTAAATTAGATTCTACTGGAAATCCAATTAGGAGGCAAGTAAAATTAGTTGATGATAAGTATTTAAGTTCAGAAGACGGAATATTTGTTCAGGGAAGCGAAGTACGTAAAAACATGTTTGAGTTATTTAGTGATCCTAATAACGCCAATAGTACAATAATATCTAAAATACTTCTTGAACATATTGATTATTTAAGAAAACATTCATCTGATTATAATGTTAATTCTGACGATTCGGATTATGATCCTAGTATAGAGGAAGACTATAATGAAATTGAAAATTATGAAAATGATTATCAAGATCAAGAATACGACTTAGAAAATGATGAGTTAAACGATGAAATAAATAATCAAGTTAATAATTCCGACTTTGGGTCTGATATAAAAATTAAGGTTACTCTAAATTCTCTTAATAATATAAGAAGATATGTATCAAAATGCATAATTCCTAAAAATGAACAAATCGCAAAAATTAATGAACAGGATCCAGAAGCTATTACAACTTTGACTGATTTCTATAATAACGTTCTCCCAGCGGTTGAAGAGCAAACAATCTTGGGGGCAATGCTCGGAGTAAATCAAGGACTTAAGAGTAAATTATCAGATTTTATAGGCGTCCTTAAAAGAGTTGAAAACTTTGTAAACGCAAGAATCCCTAGAGATCAAAATGGTCCAATATACGAAGCATTTAATATAATTAAATTTTTAGAGGATGATGAGTACAGGCAAGACTGAATACAAAATTATGCATCAATGAAATCTTATAATAATATATTAAGAACTATTTCAGAAGTACCTAATTTTGCATCAATGTATAAACAAAATGCTTTAACATATAGATTGGAATCCCATTCAGCAAGAAATAAAATTAATATTAAACTTGAAAAAGCGATACTTGAGTATAATAGACGTGGAAGTTCTGCTACTAGAAAGTTAACTGGTGATGAATGAAGCGTTATGGATAAGTATACTAGAGATTTAATTTTAACTAATTGATTGCTTACACAGAATATTAGTTTTACAATTCCAAGTAATCAAGATTTTTACGATAATGGAAATCTTGTATATATAAAAGATGATATTGATGATAATGGAAATGTAATTCATGATCATTCTGATGCAAGAAAAATTAATTTAAATACATTTAGTGGACAAGCTTCATTTATAAGATACTTTGAAAATACATTATTTGACATATTAAAACAAAGGTATGCTAATGATGAAGATAAGAAAGCATTTTTAAATAATGTCGTAGCATCTCCGGATTTTAGTAGTGTTTATAACCAAAAAACACATCATTTAAAGCTATCTATTAATTCTATGCTTGCAGATAAAAATCAAGGGTTAAAAACTATATACAGTGAAATCCTAAAAGCATTTAATAATCTTTCCACAGAAAAGATTCCAGAACTAAATAACATGACTTTTGGAGATGCTTTATTTATATACAATTCTCTTGTTTATAAGAATGCATTTACAGAAAAAGGATTTACCAGATTATTTGAATCGCTAATATTTGATGAAAACTCAATAATTAATTCTTATGTAAGCTTTTTATCTGACCTAGATAGTAATACTATCGATACAGGATCTGCGAATGATCTAGATAGCGATCTTGAAATAAACGATAACGGAACATTTACTTGAGGAATGATAAGAGGTAATATAAATGATTTTCTTAGAAGATTGGCATTTAATCAAGTATCTGCTAATAAATTTGGGGTATCACTTAATAAAGATTCTGAAAAATCTATATCAGAATTAGCGTTTCAAGATATGTTTGGGCGTCCAACTAAAAACGAATATGGAATGGACAAACCATCTATTTATATAGGTGTATCTAATGCAAATGATTGAACTTCAGAAATGCCTTGTATGACACAAGATTTTGAAGATGCTACATTTAGTTATGGAGAAAATTATAACCAATCTAATTGTTATAGGTGAAATTCTGAAGTAGTAATAAGAACTGTTATTGACACTCTTGCAGATAGACTTAATTTGACAGTTGGGGACAATTCCGATTCCGATATAGTTTTATTTGATAGTAATAAATTACCATCATGAGCGGAATATAATAACGGAGTAGAATCACCAATAAGTTATAAGAGTTTCTCTGATTATATGAGAGTTATGAGGAGTTCTGCATTTATTAATAATGGTAAAATATTTATTAATACTAACAAAATGAATGTGGATACAACAGTACACGAACTAATGCATATATTCTGTGCAAATCTTAAGTTTAATAAAAATGAGGATATAGTTAAACTATATTACGATGCTATTGATGCAGCTAATAATTTATATAAAACTAAAATGCGCAAAGAATACGTTGAAATGCGAGAGCAATACAATGGTGATTATGGTTCAGATTTCAAGGAAGAGTTGCTAGTTAAACTAATGTCAGATCAATTTACTCATTCATTTAAAAATAGTTTTGGATCACAAAAATGAGTTGATGATATAAAATCTGAAATAGTTAATACAATTAACCAAATTTTTGCTTCAAATGTAAAAGAGGATATAAATGTAAAGAAATTAGGTGATACAAGATTAGCTGATTTCTTGCAGGCATTTAATTCTAAATTATTTGATACAGATGGAAATAACCTTTTAGCAAATATGCAGCTTGATCAAGAAATGAAGACCATTAAGCGAATTCTTATTAATAATGCAGAAGATCCTACTAAAAATAGTAAAATAGAATATAATTGTTAATATGCCTAATTGTAATATAAACTTAGTCTTAAAAGGCAAAGTAAATACTACATTTAATAGCGATAGAGAGCTTGATGCAGAATTGCTGCATCGAGCCTCATCGCTTAAAAATTTGTATTTAAAAAGTAATAAAAAATTAGATAAAATATTTCAAACGCTATCTCCTCAAGAAGATGCTGAACAAAAAATTAATGAGATTACTAGTATTTATAATAAAGCGTTAAAAGAGCGTGGTATTAATAAATCTAGAATAAAGTTGAAAGACGAGTTTGAAGAAGCTATAGAAGGAGACGATGATTATAATGGAGGTAAAATTTCTGGAACTATATCAATGTCTAATATAGTAAGCTTAATTGGAGGCAAAAAAGACTTGAGTGAAGCAGCAATTACAGCTATTAATAAAGGTTATGAAGAAAACTTTAGAGTAAAAAAGTGTAAAGAACTTGGCTTAGAAGATTCAGAAATATATAATCCTACAATTACGGCTTTGTGAGAGCATGAAAAAGCTAAAAATATTTTTTCAGCTGAAATTGGTGAGGATGTTCATAAAATAATGGAGTTAATATTTAGACAAGTATCAGATCCATCTATTAAAATAGACGAAAGCTCTTGTAAATATTTTAAGGGCTCGGTATTTACAGATACTTATAATGTGCTTAAAAATATTGCTGATAGAATTATTAAAGAACATCCAAATGCTAAATTCTATCCCGAATTTAGTGTATTATCGAAAACTTTAGATAATAATACACAAGAATCTCTAAAAGCCGCTAATGCGCCAGGAGTTACACAATGCTCAGGACGTTTGGACTTACTTATTTTAAATGAAGACGGATCTGTTGAAATATATGATTGAAAATCATCATTAAAACCAGTAGGAGATTGAGCTGAAACAAATAATAAAGTTTGTAACGAACACGGTTGACAATCTTCTGCTAAAAAAGCCTCTAATTTACTTCAAATTGGAGGTTATGCAGCCATACTTGAACAATATGGTCTAGACGTAGGTGATAAAAAGTTAGTAAATTTTAAACTGGATTTTGATGTTGAGAAAGGCTCAGACGGAAAATGACATCCAGTTAATGTTAAAACAGTTAAATACGATACTCCTGTTGTTGGATCAAAAGGAATATTGCAAACATCTTTGGCAACGTCAAAACAACGACAAATGGAGTATGTATTTACTAATAATAAATTTATTGATACAACATCATTAAATCCATCTAACGAGATGCTTAAAAATTTGTTTCCAGATACTGATTTGGCTAATACCAAAGTACAGCAGTTTAAAGCATCTATTGATTATTACAAGAAAAAACTTAATTTTATTAGAGAAATAACTGATCCTAATAGTAGTGCTTATAAGCAAGGTTTTAGATTCTATTTTGTAAAAGATGGGATTCCAACTCAAAGTAAAAACCTTGTATTCTGTAAAAACATGGAAGATGTTGACAAGCAACTTGAGAAGTATGTTTCTGAAATAGAAAAATTCAAAAGCACAGAAATGACAGCTTTTGCAAAAAACTTACAAAAGGTAATGGATACTAAAGGTCAGTCTGATAATGCTATATATGGTGATTGGCTTAATGCATTTGGTGAAGAACAGCAACAATTCTTAATAACAGAATTTAAAAAATATTATAATAATGGATGAAACTTTGTTGCAGATGACGCATTAAATTCAAATGGAATATTTTTATTTAATAAAAACGACCAAATGGATATGATTATTTTGGATTCACATAATGTCAGACAACAATTAACCATAAACGGACAAACAAATATATGCGGAACAAAACTTAAAGATGGTGAAGATGGGACCGATCCATATAACCTCTTTAAAGCTGAATATGGTAATTTGTTACTAATGAAAGGAGTGTCAATTATTGCGTCAAATCCAAAACTTTTAAATAATTGTAAACTAAATACAATGAAAGTTATAAATCCATGACATTCTACAGAATTTATGTCATATTCTAATTCTAAACTTGTTAATAACTGAAACTTTTTAGCAAGGCATAATTCTGAGTATAAAATTCCAACTGTGTCAATGGATTGATTTTTTGATGACGTATCATCTTATATGAATGTTGTTCTTGAGTTAAGTAACAGTCTTGAAAATAATATATTTATGGATAAAGCAAGACCTACTGCTGAAGATGCAAATTATAATAATGATACAATATCTGAAATGATGTGAGAAATGCGTAAGAATTACAAACAAACTTACGATGATCCACACACAGTTGAAGGAGCTGTTTATTTTAATTTATCACAAGCTTTACTTGCTTCTAATGGAATATCATTTACAGATGAAGAAGATTACGGTAAATATTTAAATTCCGGAATTATTCCTTCTGGAACTTATATTACAGCGGCAGACCAATCTAATTCAGTCGGAGTTAGAACAATGGGTAAATTAATGTCTAGATATAGAGACTTATATACTACTGAATTCACTAATATTGCAACCCAATTCTCGGAACTTGTAAGTAAGGTATTTAAAGCATGGGGCTTTAATCCTAGTATAGATAGTCCTACTGCATTTTGAAAACAATTTTTTGAGTTAGGAGATAATAATTCTCCTAATCAAAAAGGTTTTAGATTAAAAAACCCAAATAGCTCATTTTTTACTACAGGAAGAACTAAAGAACAAACAGAAAGTGCCCAAAAATTAATTGAATTTATAGGTGATTATATGTTTAATTTTAAAAACACTAAAATGGGGCCAGAGCAAATTGAAATGGCAAAATTAAATGGATCTTATTATGAAATGCCTTTACAAGAAGCGAATACTGGGCAATTTATAAGAGACCAATATAAATCTAATGGTATTAAAGGTGTTTTAAAAGGAATAGTTCAAAATGTACGTTATAGAATTAAGCCAGCTGAGGAAGAAATATTTAGAGGCGGAAGAGTAAAACAAAGGCAATTTGAGAAAGAGAAAAGTGAGTACGCAGGAGCATTTAATAGATATACAGATATAAGTCCGAGAGAAAGAGAAGCATTACTTTTAGACCCAAATAGAGTATGAAATACAGATATTCAAACATTGTTTCTAGAAACCGCAGCCGCAGCTTGTGTTACAAAAGCATCTAAACAAATGATTCCACAATTTTTGGCTTACAAAAGCGCTGTGGTATGAGCCAATAGTATTGGTGGAGCTAAAACTCCAGAGCTTCTAGAATGAATGGATAAATACGTAGATAGTAAAGTGCTTCGTAGGAAAATTATGGATGAATCTCTTGATACAGTTAAAGATATAATAAATGCATTAAAGGGTTTTACATCATTCATTACTTTAGGTGGTAATACTAGAGCTTTTGCGAGAGAGATGATAGTAGATATATACCAATCAAATACTAGAGCATTTACACAACAGCTACCAGGTGTAACAAACTCTGATTTTGCTGAAGCGGTAGCCCTTGTTGGACGGCATAAACCATTGACTCTTGAAGGCGAAAATATAATTACAGATATATGCAGAAGAATGGCAATGTCTTCATATTCTATGACAGAAATGGCAGAGTCTAGTAAAATTAAAAAATATGGAATTAGACAAGGATTCGATAAAATGGCATATTGGACCTCTTCTCTACCTGATGACTATTTTAGAATGGCAATTTGTGTAGCAAAAATGTTACACGATGGATGTTTCGATGCTTATGTAGAAGATAAAGACGGAGTACATTATGAAATATGAAAGGATAAACGATTTAATAAGCTATTTGATTCTAAAGGGAATATTATAGAGTCAAAAGATACTGATGATATAAAAACCTGAACGGAACAAAACGAATTATACAAACAATATATTAACGCTTGAAAAATACAAGGAATAGATATTGAATATGGAGATACGTTACCAGATTGCTACTCGCCAGAAGAAAAAGCAACATTAAGAACAGCGGCATCTAGTTTGTTTGGATTCTTTGATACAGAAGATAAGTCTTTATTAACAGCTACTTTACTTGGTTCTGCATTTATGCAATTTAAAACATTTATGAGTGCTAAAATTAATCAGCACGCTAAATCGCCTGGATTCGAAAATCAGTGAAGGACATATATTGAAAAAGATAAAGACGGGAAAGAAATATGAATGATAGCTAGCACGGAAGAAGAAATAGCTAAGGGAGTTCCTCCGATTCAATATGTTACAAAAGATGAAGTAACTGAAGAAGATATTAATAATAAAAATGCGAGACCTGTATTTGTAACAGAAGGAACTTATACTAAAGGTATGATACAAGCTACAGGAAGCGTTTTAATGCAAATAGCAAATTGTAAGTCTCAAGAAGAATTTAATAAAATACTTAGTGATCCTATTAACAGAGGCCAATTATTAAATGGCCTTATGGATACTTTAGGACTATTAATATTTGCTGCATTAATTAAAGCTCTATATGGAGAAGATGTTGTAAATAATAAATCTGAGCAAGATTGGTGAACACAATGATCCTATGGAGTGCTTATGGGATTTGCAGATGATGGACCAGTTAATAAAGTAATAGGAAGCGTAGCAGGAAGTATAGAACCACCAGCAATTGGAATTATACAACAATGAGCTAATACTGCTGGATCTGTTTTATCTGGAAGTAAATCTATTTGAAATGGTTTAGTTTCATCATTTGGTATGACTAGAGAATGGTCTGGTGCAGGTATTTTAAGTAAACAAAATTAGAGAAAAAATAAGCCCCTAATACCAATTAAGGTACTAGGGGCTATATTTTTACTTAGATTCTTCTTTTTCAGAATACTTTTCTACTTTATTTTTAATAAGTTCTATTGTAAGTGGACGAATATGCTCATCTATAACTCTTTTATATATACTTTTAAAAGAGTTGATATCTGGAGTTGTTCCATATTTTTCTAGTGACGCATCTAATGAAACAACCGATGCAACCATACCAAAACATCCACCAAATAAAAATGCAATTATAAGAAGAATAATAACCGCGAGTATTGTAAACACAATTAACATAAACATTTAATTTTATTAAAAAGATCTTTTAATGTTTCGGAATTATCAATTATATAATCGAACATATTAGACTTATATAACATATATATCTCCTGTTCTGAAGCGTGGTTCCCAGGAATAGCGGAAGGACGATTTATATAAATAGTAATTCCTTTTCTTTTTTTAATTTCATCATATTCAACTTTAAATCGCATATCAGATACAATAATATTGTCATAAATATTGTTTAAAGTTGATTCGATTCATAATTTATCTCCAAAAATATCTCTTGCTATATTAGTTCCAAAAGCTTGTAAAAGTTGTCTAATTGTAATAAATTTTGTTTTAAAGAAACTAAAATCTTTACTTTCGAGCATTTTATTAAACTTGTTATCTGAAATTGGAATTGCAGAATTAGTTAGAACAATCGGATCGAACATAATACACCAGCACTCTTTAAAGTACCTTTTATCAAACATTTTTCTATCAATTCCAGTAATCCCAGATAAACAATCCTTTAAATGATCTGCAAATGAAACTATTTTATATTTATAATTTATATAATTTCCAAAACATTTATAACATCAATATTGTCTAAGTACTTTAGGAACACTTAGACAATATTGCAACATTTTAGAAACTTCATCTTTTCCTGAGTTTTTTAAACCACCTATAGCAATAAGTTTATTATCCTGTAACATTATATGAGATGTTAATTCCAAATTTATCTACAAAACCAGCTCTTTTAAGCTCATTTACTGCACTATCCAAATAATACTCACACCCATTTATATAAGTGTCTTTGATTAGTAACTTGTCTTCATCTGTAACAGGGTCATTATCTCTTGGAACAATATTATACATCCTTAATGGAAAAGAACCAAATCCTCTCCAACCTATAGTATTTTTGACTTGCTCTATACCTACGCTATTCCATTCATTTAAGTAACGAACTTTATTTTCTCTAATTCCAAGCATAAACCTAACAGCATTAGGGGTTTTAGATATATTAAATCCTGTAAGCATTTTTAGACCTAAACCTCTAGTTGTTTCATCGGAGGAATCAAGCATATCACATATAGATTTATATGTATCCGGAGTTAATGCTCCAAAGTTATTATTAATAATCTTATCTAGCATTTTATCAGTAATTATGCATGTAGTTTTATTACTCAATACCATATCTACAGCTTTACCGAAACCACATAAAATACTATCGTTTGTACAATATCTTACAAATACTACATCTTCAGGAAATATCCTAGATTTAATGTTATCAATATAAGATTTTTGATCTTTTAAGAACAGTTCTTCCTCTTTTGTCTTTGACCAAGGCGATATATAAATATTTGATTCAGTAAGAAGATAATAACATTCTTTTCCTCTATATAGAATGCATCTATTATTTAAAGAAGCGTCTTTCCATTTATTGCTAATAACTATATAATCAGCTTTATCAGGAGATAAGCATCTACTAAATTTAGTATCAGACAGCTTAAATCTTGGAAACTCAGAACTAGGTGTAAAATATAGTTTATAACTAGATTTAGAACAATCTATATCTTTAGTGCAACTTTCTATATATCGTGTAATATTAATATTTTTTGTGTATAAAGCATAATCGTTACACTTATGAAAAGTTGAGTTGCTAACACCCCAAAAGTTAGAAATATTAAATTCTGAAGAAAGCCTTCTAGTATCACAATTAACCTTAACTGGAATATTATTATACGTTATCATTACAGTACTTTATTTCTAATTTTAGTGTTTAACATAAACTTATTAGTCCTATTTGGGAACTTCTTTATAAGATTCCTTATAATATCAAAAAGAAAATCCTCAGAGAAAATCATTTTCTCATCTGGATTATCGTTACATTCGATAAGTTTAAGCAATCTATCTTGTACAACGTCTGTTTTTGCTTTAGCCTGTTCAAAATAATAAGCCGAATAATTCAACAATCTTGTATGAAGTATTGCGGCTACATCAGGTCTATAAGTTCCATTAGATGTATATACACATTCTATAAGTTTATCTTTAATAGAATCCCAAGGTTTAAGTAATAAATCTTCTGGAGATATAAGTTTATCAAGCTTATTTGCTATAAATGTGGTAAATAAACCACCTATAATATTATCTTTATCATCTACAAATGCTCCAGATGCAATTTGATTTATTAAAGCAAGGTTTGTAGGAGTTTCCCAATCGGATATACCTGAAATGGCATTTGCAAACATTACATAATTTCTAGCATTAACTGCGTGTTTATGTTGCTCGTTCTCTTTCATTAATTCGTAAGAATATTGTAAAAAGAAATTAATCCTATTCTTAATATATTGGCTTTTTATCCAATATTTCTTATATTTTCATATAAGAGGAGCATATATCTTCACCATATGGTGCCCCGCGCTCGTGTTGCTTCATAATCCGTTCTGGATCGTTTGCATTATGCGTTGAACCTTCTACTTATTCCTAAGCAGCTTGGCTGCAGATTGTCCAATTTTCAACCTTTTTACTATTTCCAAGTAATTAATTTGGCCATATATATATTACTATACATATTTAGTAGTTGAAACTCTAAGGATTTTCCTGCAATTCACGGGGTTACGAACCTATAATTTTTTTAATATTCTATCTTTATATTTATAACAAATTTCATTATCTATAATTACTTTACTTGCACTACTTTTAATAGTTTTATTAAACGCCTCTAAAGTTTCTCAAATTCCAACTTGATTTCCGTCAATATCATATTCTACAACAATAAATTTTCGTTGTTTTTTTCTATTAATAGAGTTATCTAACTGCTCAGCATGCCCACGAGCAATTCTATATTTGTTAAAAAATCCCGAGGAATTATTTAATCTAACTCAAAGAAAATTATGTTTTTGTCGCACCTCTTTTAGAGTTAATCCTGGGAAAAGATATTCAGATAAATCTGTTATAGATTTAAATGTTTTTAATCTTTTGCCATATAGATCGTACAAACTACATTCTTTTCGACTTTTTTCTCCGGAATTTGATCGATATTTTGGAATTTTTTCAGAAAACTCTCGTCTTCACTGAAATTTACCCGCAGATTGGTTACGTAATCCATTTTCTGGGCTAAATCCAAGAACATGAATTACTTCTGCTGAGTTTTTTCATTTTTTTATAAAATTACCATCTAAATCATACTGATAGATAGGATTTTCAATATCTACAAAAATTCCAAAATCAGAATACGGATGTAGTTGAGTATTAAAATCAGGAGAATATTTTGTTATAAATTCTTCCTCGGTCTTTAATAAAATTTCTTTGTAATCCGCAGATTTAAATGGTATGATTCTATTAAAAGATTTTAGAATTTCAATTTCGAAATATTCAGCTCCATATTTATTAAAACAATTTTGCATTTGGCTACTATTATGCCTGTTGCCTAATAAATCGTTTCTATGATCTTTTACTCTTTTTCGAAAAGAAATTGTACTCCCAATATAAAACTTATTGTTTTTAGTACAAGTAATTTTATAAATACAAGATACTTTTGGGCAATCTTGATATTTTACAGTAAATAATTGCATAAAATTTATTTTTTAAGGTTAAAAAATTAAAATTATATGCAAATATAGTGAAATTTATTTAAGATAAAAAATATTATTTTTTTAAGCTCGACCATCAATTTGAGCTCGTTCTGCCCATTGAGACCAAGTATTAATGTCAAATTTTATTCTAAACTTCATATAACGGCTCTGCATGGCATCATCAAGATCGCTAACATTGTAGGATCCATCATTAGGGTTCTCTGTCATTATAATTGTACTATACTTCGGAAGTTTCCATGAAATATACTCTTGACGGCATACTATTTCCATTGCAGCCTGTGCTATAGCTGGAGTAACTCTAGTCCAATCATCTAGAACGATAATCGACGATTTTTCTGGATCTAGGGATTTAACCCAAGCAGGAATAGCATAACTCATTCTAGTTTCAGATGTTAGCTTATATCCCATCTGTGTATAAGTTGGAATAAGCTCTGCTGATATCCACTCACAACCTTTTTCATCATTGCAAACATAATGTTCCTTTAACGGCCAACCAACAAGGTCGCTAGGATCGCTAATCTGGCTTAGATTTATTTTAACATAGTTACAATTAAGCTTAGATGCTATTTGGTCACATACTGATGTTTTTCCTATTCCGGCAGGAGATTCTAGGCTCACAGAAATAGGATATTGTCCACAGTCTTGTAGAGTACGATTGTTTTTAATTATATATAAAAGCAAGTCCTTTGCTTCACTTAAATTTAATTCCATTATTCTTTTGGCATATATATTGTAGTCCCTGGAAAATCTTGGTGTTGTCCTACACCTGATATAACCCAAACTACATCTCTTGTTTTGTGTAATTCATTTAAATAAAATTCACCATCAGTAAACATCACTAATGTTGAAAATTCTTTTTTATTGCTATTATAGTGATCTATAACTGGATTTAAATCAGTTCCACCTCTACCACATATCTCAATTTCAAATTTACCATTGTATTCCCAAGTTTTTGTAATCCTTGTATCACACTCATCAATAGTAACTTTAACTCCGGATCTCCATAAGTGATATATTTCTGAAAAAAAGTCCTTTAATTCAGACATACTAACACTTCCAGAGGTATCAATTCCAACAAGTATATGGGGTTTTCTAATAAATCGGACACCTCGACCGTCGGGAAATCTTCTAGACGGTCTCATTTTAGTAAGTTTAAGTTCAGATGTAATTAAATTTCCAATCACTCTTCTAAAATATGCTTTCCAATTAAATACTTGTTTCTTTATTTTAAATAAAGAATCAATATATTCTTTAAATTGTCCTGGAATATTTCCGTAAGTTTTCTTGACTTGTTCGGCAGTACTTTTAGCAATAAAATCAACTTGATTTGAGATTAATTGCTTTTCAGACTCGCTTATATCGCTAGCCTCCTTCCAATTAGAATGGTCGTCTACTAATTCTCCTACACCATTTGACATAGACTCATTTTGAGGAAAGTCTGGTAAATTATCATAATACCATTTAGTTCCTTTAAATGAATCGAAGTTAAATAATGCAGGATAAACATAAGGGATTTTCTGTAATTCTGGTATTGCAGAATTAACTTCTAAGTCAGCCGCATAGTTAAATCTTGTATGATTACTATATTCTGGACCATATATAGGATGTTTATATATTATATGGCTTACCTCGTGTTTAAGAACTGCTATAGCTTCAATTTCTGAAAGGGTTTCAAAAAAATCTTTATTAACAGCTAATTCAAAATTAATCCCATTTAATCTAACGCCAGCAGTAGGAACTTTATCACTATAAAATCTATTTAAATTTAACATAAAGAGCCCATAGAAGGGCTCCTTTATGAGTAAATTTTTAACACATCTATCTAATTCCATTTTGCCGTAACATGATTATCACCCCACTTTGGAGGGTCGGTATATATTGGAGTATATGTCCAATTCGATATAGGAGGAACTTCATTATATAGTTCCTTATACTCTTGAACTGTTAATTCAAGAATTTCTCCGTTTTTCTTAATTAGTTTCATTTTTACTAGTCTCTAATTCTACATTAGTATCTTGTATATCATTTGGTACAATTATACATTTCTTTATAAAAAGATTTAGAAGATTTTCTGGTCCTCCTATTTTATTTATAAAAGCTGTAACTAATTGCTCCCTAGTAGGCTCTGAAGAAACTTCTAATTCCATACAAAGCCTATTAAAATATATATTATACTCCACAGTTAAATTGTTGTTTTAAATTATCAGCAAGTACTTTAAGATCTGGATGAGCTCTTTGTGAGCATCTAAGTTCAAAGAAATGATTCCAATCAGATTCAAAACCACATACAAACATTCTAGTTGCCGTGTCATTAGGTAATACACCTCTAGCAAATTGAGGTTTAATACCTTCATCAAGCAATTTAAAATATTGATATTCGCACGCTTTCATAGTTCTATACCAACAACGAGTTGGATCAGACATTTTAGAATAAGGCTTATCTATGTCTTTAATCCAAGTTGGCTGAATAAATTTAACGTTATTATCAAATTTATCTGCGTTATATGCGCAGTATCTTTGCGACTCTTGAATAAAAGACATTGTTCTATGCCTTACTATTTCATTAGCTATAGCTCTAGAACAAATAAATTCAGCGGTTACTCGTTTTTCGTGATATTGAGTTGGTTCACAAAGATAATTCAAATCTTGCTCCCAACCGTTTTCAACGATTACTCGCATATTAGTTGTAATATATTTATCAAGATTAAATACTTTTACAATGCTATACTTATTTGCGCTATATTTACTAAAATCAAATAAAGAGCCGGATGGCACTTTAAGATAAACAGTACCAAACTCAAATACACTTAAATGTCCATTCTTTTTAATCATAGCACAGAACTCTTCTGCTGTACGATTCTCATAAAGAGGACTATCTTCAAGATTTTCTTCTTTATAATTAGAAAGTTCTGGGAATAAATTAACTAGTTTATGCGGAATAGATACATAATATCCTTCGTCAAAAAACGGACCTTCTTTTACAAGAATTGAAGGATTAGCTTTAAGCAAATCAATATTTTCTGATTTAGGTATTCTAAAATACTGAGTCCCCACACTAGCATAACTAACCCTTCCAGCTTCCTCAATACTACGATAAATATCTTTTAATGTATATCCAGATTGCTTTATTTTTACACTACTATTAATTATTTTCATCGTCTATAAAATTATAATCATACCCCATATTTTTAGAGTACATCGCATGTAAAAGATCTATTGCTTCCATTCTTGTATTTGCTGTTATCTCTACTATTCTATAATCATCTGTATGATTATTTACTTCAAACATAAATTTAGACATAATTATTATCTTTAATAAAATTAACCAAATCATTTTTTGAAATAAACCCTACATGCTTATTAACTTCTTTATTTGACTCGTCTAATAAAACAATAACTGGAAGACTTTTAATATTATATTTATCACACAAAGAATCATTTTCGTCGGCATCTATTTCTGTAATTGGAAGATAATTAAAGTCCTTTAATTCTTTTTGCAGCAATTTACACTGTGAACATCAGTCCGCGTGAAAAAATAAAATTTGATTAATCATTTTGTTTAATACTTATTTTAGCGATTTTTTCTTTTAAGAGAGCATCATCTGTATATTTTTTAAGTATCTTATATACAGGTTCTTTATATTTTTCAAATAATTCTATTTCCTCTTGTTTTGTTTTACATTGTTTGCAGAGTTCGTAATAATCGTTACATACGGAATAATTTTTTATTTTATGATATTCAATTATTTGGATTACGTAATTAATATCCTTTAAAAGTTGATAACTACATCCTATACTAGATTTTAATGGTTCTAGTTTTAACTTTTTATCAATATATTTACGCAAATCAACAGGAATGCATCTACTTAGAAGTTTTACATATTCTTTAATAATATACTTCTTTCCAAGGCAAGAACATTTCCATACCAGCAAATCATTATTAACCCCCAAATCCATTCAGTCATCTACTGGTAATGCGAAGATATTTATATCTTGAGGTAAATCTTCTAAATTAAACTTATTAGTATAAACAATTATATAATTATCATACAAATAATATGGAAATAAATTATAAATATATAATATTTCTTTATTCTCTATTAGATGTATTAGATCCATTTATTTTATTCCATAATGTGTCAAATGATATTTGACGTTGTTTAAATAGATATTCTTCTATTAAGTCAGAATTAATCTCACCAAATATATTTGTTAATAATAATCTTAGCATATATTCATAATTAGAAACTATGTAATTAAATTCTTCTGATTTATTTTCATAATTTCTTAAATGTATAAGATTTTTATTATAAGTATCTACATATTTTTTAAGTTCACTTTTTGTCATTAATCATGTTCATTTTTTCAAATTATATTCATATCAATTTTTTCTTGAAGCTTTTTAAAGTATTCATCAAGATTGTTTAACCAATAGATAAGCTCTTCTGTGGTGTATCCGAAATCATAGCAACTAAATAAATCAAAAACTTCTTGACACTGTATATTTTCCCCCTCAATATTTCCTATTACACTACCTTTTATATCTGGCGTAAAAACAACAGTATTTTTATCTTTGTATATAAATGTTGTTGGTTTATAAATAGGATGTTTCGTTGTCCAATATATACGCGTCTTACCAGCTATAGTTTTTATAATATATTTATCTTTAAAATTAGATATTAAATATAAATTTGGAATTATCATTACATATCAGTTTTATCCCTAACAGATTTTCATACAGGCTGAAGAGGTATACCATCATCAGATAGATAAAAATAAGTGCACGTAGCCATTTTACCAATAATGCCATTAATATTATTAAACATTTCTTGCTTAAGTTCTCTAGATCCTACTGGTTTAGCTTTAAATTCCTTACCATCCGATGTTTGCATTTTAAATACCAAATCTTCCACGCCACGTAAACCAAGTTCATATCCTATAGTTTTAAACTCGGAATCAAGTCTAGATTTAAGTTTAATCATATCTCTAGCTCCAGGGTTATATTTCTTAGTAGGATCTCTTAAAACGGCTCCTTCCCAACCTTCAGACACAAATTTATTATGAAGATTCCACATAATTTTTTCGTCATTTGGAATTAAAGTTTGTGGAAGAATTTGAATCATTAATTCATCGTCCTTAAAATCTCTATTCGGATCAAAGCCCAAACTCAATTCTTCTTTAAATGCCTGAATAATTTTATATCTTTCATAGAAATTAAGATTGGAATCTACAACATCGTATACATAATATTGTAGCTTAAATGGCAATACGCCGCTTTCAAGTCTTGCGCATCCACTAATTTGCTGAAGGGTTTTTCCAAATACAAATCCTTCTCCATCAAGAACAAGCGTAGGATGTAATTTAAAATATTCTATAAGTTTTGGGTTGTTACAAATATGGGAAAACGCATAATCATAATTTCCTCCACCTCTAGAAGCTGTTTTAATTACTCCAGAATCAAAATAGAGCTCTGTTCTAATTCCGTCTATCTTTTTCGAGATGTACCACTCTTTAACTTTAGCTAGGGTGCTTTTAGGGACACTTTGAATAAGTTTGGCAAGCATTGGTTTAGCTGCTCCATTTTGATCCTGTTTTGTAGTTGGCAACAAAGTGTCTATATCCTGTATTGGATCATTATAGAATACATATCCTTTATCAAGATAACTTTTAATATTAGATTTATACTCTAGCTCCATTTGTTCAGTAATAGTTCGTTTTACTTTACCTTTTTTAATTTCTATATTAGGATGTACAGTAAACTTTCCACCTCTTAAACCTGATTCTCTATGAATAATATAAATCTGAAATTGTTCGTTTCATTCAGATTTTATATTAACCTGTCTTATTTTACCTTTAGAATCTCTAGCAATAAGCGTATCTTGCTTTATAACACTCATTTACAAATGTTGCATTTAATTTACCTTCATCATATCCATTAGAATATGCTTCATCTATTAAAAAATCTATATAATCTCTTTGTTCTTTAGTTAAAGTATTATAAAATTCTTTTTTAGACATATATAAAAATAGGCTAGGTACGTTAATACCTAGCCTTATTAAGATTAGAGAAGTTCAAAAATATCTTTGAACATATCTGAAATTTCTGAGTTTTTATCTTCCCAGCGATTCATAAGCATCTCTACAAGATCTTTATCAGTAACTCCACTGTGATATTTTCCACTAACTCCCTTATAAGCAAATTTAATAGTAGTTCTATCTACAACTTCTCCGTCCCATTTAATTGGAATTGAATAAAGATTTCTAGATTCTTTAATAATAGTATCATCAAGAATTGGCTTAGGGGCCCTATCGTCAGGAATATTCTCCATTGGTTCTGTCTGCGATTTAGTCATATCTACACCATCTTTAATATCACAAACAACGTTACCGTTTTCAGTATACTTAAATGTAATGCCCTTAATCTGCTCGTCTGTAAAACCGCACTTCTTAAGAAGATTAAGACAATCAAATTCCTGTTTCTTACGCTCAGGGGTAACACATACTTTAATACCTACAAAATCATTATTTTCATCAAACTCAAGATTAAAACCCTTGATATTATCCATCTTAATCTTCAAATCATTTACAACGCTATTAATAAAATTAACAGGAATATCTCCTGCCATAGCCTCATTAAGTGTAATAAATTTATTCATAATTATATATTTTAAGTTATTATCTACCAGTTGAACCAAAACCACCTTCACCACGCTCAGTTTCATCCAGCGTAGTAACTTCGTCCCACTCAATGGTTTCAAATTTATTCAAAACAGCCTGTGCAATACGATCTCCAGGATTTATCACAAAGTTATTTTTACCAAAATTAGCTAGAATAACTCCTACGTTATTTCTGTATCCAGAATCAATCGTACCTGGTGAATTAAGACAGAATATTGACTCTTTAGCTGCTAATCCGCTTCTAGATCTTACCTGAATTTCATAACCGTCTGGAATGGCCATATAAAGTCCTGTTGGTATAACTTGTACTTCGCCAGGTTTTAGTACAATTGGCTCTGAAATATCTGCTTTAAGATCCATTCCCGCGTCACCAGAATGTTTATATTCCGGCAATCTATGATTTGACTTATTAATTACTTTTACTTTCATTTTCCTTAATATAAAGATTACAACAACATTTATCATTCTCCCTGTAAGATTTACAAGGGCACAATCTATCTTCTCTTGTAAGGCCTGGATTATGACAAGGGCATTCTCCGTCATTAGCCTCACATCGTTTTAAAATAGCGTTTACTATTTTATCATTAGGATTAAGAATCCAACCTTCTTTTCTATAAAGTGGAATCATTAGACCAAAATTTTGAGGTGGTATCATAAAAGACATTCGGATTTGCATTCATTTTATGAAGTAGTGCACCTCTTGTGTAAAATCTTTGATTTGTTTTTGGATTGTTCAAAGGACCAAATTGTTCATCATAAGGACCAAGTTTATAATAATCTAAATATTGTATATCAATATCTGGAGATAAGTCACTATCTCCAGAATACCAACATACTTTTAAATTTTTAAAATTCTTCTTAACAAATTTAGCTAATTGAGAAATATATTTTGGATCTTTATCTCCACCCATTAAACATACGCAAGATATACCTGCATTTCTTAAAATCAGGTCATTTAAGACACTTTCATTAAGCTCTTGACCAACATTACCCCATAGGTATTTTGAGTGGCAAGAAGGACACTTTATAGGGCATTCAGATATATCTATACATAATGATATTTCGTCTGGGACTTCTCTAAACCCAATTATAGTATCAACGTACTTCATTAATAAGAATCGTAAAAATAAACCTCTAAATCTGGGTGTTTATCCCAATATTTTATAAGTTGTTTGAGAGCGACAATATAGTTTATATTAGTCTCAATTATTTCATCATAAGACCAAATAGAATCTCCTTCATCCTCCCAAACATCATTATTGCAAAAATGTAATAGAATTTTAATTATTACTGGAATATCTTCTTTATCAAGCTTAAATTCATACTCTCCATCTTCAAAATGGAATTTCTTCATTATAGCATTTCTTATACCCCAGCATTTACGCCAATAACAAATTTCGTATTTACAATCACCATGATCAAGTTCTGGCCAACAATCTGGCCCAAGCTCATCATAAAGTTCTTTATATTTATTCTTTATGAATATACCATTGTCTAGACCCATATTTAAACTCCTTCGTAAATAAGTTTATTATTCCTATAATTATAATGATAAATATTATAATCATTTATTCTCATCCAAGAACAATTGCTAAGATGAAATTCCTGATTTAAAACAGATTCTATTTCAAAATCTGAATAATTATCTGGAATACCATGTATTTTATTAATCGTTCCTGTAGAGTAATCTAATACTATTATATTCATATCCAGTTTTTAAATCAATAATTCTTTGGTTTTTACTACCTCTAAAAGGCAGCGACAAATCCTTTTTTGTTAATATAAATTTTCCATCAATAAGAATATCGCAAAAAGATAATATTTCTTTTTTAGTTGTATTTTTGATTAGATTTTCATAAGTATCTCCTGAATATATCCAAATAGTTTTAGATGGAAATATAGTTTTAATTTCTTTAATTAACTCTAATAACTGTTTTAAATCATTATCAGATTGGTCTAGAGGATCCCCTCCAGATAAGGTTAGTCCAGAAATATATGGTTTATTCAACGCATCAAACAGCTCTTTTTTAAATTCATTAATTGGTTTTCCAATTTTATAATCTTGTAATCATTCGTTATGACATCCAGGACATTTATGCGTACACCCGGAAATTCAAAGGGCTGCTCTAAAACCAATACCATTGTTAATATCTGGATAAGTTATTCCTACGCTATTCATTAGTTTTTAATATGCTTTACTCTATCTTCAGTTTCTTTCTGTTTACCATAATTAAATGCAGACTTATAGTCGCCCGTAAGATATCCTGTCACTCTTCTCAACCGCTGTATGTTTGTTCCGCCGCATTCTGGACAATTTTCTCCAATTTCATCAGTGTAACCACAATTCATACACGTGTCATTAGGAACATTTATTGCAAAATATGGAATATCTTTATCCATAGCATAATTAACTAGAGTTTCAAGGGCTGGAATATTATTTTTTGCGGTGCTAGGAAGTTCTACATAAGTAATACATCCCGCATTAGAATATCCGGTTAATTGAGACTCTATATCAATTTTTTCAAAAGGATTCATTTCTTTCCAAACTGGAACATGAATAGAATTTGTAAAATAATCTTTATCTGAAACATTTTCTATTTTTCCATATTTCTGTTGAAATTTCTTCATTGCTGTGTAACAGAGATTTTCTGCCGGGGTAAAATATACACCAAAATTAAGAGAATATTTCTTTTTAAATTCAGCACATCTTGTCTTAAATAAACATTCAATTCTTTTAGCAAGATTCATACCATCTTCTGTTGTGTGATCTTTTCCAATTAGAAGATAAAGAGTATTAGAAAGTCCAAGTTGTCCAATCGCTAATGTTCCATGTTTCATTGCGGATTCAACAGTTTTACCATCAAATCCAGCTATTACATTATTTTCATACATAAATTTAGCTGATTCTATTGGTTGCTTACATATTCAATCATAACGCTCTAAAAGCATATCTTTTGCTTCAGAAATCTTTTTATCTAATAAAGTTATAAAATCTTCAACGGGATTTTTTGACTTATTATCAATAACAACTTCTGCAGCAAGTGTTGGAAGTATAATAGTAACAGGGCAGATATTCCCTCTGCCATCTTTTTGTTGACCAAAACCATTAATATCAAAACCATTATAGGTTCTGCACATGCTATCTGATGTTGCCATCAGCACTGACTATATATTCTATCATTTTGATAGCCTTCTGTTTGGAACTAGCGCTTATCTCTAGCTCTACTCGCTTACATTCATCAGCGATAGTCGATACACATTAAATATATTGAAATTCATAATCATAATTATTTGTTGTTTTAGTTCCTTTTAAAATAGCAGTTATTGTTTTTCTATTTAATCCTAATTGTTCTGAACACATTCGAATACTCTTAAAAATTAATTCCTTACCGTCTTTTGTAATAACTTTAACTGCATGGCTTCTTTTTCTACTATGGTATAGATTATTATCATATCCGTATTGAGTATTTTCAGCATTAGAAACTCATTCTAGATTAGAAATATTATTATTTAACTTATTTCCGTCTATATGATTAACTTGTTTTAAACATTTTGGATTAGGAATTAATGTTTCTGCTATTAGTCTATGAACTCTAACGTATTTTCTTTTACCGTTAATTCTAAAAACTACTTGATAATAACCAGTATTATCAATTCATTTAGATAATTTATGATATTCACCATTAATTATTCGGTAAATATCTTCTCCACTTATATAAACATTTTCAAAAGAAGTTTGTACCATATTTTATAGTCTTAATTGTTAATATAATACAAAATTACTCCATTTGTGTCGAATTTCAAAATATTCTTTAGCACGGTCTCATCTTTTTCAAGACCTAACCGTTAGCACATTTCTGTACACCCTTAAGCAAGGTTAAGAAGGTTTTAAATGGGCTGCATATTCACTAACCCATTGTAGATGTGTAAGTTAGAGGATTTTTAGGATCATACCCTTCGTTTACAGTTCAATCTACATTAACATAATTAGGATACAATCGTAACGCGGTAGATTTTAATGCTTTTTGAAAAAGATAATAATTTGGATCCCCAGGAGCCCTGTTAATTCCTTTCATGCATTGAAATATAGAACAAGGAAAAATTGGAGTTTTATGAAACTTACCAACTCCTTTAATAGATGCATTTAAAAGTGCATCTATAACAAGCTGTCCCTCATACAGTGTACACGTACCATAATTAATAGACGTAAATGGTAGTTGATTTCCAGAACGACTTTGAAGAGTATTTAAATTGTGAAATAAGCCCTCTGCTGCTTGATTAAGCTCTTTAATTGTCATATCAAGAGCGTAGTTATATACTTCTGGGTACTTCTCAGTAAAGCATCTGGAATTAATAGGTAATGTTTTTAAGTATTCCCAATCAAGTTCGTCTGTCGCTCCGGCAATATAATGATATCCATCACGCCAATGCTTAATAAAACTCTTGCGAACATAAGGAACCATAGTTCAATCTAGGTGAGTAGCCGCAACTCCTCCAAATTGTTGTAAGCTTTGTAATTGAAATATAACGGCAACAAGCTGAAAAGCGGTATTAATACTATTAGCTGGACGAACATCTGTTTGTCTTGTATTAAAGCCTTTTGCAAGTAAATCATCAAATGGAATAGACAAGCAATTGTGGTCTCCTATAGCATAAGAATCAAGATCATGGATATAAATTTCATTATTTATATGATTGTTTCTAGATGTTTCAGACATATAATCAGATAGAGCTAGTTGTTTTAAAGCAATTCTACTTGCTTCTCCAACTCTACCACCAAATGACATTTCATCAACATTTGCATTTTGGTTTTCAATATTCTTTGCTTCTAGCTTTTCTTTCATTCTGTTGAGAATAACATAGTCTCTTTCTCTAATTTTTCTATGCTCTTCTCTATACAAAATATATCTCTTAGCTGCATCATAATACTCATTAACCATCATAATACGTTCTACAACATCTTGAATATCTTCTACAGATACTTCTCCATCTTGGTCACTAAACAGATTATTTACACCTGTTTTAAGAGCTTGCACTAGTACAGGACCAATTAGTTTACCTGTGGTAGTTTCCCATTTATTAGGATCTTGTGAGCCTATTGCTTTACCAACTGCAATCTTAATCTTTTCAAAATTAAATTCTTCTTTTTGTCCATTACGCTTCGTTACTTGCTTCATATTTAATAAAATCAAACAACATACCCACGAGAATTGTTTTCTCGAATCTATTAATTATATCTTTACCTTGTGTTATTTGTGAACATACTGAAGAATACATATTATGTAGAGACCCTTCAGTTGACGGTGATACATAATAATTAGAAGTTGGCTTATTAACAACATCGTTATATGCTTTAATAATATCGTTAGGAGAAAGCTTTACCTTTCCGCCAATATCATTACGTTCATATAAAAGAGACTTGTTAATAAGAGAACCAAGCAACTCATTTAAATGATCCGGAGATATAAAATTATTTTTAATGGATTTAATTTTCCTCCCAAATCCATTTTCTTTTGACATCAAATTCTTAAAATCAAATTCAAACTTTATCTCTGGTTTAAGTTCCTTGGTTTCAATCCATGTTGGCTCAAATACAACTAAATTATTAGTTTTAGAACTTTTATATGCTCTATAATATTTACATACTGGAGTTTTAGTATCTAAAGCATAAATTAATCCATATACTTCTTTATATTCTTCTATAGAGTCTTTATCTGGCATTATAGCCTGAATTCAGACTCTATTATATGTTAAATCCTTTTCAGTTATATTACCAGTTATTTGGTCTGGTAATTGTACATTTATTTCAAAATCTACCGCTATAGGTTTAAAGAAATTAAGAAAATCTTCTACATAGTCTTTTGTAGATAAATATTGATTTTCTTTAATTATTGTTGGTTTACCAAGCAATAAAGCATCAATAGTAGTTTGCATTAATATCTAGCAACTTTTCTAATTATATTAATATCTGGATTTATTCTATCTATTCAATATTGTTCTCTAGCACAAACATCATCTCTTGTAACATATTCAATTACTTCAATTTTGATTGTATTTAACGATGAAAATCAATTTTGCATAATAGAATTATAATGTTTTCCGTGAATTAATAATCTTATATGTTCTTGAATTCTAACTTTAGCACACCGTTTTGTACTTCCTATATATTGGTGCGTTCCTATAGTTATCTTATATATAACAGGAAAAAGCAAATCAAGTATATTAAAATTATATTCTATACTCATAGAGATAAAAAATGAGCCAGAGATTTCACAACCTCTGACTCTCAAACGTCTTATTAAAAATTCTATTATGAAAAGAAAACTAGTTTCCAAAAACAATATATGTACCAAGCTTAGTTTTAGCTGAAGGTACATATTTCAATGTAAATGCAAGCTCATGATCCTTATCTACACGATAAACATGCTTACATACCATATCTTTCTTAAAATCTTTCATTGCGGCCTTAGCCTTACGTGTAGCTTCGCCCTTGGTTTCTGCTTCTGCAACAAATTCGCCATCAATAGTTCTAATCTCAAGAACTCTCTTCTTTGAAAGAGGCCCTTCAACGACATTATTTACATACTCATAAGGTCTTTCACGAGTATCAGCAGAACCAGGCTCCTTTACAACAATACAAGCAACTCCAGTGGTATCTGTAAGCTTGTTCTTATCAAGCATCTCCTGGGCAAATGTATCAAAATCTGTAGGATTAAGACTCTTAAATGAAAGAGTTACATTCTTTACGACTGTAAGACCATACTGGCTAACAGCAATTTCCTTAGCCTCATTAAAGCTATAAGCGTTAATTTCAAATTTTCTCATATTACATTATCATTTTTAATTAAACATATTATCTCTTGTTATTTGTATATACAAATATAAGATATTTTTATATAATTTACAAATTAATTTTTAAAAGAATCTAATTTTTTAGATACTATATTAGTTATTTCTTCTAAAGACATATTTGTATTTACTTCAATATTAATATTGAATACTTTTGGTTCTTGATTAATTTTAGATTTATCAAATGAAACAATATCAAGATTTTTATTTTTGTTAGACAAATATTGTTTAACCTCTTCTTCTGTAGACCACTTTTTATTTCCAATAGAAACCCCGTCTTTGGCTAGTGTTAATTTATGATCCTTTAAAAGAAATGTATTAGCACTTACAGTTTCTCTAGCCGGTATGAGACTTGTTGTATTATAATCCCAATAATACAGATCAATATAGTAATTCCATCCATACATGCCCATTTTTCCATACGAGTATCCTGTATTTATAATTTCATATTTAGTGATATCGTCTAAACATGTACATTTAGAATTATTGGACGCATCGTAACTAGTAATATAAACAGGTCGATACGTATAATTCCCCATTGTTATCTCGGTCTCTTTATTTGAATTGAGCACTAACTCCCCTTTACCATCGAAAATCGTATTCTTTAAAGGGGTTTCGAATCTAGCGCATATTTTAGCCATATTAGTATCAATTAATTTTATATAAGATTTAATAATTTTAATGGCTAAAATTTGATTATTATATATAGTATAGAATATGTCTCCAGTATTAAAGACCGGAGCCCAAATTGGAGAATTTCTCCAATTTTTACCACTTAAATTATATATAGTCATATTATACAAATTCTACTATTTCATCATATCCAAAGATTTCATAATAAGCAACTCTTTTAAGGAGCTCTTCATATAATTTCTTTCCTCTCTTATATAATTCGTTATTCATATTGCAACACTTACTGTTATATGGATAATTATTTTTGACCGCCAAAAAATTAATTTCAGTAGTCCAATTATCATTAAATCCATACTGTTGCATACAATATAATTTAAGAACATCCATATAAAGAGCTCCCTGGCAATCGTACCTAAAAGAGTGAAAATGTCCTGTTTTTGGATGCATAAAATAATCGGGGTTATCTCTCGTAGTCTTCAAATCATTTAAAACAAGACGTTTGTTATCTACGTCAATAGTCCAATTATCTATCTTCATCTTATAGTGAAGTATTTTTGCTTTATCTTTATATACAACGCAAAAATCTATAAACATAGCATCTTCATTATACGAAGGGAGTTTTTCACCAAATACATCTTCTGGATGAAGTTTAGACATAATCTCTCTATTAGATGCCAAAGAATTTATACAAGCTTCTGCAATATCATGATCAGAATCACTTAATATAATATTGCCATCACTCAAATCAATATCTTTAGCTTTAAGATAGTATCCTAAACCCTTCTTTATAATACTTTTTATTATAGAATTAGTTAGCCTTCCAGAATAATAATCAGCTGATGCACTAGCTTTAGTTATAGAATCTAGTATAGAAAAACCTTGTTTCCTATATTTAATTATATAATCAAGACATAAACCTAATTTAGCAGAAGGTTTACCCATTTTAGGTAAAAACTCAAACTCATCTTTTTGAAGGGTTTGTAGATGAACTACAGATCCAATTGCTAATGACTGAGTAGAAAAATGCGGAGGATTTTTATACTGTTCTGGACTTCCGCCTCTTATAGGATCAATATTTTTTAACCTAGAATTAGATACATAGTTGGCGTATTTTTTACTAAAATACTCCTCATCACTCATATCAACTCTTTTTAAACTATCTAAGATAGGAATTATCTTAAAATCTTTGAATTTAATTTGTTTCATTTAAATATTTAAATTTAAATTATATATTCTTCTATGCTGAGGGACATTAAACCATTTATTATGTGGCGAATCCATTAAATAACAAAATATTCCAGCATTTGTTATTTCTTGATAATTTTGAACTTTATCGTCTATGTGGATTTGACATTTATGTTCTTTTAGAAGATCTACTTTACTTTCATTATATGGAACGCAATAGACCGGAGCACAAGGAAACCCATTCTTTTCTAAGCATTCTTTAGTCCACTCAACAGGAATACTTCTGCTTGTAATATAACAAGTAGGGTTAAATGTGGGAAGATTTTTAACAGGAAGATTTACCCAAAATTCCTTATCGTCCTTAACCTTATCAAGCATTTCTTTCATTTGATAAGAACCATCCCAATAATTATTTAGCTTTACACCAAATTTAGATTCAAAACTTGGAATAAAATCCAAGCATACATCATCTACATCTAAAGACACTCTAGGTGTAGATATGTTACCAAGAAGCCTATCATCTCCTTGTGGATATATTTTATAATATTCGCAGAGAATCAAGGCTTCTTCGGCAACATGAGCTATTTGTAATAGACCGTCTTTATCATAGTCATTACCAAGCTCAAATTCAGTTAAATGCTTTTTAAGAGACGATATAACTTCTGCCCAAGAAATACCGTACTTCCATTGATTGATATTAAATTTTTCAAGTTTTTTAGTTAATACTTTACTAACTTCTTCTATTCCTTGAGCAGGAATTAAATCGTATCTTGTATCCATATTATATTAATGAATATTCTTTTGTTTGTTCATTATAAGCAACTTGAGGATTCCATACATAATACCATTCATCATTTATTAGAACGTAATCTTCATTATCCTCTATATAGCACATTGGAATTTCTTCTATTCTTGTTTTGTTAACGTGTACATCAACATATTTTTCGTTAATTGAAAAATTATCATTACACCATTCACAATAATGAGCACAATCTTCACAAAGCCAATCGCCATAAAATGACGAATAACACCATCCACTTGGACCCTCATCATCATATCCGTATGCGGATTCCCCACAACAGTAACAAGTGTAAAGGAATCTTCCCGAACCATTTAAACCACCTTCAGTATCATCGGCTGTATAATATCCGTCATCTGAATTAGTGCTTATATATTTTTTATCTTCAGTTACATATCTAAAACTATCCAGATAAGGGAAATATTCATATTCCTCATTTAAATGAATTGTAAGATTAATATATTTTGATTCAGCATAATCATCTTCTGGCCCAAACCAATACTGCTCATCCCCAGTACTAAGCAAACTATTATTAACCCTATAATACCATTTATGTTCTTTTGCGTATTCAATAAATTGAGAATCAAGAAAATCTTCACAAGTATAGAACCTATCCATAAATGTGCCTTCTGGGAGTTCCCAAACTATAGCTCTACCCATAAGTAGACCGTCTTTAAAGCATCCTAGCATTTTAGCGTGATCTTCATATATTTTAAAATATGATTCACACTCTCCATGCCGCATACAACTATTACCCAAAGTTCCAGAGTCTTTATAATAATTATCAGCGTTATAATATTTAGTTATGTCTGAACCTGAAACGAGCTTAAATTCTCCAGATTGAAAAAGTTCATTTTTAATCCAGTTGGCAAAATCCTCAAATTCTTTACATTTATATTCGTGCTTTAGAACTCTTTGAATTAGCTTAGAAGGCTTAGATTCCTGTCTTCCTTCGCGAGACCATACGCCACAATCAGAATATTTAGCCTCTTTTCCTTTAGGAAGGAATGAAATTGTTAGAGAATTTATTCTATATGTAAGCATTCTAGCCTCATCAGTAATTAGAGAATTGATAATATCAAGTAATGGTTGTACCAAATATTTTTTATCACTTATTGGATTATATGTCAAGTCTATAACACAACTATTATATGTGTTAATACATGTATTTGCTGTAAGAATTTCTGATGCAATTTTACATTCAGGATGTTTTTGGTATACAGCTTCAAATATTTCTTTAAGACTATCTGAAAGTAAAGGTAATAACTTTGTATATTCCATTTTATTTCTCTCTTAATGATTTTATAAAAATATCAGCAAGAATTCCTACAAAATCCAAATTAGAATTCTCGTCGCAATTATTAAATTTAACATCATAATCCAAATTTCCAACTTCTTTATCATAAGTAAGATTAATTTGGATTTCATTGTCTGAATTAACGTTTTTAAACGTTACTATGGCTTTCTCCATAAGATTTAATTAAATTATAAAATAATTTTATATCCATTATAGCACATCTTCCAACTGTTACTATATTTTTTTCTTTTGGCTCTTGTTTATCTCACAAAATAACAAAAGATTCATTTGGAACTGTAGATTGCTCTCTAATTTTAAAGTATTGAGGATAAGGTATTTGATGTTTAATTTGGATATTCATTCCAAATGGAAGTTGATTTTCAGTATCTAATACATCAACTTTATTATCATCAGTAGCTTTTGAACCTTGTCTAGAAGACATTACTTTATCAAAACCTAATTCTTTAAGTTCATTTATTACTTTTTGTTCTGCTCTGATCCCTCTACTTCTGTTATATGATCCAGATCGTCTTTTAGGCATAAAAACTCTTTAGCTTTATTAATTAATTCCAGAGTTTTATCTTTACCGTATTTTTTATAAAAATCTGAAATATCTTTTGCTTCGTACTTTCTAGGAATAAATACAAATTTAAGTTCTGGATGTATTCTCTTAATTCTATTCATACCTTCAATGCCCGGTAAGTCGTTATCATATCCTACGACTATATTCTTAAATTTTTGTTTAAGCCGATCTAGCTGTGAATCAGTTACAAACAGATTTTCACTATTTGGAGCAATAGCTGTAATTCCCAATTCATATAAAAGCATACAATCTTTAAGAGATTTGGTAATTACTAGTAGATTTCCTCCATTTCTTGGAAGTAACCCCTGAATTTTAGTTTTCTCTCAATTAGACAGAAATTTAAATTTATGATTATTTGGAAAGTAAAGTCTTCAAAGATCCATATTATTCTTCTTTCCTCCAAAATACCCAAATATTTTTTGAGTAGGAGTTTCCAAATGAAATAAATGCCCGTTAAGTCATATATTCTTACAAGAAAATACATTAAATCTTTTTAAAGTATTTTCTGTTATTCCGTAAGATAACCACCAATCTAGTTCGTATTGTTGAAATGGTCTAATCTCAACCTGTATAATTGAAGATTGTACTGGCTCTAAAATAGTTGACTCTACCTTGACTGGGTTAACAGCCAAAGTAGAGTTCTTAACTATTCCAAAATCATTAGCCGCAATTAGCAACGCTTTTACGAAATCACAGCTAAATTTATGTTGAACCACATACAACCAATCCCCACAAAAATCAGAACCAAAATCTTTAACAATTAATCTTCCTTTACTATTCTTATAGTAACATACAGTAGGATTATTATCAGATCTAAATTTAGATTTAAATAAGCCTTTACGGATTGGAACTCCATAATATGTTGCCATAAGAGTTTCTTGACTAATTCTAGATTCTATTAATTCCTTAGTTATTTTTGGAGGAATAGTTATAATAGACTCCAAGATTAAGCAAATGGAAGATCATCAACAGAATTATTAAGATCTTCTGATACTGCTCCTAGAATATCATCAGCAGTCTTAGGAGACATTGTTGTAGGTTTTGCGTTATTAGCAGCATCAATCTTCTTAACTTCACTAGAAGTAAGAGTAAGCTCGTGACCGATAACTCTAGTAGCAATACCCAAATCACCACTCTTTGTAATTCTTGCAACAAAAGTTGGCATAGATACATAACCATTAGACTGAGGAACAAGCTTAATTTGAACTTTAAGCTTACCAACGGCAGGATCAGTCCACTGCTTAATAGTATCACAAATTTGTTTAAAGTTACCAGTAAGAGTCTTTGTACCAGAATCAATATCCTTTACAATCTGAGGATCTACTGCTTCAAGAATTTCTCTTACAAGAACAAGAAAATGATCCAGCATAGACGCTGATACTCCCCACTGCATAGCTGTACGCTCATCTGACTGAGGTTCAAAGAAATTCTGTGTATATGGGCCGTATCCATCAATATCAAGCTTTAGTGCAAGCGTCTTAAATGAGTTGCCATCTTTCTGACTAGTCTTAGTCTCAAAAGCAACTCCCATAAAAGTAGCATCTTTAATTCCTGCCGTAAGCTTACCAGCAGACTCTACAACCTTCTGTGCAAAATTAAAATTCATATAAATTAAAAATTAGTTTAAATCAATATTTTCGTTTAATTCATTTAAGGAATCAATTTCTTCTTTAAGAGGATCGATTTCTTCAATTCTCTCTACTTTTTCCATTTTAAGATAATTCTTAAAAGGAACTAGTTTAAAGAAACTGCCGTATTCTTTCAGAATTGTATTCTGAATTCCTCTAAACGATACGGTCTTAGATTTCGTTAGCCTATTTCCATTAATAGAGTCTTTACATATTAATGGGAATGTTGTTTCTTTATCTACATTTCAATATGTAATAGCTATTTTATCTCCTGGAATAGCTCCAAGAGCTTTAACCGCTTCTTTAGATAACACAAGTCTTGAATTATCCACTTCTACAGTAGCTAAATCTTGATTATATGAGATATCAGAAACTTTATCTTCTATTGGTAGTTTAGGTAATGTGTAATTAAGCATTAAACTCGTTGATTTTATCAATTACATACTGCATATCATTAGGAATAAGCATAGTATCAAAACAATCAATTGGAGTTTTTGCTGTTGTAGAACCATCAGATTTAGTTATAAATGAATACACAGTATTATTCTTATCGTCTGTTGAAATATTAGTAAATAGAACATAGGTAAACAAACCTTCTACAGTAATAAGATTATCGATCATCTTACCTACAGTTTTAATTTTATACTTAGGTTCATCTGCTGTACCAATATTTTCAGAATGACAAGAAACTATAATATTCAAATCATCTCGCATAGAAATAGACTCTTTAAGAATAGAATAAAATTTCTGTGCGATTTCAGTAAATTTATCAAAACCTCTTTCCTTAGCTCTATCCATAGCTTCAAATGCCATTAGATATTGAGCGTCGTCAATTATAATATTCTTTATTTCTAGACGTTTCTGGTCAATATAAGTAAGCATTTTATTAATTGTGCCTACATCAGAAGTTGAAATATAATTACCAGTTGGATTATCTTTATTAAATGTAGTATAGTTAGTTTTCCATCCTCTAAAAGGTAGAGGTTTAGATGCTACATTAATAATAAAGGTTTCCTTTGGATTAAGAGTTCTAAAACTTGTACTTTTACCTGAACCTGAGTTTCCTACAATTGCAATAAGATTAGCCATAATTTAAAAATGATATTGTAATTCTTTTTTAGACTCTTTTTGAGTCTGATCTTCTATTTTTGTTTTATTTGGGTTTATGTTTTGATTGTCAAGGCTTAGATAAGGACGCCAATCAGTAACTTGTTTAGGGGGCGGCAATTGTCGAAATATACCTAATTCTCCAAAGAAGTTTACAGGAATTACTCTATCTGATACTCCTTGGCGGTTTTTTAGTAAACAACAAATTCTGATACGATCTCTTAACCCTAAAAATGGATTCTGTTGTCCAGAATCTTCTACAATTACTGGGTATCCTTGATATGATTTTAATTTAAACTTTAGAGGATAGTAAACTCCAATACATACTTCACACAATTTTGTTATCTTCACAGCTCTTTATCTGTGAAATCTATATGTTACCATATAGTTCAGACTATATCTTCTCTTTTTTTAGAGTTGCTCCGTTTTCGTGGTAGATTTATATCCTCGACTTTACGTTAGGAATCACTACTAGTCGTTAGGCATTTTCCTTTATTTCTAAAGGGTTTAGCACGGGATTGTCCATTTTTGGAGTTTCCCCGTTTAGCGGAGTTTTACAACGACTATGTAATTTATATTTACAACAATCTTGTATATAAGGAATTATTAGATTTTCAAATAATTGTGCAGATTTAGATTTTATATAGAGTCTATTATCACTATGAATAGCTGTATAGATGTTATACTTATATAAAAACATATCTTGCATCATTTTAATTTCAGATTTAGTAAAGCAATTAGTAGCTAAATAATAACCATTTCCAGTAGCTTTAAACCCATCATCTTGAAATCATATAGCTAAACCTAAAGGTTTTATAGAATTTAACATTTCTTTATTTATATATTTAATTTTTTTATCACCTTCTATTTTATAAAACATATTATAAAATTTTCATAAACATTTATTTTGTCTAGAATGAGCTGTATATAAATAATAAATTTTATTTGTTCTTTTATCAAATTCTTTAGTTAAGAAAAATGATTTAAATAAAGGCTGCATCTGATCAAACTTTCATTTACAGTAATCTTTTTGTTTTGGAGAATGCCCGAAAATTAAATAAGGGGTTTCTGTGCGATTAGGAGTTATCATACATGAATCTCCTAAAAGACCTCCTATAATTATTTGATATTGATCATCAGTTAATTCTATTTCCTTTAGAAAATTTGGTTCTAATCCAAGTTTGTTTCTATAATCACAAACTCTTTTAGATGGAATTTTAATTATTTCAGAAATTTCTGGATCGGTTAGACCTTTGTTATAAAGATCCATAAATTTATCATAATCAAAATTTCATTTAATTCTAAAATCTGCAAGTGAAATATTATACTTTTTACACCGAGCATATAAAGTACCATATTTTACATTTAATAAATCTAACATTTCTTTTACGCAACTTGATTTCTCTTTTGCGTTTTCAATTTCTTTTTTAGTTAAAATAAATTTTTCCATATTTTATATATTTTTAATTTTTATATACAAATATAGTAAAAAATTATTCTTTTTAAAGAAACTGGATAATTTTAATATAAATTTCGTTTATCGTTAAACGGACCTCCAGAATCTTTGAGACCGTCTGGGGAACATTCTGTCATACCAGCTTTTACCCTATCAATATCAGATGAATTTCTATTCTCTTGTTGAAGAATAGTAAACGATACGCGACATTTTTCTCGAATAGAAACACAGTACGAAGAGATTAAATCGATTTCTTCTTTTTTAGAGTGATTATCAACAGATTGGCACAATCCGATATGATCTATAACGACTTGAACTATTTGAGTTGGATCGTTTTTAATATATATTGTTTGCTTACCATCATTTATAGGCTCAAATGTTCCTCACTCTTCTAATAAACTCATTAAAGAATGATAGAAAGATTTATTATTAAGAGATTTATCAAATATAATAAACTTCTTCTCAATAGATTTTAATCAGTCTTTTCCCTTTTGTACATATATATAATTTTCATCAGAAAGTTTATCCTGCCATGACATAAGTGTTGTATAAGGTATTATCTTTCCAAATTCTTCATATATATACATGCATAGAAGCTTAGATAGGAGTATTGGAGCTGACATTTCCAAACTATAATACGCAATAACAATATTAGCGTCTGGATTATCCTTTAGTGGCCTATAAATATAGCTATAAAGCGCTAGGGCAGTCTTTCCAGCCCCAGAAAGTCCAAAGATTAACGTATATATTCCAGAACGTACTCCACCTGTGTATTCATCAAGTTTTGGAATTCCGGTACTAAATCCTTTATTTTTACCTTCTCGACCTTGATCAATTGTCTTATAAAGAATATCTACATTAGTCATCCATTAAACAAATATTATTAGCAACTTTGATCTTATTAGGATCATCTCTCAACTCTTTTAACATTTCCCACTGATGATTACCAACAAAATTTATAAGTGAAAAATTAACATAATTATTCTCTATTCCTCATCTTAATATATCCATAATCTCAGCATGTTTATCTGGATTATGACATATTTGAGTACCATACCAAAAATAAAATTCATCTAAATCAGTAAATTTCTTAGTAATATCTCTCAATGGAACTAATTTTCCATTAATTTCAACACTTTTTGGATAAGTATTGAAGAGTTCACTACCCATAAATCCTGATTCTTTAAAAAAGCGTTTAAGAAAGTTTTTATTAAATTCTATATCATTACAAATATAATTATCTGTATTATAAGATTTTAATATAACACCTTTCTCTTTTAAGGAATTAAATAGATCTCTTAATCTATTTTTTCCTCCATTTTCAAATCATTTATTAAAATATGTAATATTACCACCATTTTCTATTCTAGCAATATACGTTACATAAACTAACAATAATTCTTCGGCAGTTAAATTATATTCTGCCATTATGTTTAAGATTGTATTTAAGTTCAATTTAAATAAATTAAAAGAATCTATTTAAATTACAATGTTTAAAACTTTTACGTGTGCATTGTATTAACTTTTAAAATCTATTTTCATAATCAGTTATAAAATTCATAGGTCTTGTTTCTACTTTTTCATAGTTTAAGACCTTTTTTAATTTATCTTCTGAATCTATAACAATATAGTCAGAAGTATTGCTATTTGCAAACCATTTTAATTCTTGAGTGTCTGCAATAACAAGAGTAAACATTTCAGCTGTTTTACCTGGCTCAAATCTACAGATTCGGCCTGATTGTTGAACCGCAGTTATTTTAGAACTATTTATGTTCATCCTAACTCCAACAGATAGCCCTTTTAAATCTACGCCTTCATTTAAAGCTTTAGAGGAATTCAATACACCTGAAGCAGAATTATTAAAATCTTCTATAGCTTTTTTATTTTCAGATTCCTTTTTACCTGAATGAAGAGTTGTTCCACGTTTAATAGATTCTGCAAATTTAATTGTAGGGCAAAATGTAATGCATTTTTTATCTTTACGTGCATCTAGAATCATTCTACAGGTTTCTATCTTTTTAGGATGGTTTTCTATAAAATCTTTTCTAGCATGTAAAGCTTTCATTCATTGCGCAGATTGAGCTAATACTTGTTTTGGATTACTTCCAATTTCTTTAGCATATTTATTGCGAAACTTCCAATCTTGCAAACATCCCATCGCAATTTTAAAATCTCATTGAAAGAACGCAAAATAACTATTAAATTTCTTATTTAATTCTTTATATTGAGTTAAATCAACATTTAAAAGAACTAAATAATTTTTAACTGGAGCAACCCAACCATTTTTAAGCGCTTCATCTAAAGTGATTGTGTCACATACAGGAGCGTACTTTTTTATTATTATTTCCTTTCCATCAAGTCTCTCAAGCGTTGCGGTTAAACACATAATAAATGTATAATTAACAGCTTTAAATAACTCTGAAAAGGTGTCTGAAGCCATTCTATGGCATTCCATTTATATTAACTTATACTTTCGCATAAGATTAGACTATATCTTATTTATAATTACTATAAATTTTGCTATTTCCAAATACTGTTGTTGTGCATATATGCGCAATATTTGTACTCCTAAAAGGATAGTCGTTGAGCCTACATCCTATAAGGATGTTTGGTTGCGGATTTCCCAATCTTTTTCTTTTTTACTATACTGAGGTAATTATTCTCACCGTTATATATGTTGCCATTATAATTTAGTAGAAAAAGCTCTAAGGGAGTTCCCGACAATTAAGCAAATTTAAAGTCAACAAATTATTCATCGACTATAAGTAAGTCAGTATTTCACTGCTTTTTTATCACTGTGTTAATAACTTCAACATCACAATTTTGTATTAATCCAAAATTCATTATAGAAGTTAATCACTGCTGTTTTAAAAAGGTTGTAGGTACAACAACTAAAACATTTAATGTAGGACGTTTTTTACAAAGGAGTTTAATTGCTTTTAAGGCTGTCCGGGTTTTCAGTTTTGTTATCCTAAAGGCTTTTTATCCTTTAGCTCTATATATTTCTATATAGCTCGGCGTACATTTTCACCCACTTATTTCAGTTGGGGTGTTGAGCACTCTTGGGAACATTATATTCTATTTATAGGTTCAGTTCCTACGCTCTACGGTGACTAATTATATTATTAATTAGTTTACCTCGGTATTATCCGTTAGGACTTTTACCGATTTTGCTCAATAAAATTCTCTCATTCTTGAGGAGATCGGCTTTCTTGTTTAAAGAAAGTATATTTTAAATATTTTCTTTTAAGATATACTGTAGAATTGTTATAAATATAATCTAAAAACTTAAATGTATCTTTTAAGCTAAAATATATAATTCAAGTTTCATTTGAATGTCGTTTATCATGTAAAAAATTTATATTAAAACCAGAATATTCTCCAATTTTAATTAAAAACTGTTTTGTCCCAATAATTGAAATATTAGGAGATACAATTGTTTTACATATATGTTGAGAAAAACATCCATCTCCATCAAAATATCCACGAATAAAATGCCGAATTAAGTTTTTTGATTTAAATATTGATTCTTTCGGAAAATTAAGAGTTAAAGATTTATTCGGAGTGCAGCCATAATTGTTAAGAATTGTTCATAAATGTTTATTCGTAACACATCATCTACATCTTCCAAAAACTTTATCTTTAATCTTACTTTTACTTATTTTAATATTTTCCCCGTTATATCCAACAAATTTATTAAACTTATATAAATGTTCGGTATCCTTTTCGCACAAAGAAATTTCAAAAGTATAATGCGCTTTTTTATTTTCTATATTAGCAATATATCCATCAGCGTATATAAATCCTAATCAGTATGCTTTTTCTTCAGCATCAATAGAATCAAATATATTTTCATTAAATTTTGATATATTTCATCTATTAATAATTTTTATTTTAGCACTTTTAATTATTTTAGTAATTTCTCATCTAGATACATTTTCTATTTTAGCTAATTTACTTAATGAATATCCATTCTTGTAATCACTTATAATATCAATTCTATTTCTCATATAAACCTACCCCAGTGGCATAACATATTGAGCCACAGCCTTTTACATTAATTCACCTTTTTATTCCAAGTTCTTGTCGTTCATCCCTAGTCATTAAAACTGTTTATCGCAATTCATACAATCCTGTGTAGTGCATTTATTACAAGGAATATCATTATTGTAATAATCACTTTCACTAGGATAGTCATCTATATAATTTCTATAATAAGTAGAAGAGATATAATTTGGTTTTTGTTTCTCTATTGTATAATATTTATTATTTTCATCTAATGTCTTAATAATATCATGCATGAAATTAAGACAATTTTCAAGCCAATCTACATTACATGACTCGGCATAAAAATGTTCATTTAAATATCCGCAACTTATATTAACTCCAGAAATACATAATTCTTCCGCAATTACACCTATATCAGTAAATGTACCAGTAGATTCTTTATATCCATATTTAGACATTACGTCTTTAATATCTTTTACAAAGTCTTTACTAGCAGAATTAATACCATTAGTGTGAGTAATCAAATCGCTTTTACCTCTTCTGTCTGCCTGAAGCATATATCTTACATTGGAAAAGAATGATACGTTATCGGCAGCTAATTTAGCACCAATACCACCAATCTCCTCTTGAACAGTAAAACATACTTTAAGATCTGGGAGAGTTTCTAGGAGCTGCAATGCACAACAAATTCCATTAGAATCATCTGCATTTAATCCACATTGCAATCCAGACTTTATATAACGTGCAGTAATAACTCCATTGTTATATACAAGTTCACGATTCCCATAAAAAGAATTAACACCATCTAGGTGAGCAACTATACAAGCATAATCATCTACATCGTTAGTGTTCTTAGTAATAAAAAGATTTCCCTTTTGACCTATTTCAAATGTCAAATTAGGTATCTTATAACAATAATTTAGTATAAAACTGATCATGTCATGTTCAAATTCTGACTCATGATCAATTAAAAATAATCTTTTAAGTAGTCTTAAATTTAGTTTCATTTAAAATAATGTAAGTTGCTCTGTTTCTAAAGCATTTATTATTTTATAAATTTCATTCTTATAATAAAGATAGTTTATATGTTTATCTTTAGTTGATAGATTATCAAATTTGTTAAGTAATGTAACAGAAGAAGAACTGCATAATGTTGTAGGTCTTATTTTTTTTCCGGTATAATCCATCTCATATTTTATAAGTGATGAACCATATTTAGACATATAAAATCTATTAATTCTAGTTACTTCTTTTCCACCGTACATTACGTGAAATTTCTTATCCACTTTTTGATAAGTGCAAAACTCTCTTATATCATCAGAATTATATAAAGTTTCTTCAATAGGTATTTTATCAACAAAATATTTACAAATTGTTTTAGGAATAATTAACGGTTGTAAACCTTTACCAAGAGTTGGAGTGTCAATAAATATTCCTTTCTTCTTTATAAGAGATGAATCTTTTGTTTTGTTATAACCTTCTTTTACAGCAATATAATCATTTATAGCAAATTGATACATGGCTTCAAAATAGTCCGCTTCCATTGTAAGTAGACTAAATTTTTCAAAAGATTTAATTATATCATTTGCTTTATCTAGCATATTTCGTTTAATTAAAACAAAAATTCCATCGGTATTATATTGAATAATTCTACAATTAGTTCCTAAAATAAGCATTTCTGCTAACTTTAAAAGAAATAGTTGTCCGTTCATCCTAATTTTCATTACAGACTTTGGATCGTATAATCATGAATACTCTGATTGCATATTCCCCGTAGCGGAGTTTAATGCAAGTTTAAGAGTTTCATTCTTAACTTTATTTCCATTATGTTTAGCTTCTATTCTTTCCTCTCTAATTTTTTTATATACATTTAGAAATTCTACACCTAAATGTTGAGGATAAAATTCGTAACTAATTAATAATGAAGGATATAGCGACATCGCATCTCAGTCTACAAGAATTTCATCGTCGGTAGGAATTATAATCTCAGGTTTACAAATATTATGTAACCCACCTACTCCAATGGAAATCAATGAGTTATAAAAATAAAATTGTTTATTTCAACCTTTAATTCCAGGGCTAACAGTTAATTCTTTCATTTCATTTAAAAGGTCTTGTAGAATTTTAGTTTCAAATGAAATTTTAGGTAATATTACCTCATTTAATTTAACCTTATCGCGCGGAGATCTTAAATCTTTAATATCTCCTCAAGTTTTTCCTGTAGCTTGTAAATATTTTGTTTTTAGAATTTCTTTTCCAATACCGACACCATCAACGCTCATAACATTAACTCCGTATTCATCATGAATACCAACACGTAAATCAATGTCTTTTTGTTTTAATTTTAATAGTTGGTATGTTGAATTAACATCATTATGATTATATGCAATTACATTATCAATTTCAGATTCAGATATATTAGAATTAAAATCCCCTTCGTATTCTTGAACGTTAGGATATTGCATTGTTACTTGTAGTTCTTTTAATCCACAACGTAATTTTTGAGAAAACATCATTGTTAATAAATCAAAAGATGGAAAGCAATGTGCATGCTTATATTTTGCTCAAGAATCAAATTTATCTCCAGAGTTTATAATTTCATCACTAAATTTTTTTAATTCTCTAGTAACTTCTCATACTGGTTTTTGAGATAATATATGCTGATTTAAAATTATATAATTAATAACAGGATCGTCATAATGTCGATTGTTATACCCGCATCAAATAATGCCAGAATTACTAAATGTAGATACAATAAATCCTAATTCGTTTTTTCTATTACTTATTTCATAAGTACCAATTTTTTCTGAATTGGTATTTAAAATTGTGCATGTAAAAAGATTTGGAAATATTTCTACATCATAAACAAACACAACTTTATTATAAAGTAACATTACTTATAAGAAGGTATATTCAGTGTAATCTCTTTAAGTTTTGCTACTTGCTCAATATTACTCTTAATAGTTTCCCACCTTTTAATGTGATAATCAGTGTCAATATCAAGTAACAAGAATACTTTATCTCTGAATACCCTAAGAGTTTCAGATGGAAGTGAAGAAATTCTAGGATTTGGAGTTAGATGCAGTAAAAGTCTAAATTCTGAATAACTAAATCCCTTAATATCAACCCTAAGTCTTATATCAGGATTAATTACCATTCTTTCTTTAATTACATCAAGCCAAGGCTTTTGTTTACCATTATCATCAAGTTCAGTAAGCTCCTTCTTTTCTTCATCAGTAAGCCAAATTCCCTGAGTAATGATAAAATGTTCTGAAATCATTTTACGATTAATTACTTCAAGCTGATCCAAACAAGCAGCAATAAGATCGCCAAATTTTACTGTAGAATACTCTTTAGGAAGATGATCAAACATAACATCTACAGTATTATCATCAGTAAGATTGTTTTGCTTCTTAAATGAATTGACTGCTTGAACAAGCTCAAGAGGAGTCTTAATAATATCAATAGAACACTCATGAAGCAAATATCTCTTTAAAAGCTCTGCGTTACAATGTGCTATAAATACTTTAATATTCTCTTTAACTGTATATCTACCTGGAGTAAACTTACTTTTATTATAAAGCATATCACAACAATGATGATAGGCTTTATTAAGCATTACTGAATCCATATCAACTAGACGAGTATCTCTACCGTCTTTTGACTTTCATACAGCCTGATTAATATCAGTTTTCTTATTATTAATTGCGTTTGACAATGTTTCTCCAAATTCTGTAACTTTTTTCTCTTCTTTCATATCTAAAATTTATATTCTTTATTTTTATCTTTTACTTCATCTTTTATTTTAACAAAATTCATAAAATAATAGGCAGTATATTTATATTGCTTATATTCATTTGTATTAGCTTCCAGATAAGAGTCTCCAGCCTTAGCAAATTCATAAGTAATAAACCCTATATCACCTATTTTAAGAGGCTCTGGACAATTTCAATTAGGGCATTTAGTTACAGTAATATATCTATATTCATTATTTTCTTGTAAGTCAAGATTTTGAAATACATAATTACTATAACAACCGTCCTGAAACGCCACTATTTTAGCTCTAATCGTGAATTTCATCACAAAGTCTATCTATAGTTTCAAGATTTCTCTTAATTATTTCTATAGAATCCTGTATAAGAAGAACTCTTGTATTGATTATTTTCTTCAAAGTATCAATTTCATCTTTAATAGAAATTTCGATTTTTTCTTCAACTTTAGGCTCTTCTATAGCAGTTTCATTTTCTTTAAACTTCATTATACCACGTGAATTCTATAGATACACTCATGAAGGTCTAGCTGATATTGATTTTCTAGAAGATTATACAATTTACTAGAAATAGTATATTTATGTCCACTAATAAATAATTTCATAATAAAATCATCATTAGTAGTAAAATATCTCAATATATCTTTATCATCAAATTGAATTAATCCTTCTTCAAGAATAAATCCAGTTTGTTCAGAAAGATATATAGAATCAACCATGCCTTCATTATATATATCTAAATGTTCAATAAATCTCTCAATTCTCGGATCAAGAATTAAATCAGATGGATTATCATGATTTAAATCTGGATACCAATGTTCACCAAGTTTCTTAAATACTAGATTTACAGATCTCATCTTCAGGAATATTTAAACACGTTGCACTATGTGTACAATATAAATCCGCCATATTATTAAATGTATTGTTTTCGTGACCTTTTACTCAGACCATAGTAACGTTATGATATGATAATAAATTAGTTAATTCTAATCATAAATCTAAATTCTTTTTAGAAAGGTCTGATTTTTCAATTCATTTAAAACAAGATTCGGAGTTTATACTACCAACAACATATTGTGAATCGCTATAAATAGTAATATTTACAGACTCTTTAAAATATTTTAAAGCTTCAATTACAGCTCTAATTTCACATCTATTATTGGTAGTATATTTCCAACCTTGATATAGCTTTTTTATTATTTTCCCTTCTTTTAAAATAATTGCAGCTCAGCCTCCAGCTTTTATAGAATCTTGATAAGAACCGTCTGTATAGGCTTCATATGAATCCATTACGGAATAAGAGTTTCCATAAATTTATATTCGATAGATTGACAGATTCCTATAAATACACTATGAACCTCTCTATCAACTTTAATTACGGTATAAGGATCTTTATAAGCCCTCTCTTCAGAAAGACGTTTGCCAATTGCTTTTACAAAAGGATCTCTATGCGAACATCTAGATACGCCAATAGAAAGTTCATTAGTATCATGGTCATAAATTCCACAAATTGTAAGTCTTGGGAGCATTTTAGACTTTTTTACATCCTTAATAGGCTGAATTGCCCCGTTAGGAGATGTAAGTACACTCATAGTTCTCATACGATAATCAGGAGTGTAATAATACCTAATCGTTTTCATAATTTTGTTTTTTATAAATTAATAATAACCAAATAATTATAGCATATATTATTGCTTGAATTATATATCCTAAGCCTAAAAGAACTGCAATTGCAACCATAGACCAAACTAATATTGCAGTAGTGAGATTATGAACACTTTTATCTTTAAATATAAGTCCAGCACCTATAAAAGATACTCCAGATATAATCTGCGCTATTACATGATAATCAACTGTGCCATTGTCAGTAAATGAAGCCTGTGTAAAAGCATAAGCGCCTAACATAGCAATTGCTAGCGATCTAAATCCAACTGCTTTACCAGATTTAGCTCTTTGTCGACCTATTATATATGCTATTCCAAGCAATAATATTAAACTAACCAAGTCTAACCAATACATTATGATTTTCAGTTAAGATAAAGTCGGAGATAACGTAATTATCAACTTTATCTCCAATTGTAAGAAATGGCCCACCATCAAAGTCTATAAAATTAATTTTAGTATAGTCTCCTGGCTCTGTTCCAATTCTTAAATATCCGGACTCTGTAGAACATTCTTTTAAAGAATTATCTATTTCATATAAATCCGAATCTTCAATTTGAATTAACCTACGATTCCACGGACTATCACAATGCCCTTTAAGTTCAATTATATTTCCCATTAAAATACAACTTGATTTAACACTTTAGGAACTACAACAACTTGTGCAGATAAATATAAATTAGTAACTGATACAGCATTCTCAAGTGCCAATATAGCAGCCTTAGCTGGATCAATAATTCCTGCGTCATACATATTTACTATATTTTCACTATTAGCATCAAACCCACGAGTTTCGGTCACTTTAGGAAGAATTCTATTAACATCCTTACCACAACTCTTTATAAGCAACTCTATTGGAGTACACAAGGCGGATTTAATAGCTATATCAGTTATATTGCTTGAATCAAAAGATCTAGCAGCGTTATAATAAGTAATACCTCCGCCAAGCACAACTCCTTCTTCAATAGCAGCCTTAGTTGCTGCAACCGCGTCATCTACACGATCCTTACGTTCTTGCATTTCAAGTTCTGTAGTTCCTCCAACATAAATTACACAGATACCTCCAGTAAGTTTAGCGAGTCTTTCTTTATTAAACTTAATAAGAAAACTATCTTCTGTAGTAGAATCTGCTTCTAATTGTTTAATAGAGTTTCTTATAGATGCTATTCTATCATTTAAACTATCTTTAGAACCTTTGCCTCCTATAATTGTAGTAGAAGTTTTAGTAATTGTAATTTTATCACATTGGCCTAAATCAGTAATAACTACATTATTAAGCTCAATTCCAGAATCATAAGAAATATTTACACCGCCTGTAAGAACAGCAAGATCTTCAAGAACAAGTTTACGATAATCCCCAAAAGACGGCGATTTAATAGCACAAACTTTAAGAGTTCCATTAAGTTTATTAAGCTTTAAAGTCTCAATAACTTCATCATCATAATCTTCTGCTATTAAAAGAATTGCTCTATTAGCTCTTATTACATCGTTAAGAACGCCTGCTATATCTCTCATAGAAGTAATTTTGTGTTCAGTGATAAAAATATATGGATTTTCAAGAATACAAGTATCTTTTACATAATCAGTACAAAAATGAGGAGCAATATAGCCTTTATCAAACTGCATTCCATTAATAATTTCTGATCTTGTATTAACATTAGAAGATTGTTCAACGGTAATAATACCATCTCTACCAATCTTTTTAAATGCATCTCCTATAAGAGTTCCAAGTTCAGAATCATTATTAGCAGAAATTGTAGCAATATTAGTTATATCTGAATCTTTAATTGGAATAATATTAGATTTAATATATTCCATTGCTTTTTCTTTAGATTTTATAAGAGCATTTTTAAGCACGACTGGATTGTAACCATTTACAAGTGCTGAATCCATATCGTTTATAAGAGATTTAGCTAATACAATAGTTGTAGTAGTTGCATCTCCTACATTAGCAAGCATTTTAAGTGATGCTTCCCTAATTATTTGCGCTCCAGTATTTTCAAAGAAATCTTCAAGTTCAATTTCTTTTGCAACACTAACTCCATCCTTTGTAATTCTAGGAGATTTGGTGACATCTCCTATAACAACACAATTGCCTTTAGGTCCTAAAGTAGCCGATACAGCATCAGCAAGAATGTTAATGCCTTTAAGAAGCTTGTCTTTAGCTTCTTTTCCAAACAAAATATCTCTAGCAGGCATAATTAAAATCCAATTTTAGTTTGTTTTTGTGTACAATCAGTCTCTTCGTAATTATAAATTTCAGCAAGAGTCATAGGCTTATATTCAGAAAGTTCTACACCTTGCTTATTAAGAAGATTTTTAGTTTTTTCTGTAGAAAGTTCTTTAAATTCATAATTAACAAAACACCTACCTTTACGAAGAAGTGCAGTATCAATCTTATTTATATCCGCATTAAATGTACATATAAATTTAATGTTAAATATATCTGACATTAATCCATCTGCCATATTAAGTATATTAGCTATAGCTCCACTAAAATTACCGTCAGTTCTATCTATGAGAATTTGTTCACAATCTTCAAGTATAAATATACTATTTCTATTGGAAAGCATAAATGAAATAAATTCTGGAGATGCTAAATGCTCCGCAAGTGCATTAGTAACTAGAATATAGCTAGCAGGATGTGTTGTGATAAGATTTCTAAGTATTGTACTTTTGCCACTTCCGACCATTCCTCTTAAAATGGCAATACCACTTGTTCTTTCATCTATAAACTTAATTAAATCATTATATACAGGAAGAAAATCATCGTTATAGTTCTCTTTAAGATCTATATTAGTTGGCTCGATTTTAGATGTAATAGTATAATAATCACCATCATCTCTGCAAACCAATTTAACATTAGCTGCCTCGGAAATATCCTTTTCTTCAGGTAGATATTTTAGAATTTTTTCAATAAATTGATCCGGATTACCATTTAAATAGTAATATGTAATAGAATCGTTATCAATAATAACATATTCTTCATTACTAGTCATAAATAGTATTCCATCAATAGTAGTTTCGTTTACCTTACTTTCATCTTCGTTATCTTCTACACAAGATGTCACACTTCTATCATATCTACTATAAATAGATATAAGAGTTCCTTTAAAATCTTTAAGTAATTTATCGAGGTCTACTTTATCTAAATCAAAATTACCATCAATACAATAAATATGTTTTTTAGGATATTTTCCAAAAACATTGATAAAAAATGGAATAGGTTTTACTTCTCCGTACGCGAAACTATTATTATAAGTTTCTTTCGTTAATTTTATTTCTGAGTTCATTTAAAAATTGATTTTGTGTTGATTCGTCCCAATCAGAAAATAATTCTTCATCACCTAAAGAATCTTTCATATAAAGAGAATTATTTTTTATATAAAATTCATACTCTTCTCCTTGTAAAGTTCACTTTCATATTCCCGATTGAATAAGTCTATATCTAAATTCCCCTTCAGTTATACTAATAATCTTCTGTTTTGCTAGTTTATGATAATTAGTATCAATATCAATAAGTTCCGGATCGTATTTAAGTAAAATTTGTCTAATTGTCTTTTTAGATGGATTACCTAAGGCTCTTTGAATTTCTCCGTAAGAATAACTGTTGTTCCTAAGTGCCAATATAGCTTTTTCTAACTCTGATGCATCTTTATATTGAGATACTAAGTCAGAATATTTATCTAATATTTCTTTAAGTTTCATTTACTTGTTTTATTATATAATTATAAAATTCGCCTCTTCTTTTTGAGCTAGTAAAACATACTTTTTTATTATAAGTATTACCTTTAAAGCAATATTTTATCTTAACAATGTAAGGGTCTGAATAATAAAAAGTGTCTAATTCGTCTTTAGATATAGATACTATATAATCTACATTAATAGCTGTGTTTCCAAAATTAATTAGTTTCATATTCATCTTTTAGTATTTCATATAAATCATATAACGTATCCATAGTTAATACTTCTAATGGAGCCACATAGGATTCAAATAAAACAGTAATTCCATATTTAGAATTATTATCTACTTCAATACCAATAAACTCATTATCGTCTTTAATTAAATATTGTGATTTATTTTCTGGAATTAACATTTCACAATAAAATGTTATTTCTAGACATAATTCATTATAAAAATCATCTTTACTTGGTAACATAATTTTTTAGATAAAAAATACTCGCCTAAAAATTAATTTAGACGAGTATTTAAGTTAATATTTTGTAATAATAGCGGGGTTTTAAAGGCTCGAACTCTAACTAATTGATTTGAAGTCAATTGTGCTACCATTACACCAAAACCCCAATTCCGACTATAAAGTCAGTCGGCAACTTTTATTCTCAATCTTGCTATACAAATATAACAAAATTTTTTATCTTGTCAAAATAAATTCCGTTATTTCAGAAAATAACATTGGAATTAAAATAATACCGCAAATTAATATAAACATAATTATTTCATATAAGCCGCTCTTGCAGCATTTGTTATTTGAATTACTTTTGCTTTCTTTTGAAATTCGTATAGACTAGTAGAATCGCAATAAGACATTGCTGAACGTAAGTAATCAACAAAATTTTCTATCCAGCCAGATAGAGTATATTTTACTTCTACCATTCTTTCCACACCTTCAGAAGTATGTAATTTATCATTACCCATTTCTTTTTGGGCCTTTTTTGTAGACATACCATAGTAATTACGATATATATTAGGAAATTTCTGAATGATATATGGTTTAGAAGATAGTTTTAATGTTGAGGTTCTAATTAAATCTGACTCTTTTTCAGCAACTAAAGCATCTACATAGTTGTAATACTTATATGTTCCATCACTATATAAAAATTTCTGCAATGTTTCTCCACAAGCTTCTTCGCATTCTGCAAATATCTTACCACACATTACATAATCAGCGCCAAGAGCAAGGCATTTAATTATCTTATCATAAGAATCAATACCACCATCAGCAATTATCTTAGGAAGTTCTTTAAGTGGCTCTTCCCTTGTAAATTGCTTTTGCATTATTTGTAATTTAACTGCATGTATTTCTGAAAGCAATGTAGCCATGGGAGTATGAACTGATAATTGAACTGATGTGAGGCACGCGTTTCCGTTTCCAATTGAACAACGAGCATAATCAATTCCAGCCTTATAATATTCATAATACGTTTCTGGATTTGCAATATTGCCAGCCATTAAAAGAATTTTATCCCCAAACTGATCCTTTGCTTTTTTGCATAGATTTATAAGTTTAGACATATGACCGTTAGCAATATCAACGCAGACTTTTATTTGCTCTCCATCATCAATATCTAGATTAAGAATTTTATTTTCAAATTCATCTAAACTAACAGCAATAAAAGTATGTAAAGAATTACTTAATCTTTCTTCAAAGGATAAAGTCCTAGGAAGTATGGTATTAATTTTATTCTCTTGAAACTTTTTATAATTACCAAGATTGATTACAGAACTCATGGGCGCTGTAAATATTGGAAGCATACCATCAAACCAATAAGGATCACATTCTGACCTATGCTCTATTCTAGATATATTAGACGGCATTATAGAAACATCGTCTAAGCCTAAATATATTTTATTCGTCATAAGTTTTTACAATAAATTTATCATTATCAATTATTAAATACTGTGGAAGATTATCACATAACCAAATATGTGGAAATCTACAATTTTGATCATGCTTATCGTATATATGAGTAACTGGAGTATGTCCAACTACTTGTATATAATTATCTACTGCGCAAGTAACAAGATTTTGAGGTCTAATCCATGTTGGAGGTTGAGAATTGGATGTACCACTATTATCTGAATAATTATCTGGAGTAAATCCAAATATTTCATTCCAGCCTTGGTTACTTATATCTTCCAAAGTTAAACCATTATTATTTAACCACATTTTAGAAACGCCAGCGTGTGAAAACAAGATATTATCTTGAATATAAAACCATTGGGACAATCTACTAAATCTATCAAATTCTGGAATTAATTTTATCAGTAATTTTTGAGAAGGGCAAGGGTAACAATCACCCCAACTAAATTTCCAGCAATCATGGTTCCCTCTAAGTAAAATAACTTTATCTAAATTATCTTCTTTATATGATAAGATTTTCATAAAATTATCAAACTGATCTTCTTCTGAAATTAATTGATGCGAAGTAATATAATCACCAAGAAATATAATTTTATCTGGATTTTCTTGTTCTATTATTGGTTTCCAACAATTTCTACCGTGTATATCTCCTAATATTAATGTTCGCATGATTTTAGCAGATTTATAATTCCACAAGCAATAATATATAATATTATAGTAATTATAATTATAATAGCCAAAAGAAGCCCTACAATCAACGGAAATAGTAAAGGTAGGACAACTATCCACCAACTCATATTTATTGCAATAGTGAGCTTAGAAATAAGCAAAATAAGGGTTATAAAAACCAACCCACTATATATTTTTTCCATATAAACAAAAAGGAGACTATTTTTCAATAGCCTCCTTATTTAAATATAAAACTTTATTTTCTTCATTAATAAAATCTCTATCTAAAGGTCTTGTAATAGTAAAAGATGTTTCAAATATAGTTTTATCATCATTTTCACATAATACTATTACTTTATTACCATTCCTTTCAGTAATCCATCCTGGTAATATCTTATCTTTTATTTTTACATAAACATCATCAAATACCTTAATATCTGAAATAGTGGCTTTAGATAAAGTTAAAGTAGGTTCTTCTACTTTCTTTTTAAATATTCTACTAAATAAACTCATAGTTGTAAAATTTACAACACTATGAGTCCAAATCATCACTTCAATCTACATCGGAAAGATCTACAAAGCCTTCTCGTTTATCTTTCTTTTCTCTTTTACGATCTTTCTTTTTACCTGTTTTCTTCTTTTTGATGTGTTCTACCGGATCTACATCATCATACTTATCAAGATCCGAAAGTGAAATTTTACTCATTGTAGTGTTTTAATAAATATCTATCTCTTTAATATAGAATTAATAAAATCTAAAGAAATTGGTTTATAATTCCAAGCATCTACTCCAACATCCATTTGATTTGGATGTAATTTTAAGTTTTGATCTAAGCCGTTTGGATCCGCATTTGGACCACTATGAATATGTCCAAATAAATTAGGAACGTTGTGCTCAATATGAGGCCATGTAAGAAGTGGTAGATGAGATAACATTAATTCTTGTCCATGATTGTTTTCATCATAAATCCAAACTTGTGTACAGGTTTCACATACGATTACTTTATTTGGATCACATAATTCAAAAGTTTCTTTTTTATCATGATTTCCCAAAATAACATAATGTATACCATTCAACTTATTTAAAATCTTTTTACAATCATGTCTACTTTTAAACCAACATACATCTCCTAAATCAAATACAATATCTTCGTCAGATACTATAGAATTCCAATTTTCTATCAACTTAATTTCCATATCTTTAGAATCAGTAAAAGGCCTCTTACAAAATCTTATTACATTATCATGCTGAAAATGTAAATCAGATGTAAAATATACTTTTTGATTCTCTTTTAAATGAATGACTATTTTATCCATAATTAAAAAATATTAGTTGAAGCTGTGTGAGTCGAACACACCTTGATGGGACCAAAACCCATAGTATTACCGATATACGAAGCTTCAATACCCAAAGATAATAATTATTTAATTAAATACAAAATTATTAATACTCTTTTATTACTCTAGTGCTTTTAGGGGTTGTAGCATATAATTTGTCAATACATTTTTCAGCCTCTTTAATTGTATCATATTTTGTAATATAATTAAACTCACTAAGTAGCCCTCCTATATTTTCTTCAACAACATATTTTTTATCTCCGTTGAAATAAGTAACTTCAATAATTCTATACTTAACAGAACTCATATTCTTCAACAGTAAATCTTAAACCATCAATATGTTGATCTCTTCCTCTATTTAACCACGATTCTTCTGGATGTGCTTTATAATATTCGGAATAATCCCAATCATTTTTCTTTGAATCAACAAGACGCCAAAAATCATCGGTGTTAATAATTTCACCATATTCGTTATAAATGATTCCGGAATTCAACCAATCGGTCATATCTTCACGATTAAGAGCGGTGCATCTTTGTATTGTTAGGTTAAACAAAAATTGCCAACCACCCGAAGATTTGCCTATATGAATTTCACAAGTATTTAAATCATAAGGAAGATTATTAATTGGTGTATACCCGTTAATAAAATCCTTTAATTCTTGAATGGACTTTACAGATTTTGTTCTATTAATAATCTCTTCTCTTTGCTGCTCAGTTATAAGAGGTCTCCAATAATAATTAGTACCCATAGTTAAAGAATATAAGTATAACCGTCAATAGAATCTCCACATTCTTCACAATCACCTATATGCTCATATTCACCATATTGACCAATATAATCATTAATGCATTGAATAAGAAATTCTTTTGATTTAGGAAGTTTATTAAAAATTTCTATAATTTTTTCTTCAGGTAACTCTATAATGTTTTCATCATCAACAGTGGTACCCCAACAGATACAACCTTCAGTTTTAACTATTTTCATTATTAGGCATAATTAAAGAACAAATAAAATATGTAATTGTTATCGGAATTATTCCTGTAAATATAAATAGTAAAACTGTAAAAACACGTAAAATCGTAACATCGCAATCTAAATATTCTGAGATACCTCCTAAAACACCACAAAGCATTCGTTCATTACGACTTCTAAACAACTTTTTCATATTATTTCTCAAGTGCTTTTCTAAGATTGTTAAGTAATAAATCTACATCGTGATCGCCATTTTCCTTCACATAGTTGCAGTCTTGAGCTTCATATGCACATTTTGAAATCCATTTGGCGACGTTTTCAATCATCCATTCAGCTCCATTAACAAAACCAGCATAAGCATCGCTGTCTTGTGTACCCGCATATTCTTTTGCTTTTTCTTCGATAGTCATAACTATTTACAATTTGCCCTCTGTTCAAACCTGTCACAAACAGCTTCTTTGTATGTTGCGGCCTTATCAAGCCAACATGTTAGATTGAGCTTTTCATCTTCACTGCAATTTATACAATATTTACAAGTGTTAGCAGAACGATAATTATTCTTCTTCCTATCGTTATCTATTCTTTTTCCTCTTTCGATTTCAAGTACACGACTGCAACAGCGTTCTGCAAAATCACGAATGTATGCTGTATTACTGTTAATAAATCGTTCAGAAGCAGTCTCTAAATATAGAGACATAACTATTTCTTTAATTTCATTTGTTTTCATATCCTATTTCCTTTTAATTCTCCAATAAGGGCATCAACAAGCTAGACAAATAATTGATTATTTTTCTCTTGCTATCCACACCATAATTAATCTTTCTTTAATAGCCATATCTAACATAATATTCGCACCACGCATCAAGAGCAATATCTTTTGCTGCGTCTAAATGTTTTGAAAGAAAATTAGAAACTTCGTTGAAATTATTTATATTGCCTTTAAATTTAACATTTAACCAATTCTCGCAGTATCTGACTGCGCGTTTTTGTTTATTTGTTGTCATTTTCTTTAATTTTTCTTTCTCTCAACGCCACGACCGCCCGGCTGAGATATGAATAATGCTTGTATGTGCAGCCGCAATCGCCGGAGCCGAAGTTGACGACCCACTCATGAGCTGAATAAGACTCCGACGAAGACCCAAACCAGTCGTCAAGCAAATCTCCATTATGCTCTTTGAGGATATTATTAATCTCCTCTTTCTGAAGATACATTTGGAGCAAATCTTCCTTTGTAGCAATCTGTATATTATGCTCTTCAGCGTATTTCATATAATCATCATAAGGCATACTCGGAACATTATCCTTAAGCAATACCTTATCAATCAAAGGTATGTAAACTCCTTGCTGTTCCTCAACCCAGCGAGGAGTAATCATTTCTTTAAGATTCTTGTTCATAACTAATCCTTCCACCATTTATAGTACTCCTGACAATCATCTGTAGTCCCGAGAAGATGCTTTGTTTCATCATCGTAAGGGATGCATTGATACCAATTCCTGCCAATACACCGCATAGAATCTTTTCGTGCTCCGTGGTAAATGTCTGAAAACATATCTATTCTCCAAATATCCTCATCGTAATCCCTTACCAGTACCTTATCAAACGGCTGGAATGTCTTAGGATCAAACCTTTTGACGGGCACCTTGAACTTGCCCCAATCACGCTGATCCTTAGAGGGGAATAGCATAGTCTCTCCATACGTAGAATTGATATAAGTTCCATCTATTTGAAAATATGCTGACTTCATTTCATACTCATTACTTGCATATAAAACATAAATTAAATCATTAGCGGAATCTAAGTACCCAAGTTCTACTTCACCAAAAATTGGGGAATACAATTTTGTTCCAATTGAACAATTCTTAAGAATTTCAAAAAGATTTATATTTTCGTTCATAATTAATCGTCTAAATATTTATAAAATGTCTTAAAGGCATCATTTCTTAATTTTTCAAATTCTTTAATAGAAATTTCAACATATTTACTAAACATTTCTAATACATATTTTTGATCACCGAAAAAAGTATCTAATTGTTCGTAAGGAAGATATGTAAAATAATTATCATGCTTAGAAAACGATATAGAAAAATCAATAAGCTCACAACGAATATAATATTTATATGAAATATATTCTATTTTAACAATCCTAAACGCTCTAAAAGCATTATCGATATTTTCTTTGAAACATTTACCTTCTAAAGCGTATACTTCTTTATTTAAAAGTTTATGCTTCTCAAGAATTAAATTGTCTCGCTCAGCGTTAAGCTCTACAATTCTTTTTTCTAATTCTTCTATTTTATTTAAATCCATATATTGGTTTATATTTATTATACAAATCAGTAAGAACATACTTTCCAACAGATTTCTCTCTTTTAGAATCACGTTCTATAAGTTCTTGCAAAGAAACATCAAAGAAATCTTTATAAGAAATTTGTTCTCCAGAACATCTAGAAAGTATTTTACCTACATGTTCTTTAGATAAATTCATATTATCTATGATAATATCATATTTTTGGTATCTAGCGAAATTAAGAGAAGCATAAAATATATTCCATACTAAAGTTTCTCTTTCAGGAACCCAATAATTATTTATTCCACCAAGCATAATGCGAATATCATCACAGTTAAGCCTGATTCTATGTATAGGACCCTCAGAAACCCACTCTTTTGAAAAAGTGGACTTCCCACTTGCAGGAAGCCCACGGCATATAATAACCATTATTTTATTATCTTTTTAATAAAATATGCAGGAAAATAAAATATAAAGAAAAGTAAAACGAATGGCCATAGTATTCCAATACCTCCGATTATGGACCAATCATCCCAATCAAGATCAAGAAAATAATTAACGATAAATATTGTAATTATTCCTAGTATTATATATATCATAATACTAATTATTATAATCCAAATCATATTACAATCTATTATAGCAACAATAAAGAAAAGCATCAATTTTAGAATCATCGTAGAAACAATCAACGCCATCTACAAATTGAACTTTTCTTGCTACATGATATTCAGAATCTATTATATTAAATACTTCTTGTCCAAATCTAATATGCTCTTCTCTTTTAGATGCTTTAGCAAGAATATCTTTTCTAAATGATTCAAACGTTTTATTCATATTTTAAATTATTAGCTTCATTTATAAAACCTTTAATTCTAAGAATATGTTGCAATTGATGAACATATTTAATTTCTAAACCTTCACAACTAAAATCTTTAGTATGGCCATATAAATAAGGAAAATCTTTATGTCTCCATAAATAACCCAATTCATCATATTCCCATCCATTTAATTCAAGAAATTTCCCAGTTATACTACAAGGATTAAATTTAACATTAGGAATATAATAATCATCCATTTTATAGTCCGCTCCAATCATAATAGGATCAATATAATCTATTTGAACAGGAGCGCTCACATCCAACATCCAAACCCAATCATTTAAAGAAACTTCAGAATAATTAATCATTATCTTTAACTTTTGGTTTAATTTCTATATATTGAATTTTATCTTCGTTTGGCGCTATCCAAAAATAAAATGGAATTAAACATCTAATAAATGTAAAATCTCGATTAGATATTTTTACCAAGCCAAAATATTGAAGAGCAATTGTAATATAATATATTATATACAAAAGCAAAGCAACAATAATTATTATTTTAAACATGGAGTAAGCTATTTACTTTTTTAATTTTAGATATAGATTCATCAAGATCTTTTTGATATTCTACAGGGCATACAACTCTACAAATTTTACCATTTATATTAGTGAGCCTCATTCCATAACAGGCATCTGATATAGGATCATACACAGAGCAACATCTGGTTAAATTATAATCTGAACCAGAAACAAATCGCATTAATAAACTAATAACATATCCTGGAGTAATACTCGCAGAAGTTCCAAGTAAAGAAGTTATCGTATTTTCTCCTGCCTTAGTTTGTTCTTTAGCAACTCTTAACTTATCTTTATCAACAGGGCTATCAGCTTCAACTATAGGAATCATAGTTCCAGCTCCATGTCCCCCAATAACATAAGCATCACTATATTTTATATTTAACGCTTTAAGATAAAATTCGAGCCTAAAAACATCAAGATCATTACCAAAACCAAATATATTATCTGAAGGCACTCCTTTAGAACCTAAGTATTTTACAGCAAAATAAGTCATAGTATCAACAGGGTTAGATACTATAATAAATTTGGCTTTTGGAGAATAGATAAAAGATTTATCAAGAATTCCTTTAACTATATTTTTATTTACAGATATAAATTCTTCTATGGACATATCAGATTTCCAAGGTGATTCACTTGTAATGATTATAAAATCAGAATTTTTAGTCATTTCATAATTACTAGTAACCCCTACAAGATCATAATCCTCTCCAATTTGAGATATATCTAGAGCTTTACCTTCAGCAAGACCAAGTTTTTCGTCTAGGAGAACCACTTTATATCTACTTCCATAATAATATTGCTTAAGAAATAAAGCAACCATTGTGCCAATATTTTCAGCGCCTATAATACTAATTTTCATAATAAATCTTTTTTAAGTTTTTACAGATATAATCAAATGAATTAGATTTCTCCAATTGTTTCATAATACAATCTATTTTATCTCTAGTCTTTATATTAATCGAAAGTGCATTAGGGCGCTTATTATACCACCACCACTGCGATTCATTTAAAGGAGATGCTTTAGATCCATTATATGCTTTATTTGCTCCAAACCAATCACATATCATTTCTGCAAATGCTTTATATGGCATTTCTATATGTGTTGTTCCAGAATCAAAATTATCTTGCCAATATTCATAATGATGATCATTCCTACCTTTATGATGAAGCCAAGCTTTAGAATAACCATTTTCTTCTTTACTTGCTTCTATAGGAGAACGTTTACCATTATAATATTTAACAGATTCAAAAAATTCAGTTGGGCTAAATTTTGATAAATCATGAGTTATTCCTCGCCAATATAAGCCAGCTTTAAAAC